TTGTTCTTTTTCTAATTGTTCTTTTTCTAATTGTTCTTTTTCTAATTGTTCTTTTTCTAATTGTTCTTTTTCTAATTGTTCTTTTTCTAATTGTTCTTTTTCTAATTGTTCTTTTTCTTGTTGTTTTTGATTTTCTCTTTGTTTTTTAACAATTGTAGACCATTTTGTATACATATTTATAAAATGATTGTATAGATAATAATTATCACAAATATCATCCGGATCAGTATCTTTTTTAATATCTAATGGTATATAATGAGATTCATTTAATAATCCAATATAAATTGTTTTAACACAATTTTCACTACTATTAATTTGTGTAATATGTTTATTATTATGATATATTGATATTTTAGCATCATATATATAAGAAATACACATTAGAATTAATTCTGTAGGTAATCTTTCCCAACTTGTTTCACATTCTAAATCAGAACACATAATATCAAAAGTATATTTATAAACTTTATCATTTTTTATATCATGTAAATATTCAATATCATTTTGAAATGTAAACATATCATTTAATGTAAGTTCACTTGTATGAAAAATATTAAAATTTTTATATATTCTCATAAAATTAGATACTAATTTGCGCAAATCAATTGGATTAATGTCTGTTAAATGATAACATAATGAATCAAATAAACAATTACCATTAGTGACAGACAATTTTGGTATATAAACATTATATTCTTTATTATTTTCTACAAATTTTTTTATAATTTTATTTAGTTGATTTTCACCATTTGCACAATTTATAATATTTTTTTCTTTGTTTGTCAATTCCCTATTCAAATACTTAGACCATGCTTTACAATTATGTAATTGAACCATTGGATATCAATATATTAATATATATATAGTAAGATTATTAATATATGTAATTTTCAATTTTTATTTATATATATTAATATATAATAAATGGGAAAAAATAAAAAAATAGAAACAGAAACAGATACTGAAACAGATACTGAAACAGATACTGACACTAATACAAATACTAAATCTAAATCTAAATCAATATTTTCTAAATTTAGTAATCTTAGTACAAAAACAAAATTATATATATTTATGATATTAATATTATTTATTATTGCAGGTTATATGTGGTATAAAAATAAAAAAAATAATAAAACAGAAAATGTAATTGTAGAACCTATTAAACATATTTCACCAAGTCCAAAAGAAGTTTAATTTAACTTAATTTAATGTTCGTAATAAATTTAATATTTCCCATAAAACTTTACAATCAACTTTATTATATTTAATAATATTTTCCATAATATTATCATCAGGATTATCAGATGTATAATATTTTATTGATTCATTCATTGCATTTAAGCCATCTGTTATATTAGTGTCATTCCAATTTGTATTAATTAATCCATTCGAATATAATGCATTTGATATTTCTTTTAATTTAAATGTTAATGCTCCTTTTATAACAATTGGTTCTTGTATAAAAATATCACATAAATCAATCCATTCTGTAAATTTAATACAATTATTCCATAATTGTTCTATTGAATTATATTTTTGAAAAGCATATTCAATAAATTTTGGTTCTGCATTACTCCAATGAAATAATCTAGTATTATATTTATGTTTGGGGTCTAGTTCTGATTTTAATAAACTAATAAATTCAATAAATTCTTTTAAAATACGTTTTTCTTCTTCTTGTGTTAATTCAGTAATTTTAAAATATTTATAATTAAATTCATCTTCAATGACATATCCAACACCAATCATAAAAATTATCTGAGAATTCAATTTAGAATTATATATATTGATATCTTCTAATTTTTGAACATATTCAGATGTTGTTTCAAAATCTATAAAAAAATCAGTTGGAAATTGTTTTTTCCAATTATATTGATTATCTTTAATTTTATTTGGTAATATTAAATAGTCATTTTGTCTATTTATATTTAAAATTTTATCAATTATATTTGATGTTTTTGTTTTATTCATATTTAAATTTTCTGTTGTACAATCTTCTGAATCCCAACTTTTAATATTTTTATCAAATGCATAATCTCTATGTTTTTGAGTTAAATTCCATACTTGAGTTATATCTTTTGTTTTTTTTAAAATTTCTTTTTTTACCATTTTCCAATTATTATCATTTGTATTTGATGAATTTACACACATTTCTTTTATTGTTGGATTTAATGGACTATATTTAAGTCCTTCTTCTCTTACTTTATAAATCCATTCAATTGCTTCGAAAGTTTTTTTTATAAATATACTATCTTTACCTGTATAATCTATAATACCAGGAGTATCATAACAACAATAACCTTCCATTTTATTATAAGTTGAATCTATTTTCCAATTTTTTGCTATAATTAATGAAATTGGAGATGTATAATTTTGTATTTTACTTAATATATAATTATAAATAAATAATTGTCCCTTATATGCTTTAAATCGTCCTTCATTGCGAATAGTTTTACCATCAACACATAATGTCATATTTGTCCATTTAATATCAATTACTATATATTTATTTTTATTTTGTTCTGTTATATTTACAACGTTTTTTTTAAAAATTTTATTAATAAAATCATAACGAACAAGTAAATCAGCAATACCTCTTAAATGTGTTTGATTGTCTATTAATACAGCTTGTGCTATTATAGGAGTTTTTAAATTTATATATTTTAATGTTTCATTGAATGATGAATTGAAATCAATTTCACCTTTATTCGTTTTATTAATATCAATTTTTATGAATGATTTTAAAAATTTTTTTTTGAGGTCTTCATATATTTTATTTTCAAATAATAATCCATTTGAAATAAGTTCATTATAATCAAAATTAAAATTAGAATTAGAATTTAAATTAGAATTATTTTTTTTTGTCATAGACCGTAAAACTCTAGTATTATTAAATCCATATTTATTATAATATAATTTTAACCAATCTAATAATGGTTCACCATTTAAATAATTTGCAATAGTTGTTCCAGATATCCATTCATTTGATATTTTACGACGTTTACTTAAATTTATTATATTATCTTCAAAATTTTCAATTAAATTTTCTTCTTGATTTATATTAGCTTTGCGTTTATTCATTTTAATAATTAATTAATATATATACATTGTATAGTTAAATATATTCAATATTTAATTTAAAATTTTCATTTTTTTTTCTAATAGATTTCAATTTAAATTTAAATTCATTATATATATCAATAATATTTTCAATTGTATCACTATCTTTTATTTTTGATAATTTATTTTCTAATATTTCAATTGATTTTATAATATTTTCTAAATCATAAGAATCAGATTCATCTGATAAATCATTAGAATCAGATGAATTTGTAGATGAATTTGTAGATGAATCATCTAAATTTGAATTAAAATCATTTTCATATTTTATAATTTTTTTTTCAAGTTTTGTCAATGATTTTTCAATTAGGGTAATATCATAATTATCACTTTCTAGTTTTAATTTAATTGTATCAAGTTCTGCTTCCATTTATAAATTATTTAATAATAGAATTTATTATCATATTTATTAAGATATTTTAATTTCAATTTTCTTTTCGTCCCCATTTATACAAATTATATAAACACCATTTTTTAAATCTTTTACATCAGTTATTATTTTATTTTTTATTTTTAAAATACAATTATAATCAGTATTTTTTATATTTTTAATAACTTCAATATTTGATTTTAAAGTTTGAACTTTATTTTTTAATATATTTAATTTATTATCAATAATTTTTTTAAATTTAGTTTCAATCAAATAAATACGTTTTAAATTTGAATCATATTTATTTTTATACATTTTATATTTAGTTTGTTTAATATTTTTTTTTATTAATTCAAATTTATTTTTAATAAATTTATAATAAATATCATCTTTTAATGTAAAAATTTCTATTTTTTTTTTATAATTTATAGTTGATTTAGATATAATTTCTGCACCAATAGAAGGTGTTGGTGCTCTTATATCAGCAACATAATCAGACAACATCCAATCAATTTCATGACCAACGGCTGACATTGTAAATATTTGTGAATTATGTATTTCTTCAATTACAGATTCATCAGAAAAACCCATTAAATCATCAATATTACCACCTCCACGTGTTAACATAATCAAATCTACTTTATTATTTTCATTTAAATTTGTATTAAAATAAAAAGAATTAAAAAATTTTATTCCATTACAAATTCCTTTTGGACATTCATTACCTTGAACATGACTATTTTTAATATAAATTTTTCCTTCAAATTTATTATTATTTAATACATATAAAATATCCTGTAAAGCAGCGCCATCTTTAGAAGTAATAATACCAATATTCTTTATTAAAGGCATTATTTTTTTATCTTTAAAATATCCTTTTTCTTCAAATTTTTGTTTTAAAGTTTCAAGACGTTTTAAAATTTCTCCCTCACCTTTGCCACATATTTCTATTTTAGTACATAATAATTTAATATCACCTGTTTTTGCATAAAAATCAATATTACCATTTACTATTACATTATCACCATTTTTTATATCTTCTGTTGCTTTAAAACGAATAATATTAATTGATGCAATTTCATCTTTTAAACTAGCATAAATAGTATTATTAAATTTTCCTCTAAATCCCGATATTTCACCGCGAACTTTAATTTTTTGTCCTATTTTTTTAATAGAATCTTTTAATAAGATATTTAATTCTGTTATTGTCATTATATTATCTTTTACATCATCCATTATAATAATTATTACTTTTAAATATATACAAATAAAATAAATAAAATTCAATATTTTTTTATATTAATTTTGAATAAAATATATTATTTACTTTATATTTTAAAATTTCATTAATATAAGTAAAATCTGTACATGATGATTCATTTAATCTTTCATAAACTGTTTTAATAAGAATATCAACACTATTTTCAAATGATCTAAATATTCCATCATTTTCAATTTGTATAAATAATTCATCACATTTTATACGTTCAATAACATTTGAAATATATTCTGTTATTTCTGGATGTTCTTTTTTTATATCTTCTAATTTAATTTTTAATTTATTTAAATTTTTTTTATCTTTTGCTAATAGTATACATACATCTATTTCAAAATCAGATAAATCTTTTTTACTTAATATATCATTAATAGATTTTAATTCAAATTGATTTAAAATACAACTAATATCAGATGGTAAAAATTTATCAAATGGTTCATAACGATTTTTTAATTTTATTTGATTATAATTTAATTCTACTATAATAAACCCTTTATGATTTTCAAATTTTATTTTTGAATTAGAATATTTTGTATAAATATAAAAATAATCTAAATCTGATTTTATTTGATATGAAAATTTATTTGCTATGTCTATTTCAGTTAATTTATCTATCTTAGTTGTTTCATCTTTTTCTTCAATATAAATAATATTATTTGTAAATAAAGAATCTTTAACATAATTTAAAATTGTTAAAAAATCATATGTTGTATTTAAATAAAATCTATGTATATTATAATATATTTTATTTATATTCTCAATATAATCTAAAATTAATTTTAATTCTATTTCTTTTTTAATTTTATACCAACTCTTTAAAGGACTATTTGGAAAACCAACTAAAATTATATTATGTTCATATTCATGCCAAATATATAAATTATATTCTAATTTAAAAAATCCTATTAATTTTATATTATTAGGTATTTTTTGATTTGATACAATTGAATACATATTATTATTTAATGATAAATTTACAAATAAATTGTTTTCTTTTATTTTTATTATTAAATCATCAATATTAGATTCGTTATTATTAAGTTCATTTGGTGAATCAATTGTTAATTCAATTGATAAATTATTTGTTAAATTATTTGTTAAATTATTTGTTAAATTATTTGTTAAATTATTTGTTAATATATCCATATTTAATATATAGAGATATTAATTTAAATAATTTTAATTATTATAAACAGGTAATTGTATTTCTGTATCTGTTAAATTTTCTTCTGTTAATTTTTCTGTTAATTTTTCTGTTAATTTTTCTTTTGATTTTTCTTTTGATTTTTCTGTTAATTTTTCTTTTGATTTTTCTGTTAATTTTTCTTTTAATTTTTTTTTAGGTTTTTTTTCACTTTCTGTTTCTGTTTCTGTTTCTGTTTCTGTTTCTTTTTGTTCTAATGCCTTTTGTTCTAATGCCTTTTGTTCTAATGCCTTTTGTTCTAATATCTTTTGTTCTAATATTTTTTGTTCTAACATCTTTTGTTCTAATTCTTTTTGTTTTAAAATTTTTTCTTGAAGTAATTTTCTATTATGATCTTCTAAAAATAATCTTCTTTGTTCTTCTAATTCATTATTTAATTCTTGTGAATTATTTATATTTTTTTTTTTAATTTCAGAATCATTATCATTATATTCATAATTATCATCAATATCTGGAATATTTGTTCTAATATATTTTAATAATATACATGCTATACTAAAATCAATCATCATAATAAAATAAATATATCTTCTAATTTTTTCAATTATTCCACTTCTTACATTTTTATTTAAATAATAATGTAATAATATATATATAATTGAACCTAATACAAATAATTTAAAATATTTTCTTTTTGTTCTATCAGATGATATTAATGGAATTCTACTAGATATTATATAAAACATTTTAATATATATTATTAAAATATTTTTATAAACAAATTTAAACACATTTTAAACACATTTTAATACATTTTTAATTTATTTAATTTATTTAAAATTAGAGTCAGAGTCAGAGTCAGAGTCAGAAGTATTATATTCATCTTTTGAATTAATATAATTATTTACACTTTCTGGATTATTTTTTATATTATTTACATTTAAAACTTTTTCTGGTATTTTATATTCTCCATCAAATGCTCCATATTCCTTGATTCTTTTTTTTGCTCTTGTTTCAAGTGCAAATTTTATTAATCCTATTATATGTTTATTATTAAAAATAGGAAATAAATATTCTTCTACCATTTTTGTAAAATTTTTTTTAAAAAATACTTCTTTTCCTTTTATTAACATTTCATAAAAATCACGTTTTTCTTTAATATCTTTTTGTAAAAGTTCCATCATGTGTTCTTCACTATAAGTAGAATTTCCAATTTGTTTTGCTACATCTTCTAAAGAATATTTTTCAATTGAATTATTTAATAAGTCATCAAAATTATCTAATAATTCTTTATCACCATCAATCATAATATAATATTTGCCATATACTTTTGCTCCTACATAATCTTTAGGTGATTTTAAAAAATAATTTTTTTTAGGATCTAATTTAAAATATATATACACATTAAATAAATAACCAACTACAATATTTTTTGAATACATAAATTGTAATGAACAAACTGGTAATTCTTTATTTTTAAGTAAAAAATTACCAATAATATTATTTCTATATGCATTTACTGTAATATCATATCCATTTATATTGTTCATTAATAATGTATCTTTACCAACAACTTTAATTTCTTTTTCAGAAGTTTTTATTTCTATTGGTTCATCACCTAATTTATCTGTTGGTGAAACATATCCTGCTAATTTAATTTCACATTCTCCTAAAGAATTTTCTTCTGTTTTAATTGGTTTTAATCTAAATACTGCTTCTAATTGTACCTGTTCTTTTTTTGACATTTATATATTAATATATATTTTTTATAAGTTAAATAATTTAACATATAAATAATTTAACATATAAATAATTTAACTTATAAATAATAATTATTATTATAAAATGTTTAATAAAGAAATATTTTTATGTTGTGAATGTCAAAGTAAAAATGGATTTGGCACAATTTATGATTGTAAAAAAATGTATGATATAGAAGATGCACAAATTACTAAAAATAATTTAATTGAAAAATATAATAATAATCTTTTAGTTCAAAGAAATTTTTGGATAAAATTTAATATGATTGAAACTAGAAATCCATTTATAAAGTTTTTTATGAATAAAAAATCACCATTATTTTTAGAAAAAGTATTAAATTAAATATCAACTTTAAAAAAAAATGAAATTTTAAATATATTACAATATTTATATATTATAATATTTATTGATACAGATACAAATGTTATTTCAAAGTATGTTATATTTTCCAAATATAAATAATAGAAAAAGAGAAGGGGAAGGAAAAGAAATTGAATATTATAAAAATGAACAAATAAAACAAATTAATACTTATGTTCATAATAAATTAAATGGTTTAATCAAAACTTATTGGCCTAATGGACAACTCAAAGAATTTTGTAATTTTATTGATGATAGGATTGAAGGAAAATATAGAGCATTTTATATGAATGGTAATATATGGATTAAGGCTACTTTTGTCAATGGAAAACGTTATGGTAAATATTATGAATATTATAAATCTGGACAATTAAAAAAAAATTATAATTATTCTTTAATACATAATTATCAAGAAGGATTACAATTAGAATATTATGAAAATGGACAAATTTCTATTGAATGTACTTATAAAAATAATAATTATCATGGTGTTTATAAAGAATATAATAAAGATGGTACAATTTATAAAAATTATTTATTTTCAAATGGTAAAATTATATATGGTAATTCAACTTGTATATTACTATAAAAATTAATAATCTTTTAATTCATATTTAAATAGTATTTTTCTTGTATTATTTTTATATTCTCCTATTTCTTTTATTATTCCAAATGAATCATATTTGTTATATAGTTCACTATAACGTTCACATTCTTTTTCCTTTTTTATATCAATACAATAATATTCTTTATATTCACCATTTAACATATTATTTTTATAATTATATATTCCATAAATAAGTCCAAATTCATCATATTTTATATATATACCTTCTAATTTTCCATTTATGTAATTGCATTCTATTTGTAAACTTCCATTTTTCCAAAATTTAAAATATTTTCCATGAATCTCATCATTACAATAATTACATGATAATTCAATTCGTCCATTATAGTAAAATCCCATATATTGACCATTTAATTTATTATCTTTATAATTACAAATTTCAAATATTTTACCATTTTGATAATATTCGATATATTCACCATTTTTATCCATTTTTTAGTTATATTAATATAAATATTAAATTAAACATTATTAATATAAAAAATCATTTTTTTTTAATTACTTATCTTGTTTAATATTATAGAAATATATATTTTAATTCTTTAGTTTTTATATTATAAACTTTATACATATTATTTTTTCTAAAATCATAGGGATATATTATATATTTTATTGGTGTTGGATATTTTTTAGAATATAAGTAATTTCCTATATATTTCCAATAATAATTTATTGTACTTCCACCTGAAAAAAAATCTCCACCTGAAATTCTTTTAATTTGTTGTAATATTTCAATTATATTTTCTGAAAATGATAATGTACCAGATTCAATTATAACATATTCATTTGTTTTATATTTATTCCATTTTTTAATATCATTTATATTTATTTTATCACATTTATTACAACCAAATAAATCAATTGTTATATCACCGTGAAAACAATTTGGATATATTTTTTGTAATATCATATTAATATTACCACAACACGGATCACCAATTACCATTATTTTTTTATTTTTTTTATTAGCTATTTTTTTTGCAATATAATAATATTTTCTTGTTATATAATGTCTATATAATGGATTTTTTAATTCTATAATTATAAAAAATATAAATATAAATAAAAATATTTTTATATATATTTTTTTATGATATGTATTATTCATATATATATAAATTATATATTTTTATATATTTTTATATATTTTTATATATTTATATATATTCTTATATATTTTTATATATATATTATAAAAAAATTAATTATTTAATTTGTTTAGCTTATTGAGCTTCAGTTTGTTCAGATGGTTCTGATGGTTCTGTTGGTTCAGTTGGTTGAACTTGTTGATTCTTTTGTTTTTCATAATTTTGAATCATTTGACGATATTGTTCAATTGGAGTATTTGTTTCTGTGATTTCAGGATATTTTTCAAGATATTTTTCTTTTTCTACTACTTCACCATTAAGATAATATAGTGTATCTGTAATTTTTCCATTTTCGGTTTCAGAATAAATGTATCGAATACCTTCTTGACCACCTGTCACACCTTCAACGTATGGATGATTTGATTCAATATTTCCATTTTGATAATAAATTATACGTTGACCAACAAAATAATTGTCTTTGAAAAAACATTCTTCTTGAAGTGTTCCGTCTTCATAATAAGTTTGTGAAGGACCTTCTAATTTATTCTGTTTATAAAATGTTCTACGTTCTACAGAACCATTTTGATGAAAATCTAAACACTCACCTTCTATTTTGCCATCTAGGTAATATTTAATTTGGTCACACCAAGTTATTCCATTTAGTTTTTCAAATGATTCAAATTTACCATGTCGTTTTTCATTAACTTTAGGTACTTTATATTTAAGACAAGTATCTGTTTTTAAATTTGAAAATAAAAGATCCCAATTTTTTTCTTCACTTTTTGGTGGAGCTCGAGGATCTCGTTGGCTTTCTGCTTGTGGTTGTGGTTGTGCTTCTTGAATTTCATCTCCATCATTTTCATCTCCATCATCTTCATCATCATTTTCATCTCCATCATTTTCATCTCCATCATTATGAGCTTCTTGGACTTCTTGGACTTCTTGAGCTTCTTGAGCTTCTTGAACTTCTTGAGCTTCTACGGGATTAATTTGATTTTCCATTTCCATTATAATATTAATTAATATTTATCAGTATAATTTTCAAATAGTTATAATTTCAATTTTTTTTTAACATATCATTAAATAAACTTATCATTAAATAAATTTATCATTAAATATTAAAAAAATTTATTTAGCATTGTATCTGAATTAAATTGTGGTAATTCATTCAAATTAAAATTACTTAATTTTGGTTCAGTTGGTCTATCTGTAATACCTACTACAAGACTTGATTTATTTTCAGAATTATCATAAAATTTATTTAGTTGTTCTGAAATAGTTTTTACTAAATTTTCAGATAGTTCCATCGAATCAGTTACCCAATAATATTGTAGAGTACAACGAATTGGATAATTAGTATCACGGACTAGAGTTTTACCAGTCAATCCAACAAATTGACCTTTATCATTTTTACTAACTTTTAGCATTGCATTATCAAAGCCTCGAGATGGGGCAAGACTAGCACTTCGTGTTTTATAGGCTGGTGCAGATGCTGCTGCAGCAACAGAGAATGAACTATAATTACTTGATGGCTTTGATACATATGCTATTCCTGCAGCAGGAAATGAACTATAATTACTTGATGAATTTGATACATATGCTATTCCTGCAGCACAAAATGAACTATAATTACCTGATGGTGTATAACTTTCTAGTTCTGAACTATTATATGTATATGTTCTTTCAGGTCTTGGTGGTACTACAAGAGGAATTTGATATATGAATATAACATTGCGTTCTTTTTCTTCTTGTGTCATAGGTTCTTCTGTACTCTTTCCAAGACGTATACGTTTTATTATAATATTTTTCTTGATTTGATTCATTTATACTAACAATACAATTACAAGAAGGAGAATTTGGAATAACATTTACACAATTTAAATTTTCTTGTATATTATCAAATGGATTTGGTGGTAATTCTGTATCATTAAGTAATGAATCAAAATAAGTCTTTAATAAATCTTTACTTAAATTATTCATATTTTATATATATTATAATTAAATAAATTCTTTTAATTTAGAAGGAATTCTTGAACATATATTAAGATTTTCATTTTTACCAGAAATAAATAATTCTGTATAAATAATATTACATTCGCAATTATATAATGTTGAATCTTTTGATATATTTACTCTATCAGTATATAATGTTCTATAAGATTTATTTGAATAAAATGCTTTATTTAATTTATATCCATACATTATAGAAAATAAAATTCTATAATCTGGTTCCAATTCTTTTAATTTATCGATATTTTTTATTTTAAATTCATCTGATTCAGGTGATTCAATAAATTTTTTTGTTATACCTTTTATTTTATATTTAATTCTTTCATAAGTATCTTCTAATTTAGATAAATTTTTATATTTTAAAAAATATTCTTGACAAAATTCTCTTTTTTCATTTTCTTTACTTAATTTTTCAAATTTTTTATAAATTTTTAATAGAGTTAAATGGTCTCCATATTTATGAATTAATTTTTCACGTTTTTCACTAAATTTTTTATTTAATTTTTCAAGTTCTATTTTATATATTTCTGGTTTATCTTGTTTTGATTTCAATAAATCAATAGGATTTATGAATATTTCATTTAAATTATTTTTAATAAGTTCAATTCCTAATAAAATTAAAATAACATCATCTGCACAATATAAATTATAAGCACAATATACACTGAGTGCTTGTGATGGTTCTAATTGTGATTCTGCACAAAACATACCTAAATTATTAATTTTATTTTTTGAAATTAAATCTAAATCATAAAGAGTTTTTAATGCAGATTTAATATATATTTCTCTTGGTGGTTCAATTAATTGAGTTAAAATTGATAAAACATTATCAACTGTTTGTACTTTTTCAAGACTCAATAGTTTTAATATTTCATTAGTTATATCGGATGTTCTAATTGATGGTTCTGGATATTTTTTCATAAAATTATCAAAATCTTCTTTAGAATATAAATGATAACAAATACCAGGAGCTGTTCTACCTGCTCTACCCATTCTTTGTTTTGCTTGTGCTAATGTAATTAATCCTTTTTCTAAAACTCTTCCTCTTTTTTCAGGATTATAATAACTTAATAATTCATAACCAGAATCAATAACATATTTAATTCCATCTACTGTTAATGATGATTCTGCAACATTAGTAGAAATTAATACTCTTTGATTAAGAGTTGTTTTTTTTCCTATTTTTTCTTGTGTTTCAGATGAAATACCAGAATATACTTCAATAAATTCAATAGAAGGATAAATTGGTCTTAATTTTTTTGCAATATCAATAGTTTCATTAATAGATGTTACAAAAAAAAGTATATCAGAAATTTTTCCTGTTTCTTTTTTTTGTAATATATTTTCAATTATTTTTATACCTTCTTCTATATATTTATCAGATTGTATAGTATTTTTTACAAATATAGATTCTATTTCAAAATTAGTTTTACTACCAATATCAAGTTCTCCAAAATTAAATTCAGCAAAATAAGATTTAAATATTTCAGAATTTACAGTAGCACTCATTATTATTAATTTAAATTCTGGTCTATTCTTAACAACATTTTTTAATAAATATAACATAAAATCAATTTGAACTTTTCTTTCGTGTGCTTCATCTATAATAACAGCATCTATACCTGATAAATTTGGGTCTTGTAATAATTTTGCTACAATAGTACCATCAGTACAATATAATAAATTTGGATTTTTTCCAATATATTTTGTATCAGAACCTTTATATTTATAACCTATTTGTTCACCAAGATTTACATCCATAGTTAATGCAGAAAATTCAGCGGCTGATTGTGCTACAAGTTGTTTAGGTAAACTAACAAGAATATTACCTTTATAATCAAAAGAATGTAAAGTAAATTTTGGTATTAATACTGTTTTACCTGATCCAGTTCCAGATGTTATTAATAATACTTGTTTTGATTTAATTAATTCAATCGTATCATTAGCATTTTCATATGCAGGATATTTAGACCATAATTCTGCTAATTCTTTATATTTTTTACTATATTCTTTTGAATTTAATGGATTTAATTCTAATCCTGACGGATCTAATATACCAATATTTTTATTCATATTTATAATAATTATTAACAAAATAAAAAAAAATAAATTTAAATTTTTTCAATAGAATCATATATATTATAATCATTATTATTTTTATTAATAAGACTTACTAAATTTTTATTAATATTTTCACTAACTATATTAATATTATCATCATTATTTTGTTTTATATATGTTTTATTTTTTCCAAGACGTAATAAAGAATTTAATTGTGAATAATCTAAATTGTCTTTATTTATTGATGTATTAATATATGTATCAATTTCATTTCTTGTTTGAAAATTATTTAACATTTTTAATATATTTGCCATCGTTCTAAAATCAGTTATTTTTTCATAATGTTTTCCTTGTATCATACTATTAATAATTGTTTTATATTCAGGATTATTTTTTATATAATATTGTGAAAAATATAAAGCATCATATAATGTTCTACAACCAGATAATACATTACTAAATTTTAAAAATATTTCATTATAATTATTTTCCATATAAATTAAAATATAATTATAATCTTATAATAATTATCGCATATAATAATTATCGCATATAATAATTATCGCATAAAAAAAATTATAAAAAAATTTAAGCTGAATTTGGTGAAATATTATTTTTTATTAAATTTGCCATTTGTCCTAGTAATTTAGTCTGCAGTTTTTTAGGGTCTAATTTTTTATTCTTTTTTTTATTAGACTCATTCTGATTTTCATCTGTATTTTCATCTGTATTTTCATTTTGAATTTGTTCTTTTAATTTTTCTAATTGTTTATTAAGATTTTTATTATTTTTAGAATTTATTTTATTATGTAATTTTTTTCGTAATTCTTCTCTAGATATTTTTTGTTGTTCATTCATAGTAACTAAATTAGTATCTTCATCAAAAATAACATGTTTATTTTTTTCATTGACAAATTTACCAATTATTTCAATTAATCCTTTTTTTGAAAATCCACCATACATTTTATTTACACCAACATTCATTTGTAATTTTTGTATATCTGTAAAATTATCTGCATTTGTAGAAATTAATTTAGATATATATTCTGTTAATTCTTTATTTGATTTATTTTTAATCAATTCATTAAGTTTAGTTAATTCATCATTTGATAAGGGTGGTGGTATATCAACTTCAATTGGTTTGGATTGAGTTGAAAATTCTTCATCAATTTCATCATCAATATTATCAATATTATCAATATTATCAATATTATCAATATTGTCAATTTCATCAATATTATCAATATGGTTAATTTCTGTCATTTATAGTCTTTTAATATATAATATAAATAGTCTATTTATTAAATATTTTATTATTCAATTTTTTTTAAGTTTTATTAGAATCTATCGATATTGAATAATAATGCGGAAATTTAATCATATGTTTTAAAAACATTTCTTTAAATTCATCTAAAGTAAATATTAAAAGTTCATTAATAATATTTTTTTTATAATCATAAATATATGAATCATCATTTATATGTGAATATAAATAACTATTTAATTCTAATATATTTGGAAAATTATCTATTAATCCTGCAATCTCACCTTCTTTATATTCATTAAATTCTTCCTCTGTTAATTTATCAATATAATTTTTTAATTCATTATTTACAAAATTTAATGTTCTATTATAAATATATTCTGAATTTTTTTTATATGATTGAACTACAAATTTTATACCATAAATACTATGATTATTATTTCCTAATTTTATTATTCTACTTTGAACAATATATCCTAATTGTTCTGATGTTCTTAATATATTGAAATATAAACTACCTGTAATTGATTCTAATATATTTACAAAACTTATATATTTTTTCCATTCACCTTTTCCTTTTTCAAGATATGTAAATTTATATATTAGTGAAAATATATTATTTTGTTCATCATTACTTTTATTTTTATATTTTTTTATAATCGGTGTAGTAATTTTATTAATATTACTATCTATTTTAGCAATAGTTTCTTTAATATTTAAATATTCAAATAATTTTTTAGATAAAATCAATACTTTATCTTTTTCAATATTTCCAGAAATAAATATCTTTACTAATGCTTTATTTAAAGTTTGTCTAAATGTATTTTTACAATCATCAAATGTAAATTTATTATCAAGAGAAGATAATATTTCATATGGAGTATAATAATTATTCAATAAGATTTTATTTGTTAAATGTTCTAATTTTATAATCGGTTTATCTTTTTTAAAATTTGTAAAAATATTATATAAAAAATTATATATATTATTATATTTTGAATCAGACTCATCATTAAATATTTTGTTAAATATTAAATATATTTCATCTATATTTAAATTATCTGAAATAATTAATATAAATATTCTATTCATATTTAATCTTATTGTAATATTATATGAAGCTCCATTTAATTCATTAATAATATTTGTATTATTTGCTTCTATTGTATTTATATATAATAATGATTTTGTAAAAATATCAATATTTGATGTAATTTCTGGAACATCAATTATAATATATGTATATACATATGGTGTTTTAAATGATGAATTAAAATTATATATTAATTTATATTTATCTTCTATTACTTCTGGGTGTTTTAATGGATAAGTATCTTCACCTTTTATCAAAATTATTTTATCAGTTATATATTTATTTGATTTTATTATTTCATATTTATTTGATATTAATTCAAATGGTTCAATTCTTTCAATAGAATATTTAGTATTAAATCTATTTACTTTTAATGGATTTTTTATAGAAATATTATTTGTAGCATATATAATAGATGTATTAGATGTATTGTATTTAATAATAAAATTATTAATATCATTTTTTATATCATTATAATTTTTTTTATGTAAATTATAATCAAGTAAATTAATAGGATTAATATTTTTAGATAATTTTTCATTAAAATAAAACATTGTATCAATATAATTTAAATTTGTAGGTATAATAAAATTTCTTTTAATTTTCATTATTAATTTATCATATAATTCATTTAATTTATCGGAATTAGTATTTTTAATTGAATTTAAATAATCAAAAAATATTTTTACCATTTCTGTAATTTCTTCATCAGTATAAGCAATATTATTTCTATTTTTTAATGAAATTTCACACATATATATAGTATAGTCATCAAATGATATAAATTCATTAAATTCTATATCTTCTATTTCAAATTTATCATATAATATTTTATATAAACTATTATCTACTTTTGATAATAAAATATTATGTATAAAATGTGCTGGTGAATTTATATAATCTTTATATTTTGGTATTTGTGTACATATATATAATTTATCATTTGATTTATTTGGATTATATTTTATTATATTTAATGGTTCTAATATATTTCCATAATTTCTATTTATAACAACATTATGATTTTTAATTTTACCAAATGTTTCATTTATTTGTTTTAATAATGTTTCTAAATTTATTTTATTATTTTTAAATATTATTAAATTCATTAAATTTGATGAATAATAACGGTCAAAAAATTCTTTAACTTTATCTCTTAAATCATCACCTTTTAATGTGAGATTATCACCACAAGTATAATGATTAATCGGATGTACATCTGACATTGTTTTTTTAAAAACTTCATAAAATATCCATCCATCATCTAGTAAATTTTTTTTTGATTCTGAATCAACTGCATTAACTTCCCTTTCTATTCCATCTTGTTTTAATAATGGATCTATAAAAAACCATGAAAACATATCAAGTATATTTAAAAATTTACTATCATTAATAATAAAATAATATGTTGTATCTGAATCAGAAGTTGAAGCATTTGTTATGCCACCATTTTTAGAAACAAAATCCATAAAATTACTTTCATCGGGATATTTACTACTCCCCATAAAAACCATATGTTCTAAAAAATGGGCTAAGCCTTCTATTTCTTCATTCACTGAACCTACATTTATATTTAATAAAGCACTACACATTGATGCATTTATATCTTCTATTATTATAACTTTTAATTTATTTTCTAATTCTGTATAATAATATTCTCTCGAATCATTTTCAGATTTATTTATTTTCTCTAATTGTCTCATATATTTATTAGTTTATAAAAAAAAATTGATATATAAATTTTTAAAAATAAATATAATATTAATACCAATAATATGAATAATAATATGGATAATACGAATAATATTAATAATACTAGTAATAATACTAGTAATAATCCTGGTTATAATGAATTAGGTATTCCTATTCCTATAAAAGGAGAACTGATATATAAATATTATAGTAGATTAGATAAATTTTTATATTCTGAACATTCTACAAAAAGAAATAAAATTTTTGAATTTATTAATAAATGGATGAATTATAAATATAAAGAAAAAGAACAATATTTTGAAAAAATATTCTATTTAAAAAATATTCCACTTTATAAATTTCCTTCAAATGATAAATCTAAAGAATTTCTTATAAAATATTTTAATGAATATAATGAATATTTTAATTTAGATTTAGAATATGAAGAAGAAAAATTTACTACTTATAATGTATTATATATGATTAAATTAATGTTAAAAACTATTAAAGGTGATTTAAAAAGAGAAATTGAAGAAAGAAATATTGATTCAAAAATTGTGAAATGTAAGTTTTATACGGTAAAAGTGAAGTAGATTATTTTTTGTTTATGGTTTTCATATTTTTTTCTGTGAATTAGATTTTTTATTATGTACTTCTTTTTTATGATGACAATTTTTACATATATCTGTTTCTTGAGATATATTATATACAATTATAGATTTTGGTATAAATTCTTTACAAGTACAAGGCTTACCATCATCTGTTTTTCCACAACATAGTTTAAAACAAAATATACTTTTTTTATTTGGATTATAGCATCTATTACTATTAGAATCCCATTTACATATTTTATCACCTATATTTTGATTACATACATCTTCTGATGTTGAGTTTTTACATTTTTGATGAAATGAACAAACTCCCTTTATCATTTCACAATTTCCATATTTAATATAATCTTTATAATCTTTATTATATTTATTTAGATTACAACTGTTAGATTCATATATACATTCGTTAACACCACCCTTTAATTCATTTTGTAAATGAATATACTTTGCTTTATATTTGAGATATTTTTTATAATAATCAACCATTTATATAAAATAATTCAGATAAAAAAATTTTTTTATAATTAAAAAAAAGATGAAAATAATAGACTTTAATATACAAATACATTTATAAATAATATAAATGTTAACAGAAGAAGAAATATGTAAAAAATTACTTTCATTTCAAGTAGCGCATGTATATCAATTAATAGAATGTCTCCTCCTCAGAAGTAGAGTGATTGATGCATCAGATACAGGTGCAGGAAAAACATATTGTGCAATTGCTGTATGTAATCTTCTAAAACTTACTCCATTTATAATTTGTCCAAAATCTGTCATTGCTAATTGGGTAAATGTATGTAAAGAATTTAATTTACCATTTTTAGGTGTTTCTAATTATGAATCTCTTAAATCTGGTAATTATTATACTGAAAATTATGAAAAAGTAAAATGTCCTTATATGGATATTATTTCTACAAAATATACTGAAGAAATTAAAATAAAAGAAGATTTGGATGAAACAAAAATAGATTTACAAGATAAAGAAAATCAAACTGAAAAATTTATAGAAAAAACTAAAATTGATTATCGATTTTATTTACCATCTGATTGTTTAGTTATATTTGATGAAGCACATCGATGTAAAAATTGGTCAAGTAAAACATCAAATTTATTAATTCGTATGAATGAATGTGATTGTAAAATTATGATGTTATCAGCAACTCTCACAGATAAAATTGATTGTTTTAAACCTTTTGGAATAGTATTAAATTTATATAAAACATTAGATGGGTATAAACCATGGATTCGGTCAAAAGAAATAATAAATAAAATAAAATATTCTAATTGGTCTGAAGAAAAAAAACGTTTAGATATTATTCATAATGCAATTTTTCCAAATTATGGTTCACGTATTAAAATAAAAGAATTAGGAGATTTATTTCCATCAAATACAATTAGTGCTAATGCATATTATTTAGAAGACCATTTACAAGTAGAAAATTTGTATAAAGAAATTAATGCTGAATTAGAAAATTTAAAAAAATTAGAAGATAAATCGAAAGCACTTGCTTTAATAATTAGAAATAGACAACGTATAGAAATGTTAAAAGTAACCTTATTTATAGATCTAGTAGAGGAAGCATTAGAATCAAATTATTCCGTAGTTGTTTTTGTAAATTATGTAGCAACACTCGAATATCTTTGTTATCATCTAAAAGTTGATTGTATAATTAAAGGTGGTCAAGGAATAGAAGAAAGACAAAAAATGATTGATGATTTTCAATCTAATAAAAAAAAAATTATAATAATAACACAACAATCTGGTGGTGTTGGTATATCTCTCCATGATATTCACGGCAATCATCCTAGAATGTCAATAATTTCACCTTCTTGGGCAGGATATGAAATGCGCCAAACTTTAGGAAGAATTTATAGAGCAGGTTCAAAATCTCCAGCAATACAAAAAATAGTTTATGTAGCAAATACATATGAACAAAATTTATGTGAAATTATAAAGACAAAATTAAGAAATATTGATGCATTAAATGATGGTGATTTAGATGAATATAATTTAGACTTACATGAATTAGAAGAAGATAAAACAAAAAAAGAAATTAAAATAGTTCAAAAAGATAATGAAATAGAAATTAAACCAAAAAAAATATATAAAAAAAGATTAAATAAAGATTAAAAAAATATTAAATTTTAATATTAAATTTATCAAAAATTTTATTTTTATCTATTACTCTATGATTTTCACGTATCATCCAAATAAGACTCCATCTACCTAATTCTTGTGTATCATAATCTAAATTTAATTTTTTTTTTATATAAATATCAATAATTTTATTGATTATATTTTCTGTTGAATATAAACATATATATTCAATTGGTCTCCATTTATTAATAGTTTTACATTCAAAATCTAAATTTTTTTCATCATAAATATTAATAATTTTATTAATTATATCTTCTGTTCTTTCAGGAGAAGCAGAACATATATAATGTATCGGTCTATATTTTTTATTAGTTTCACATTCTAAATTTAAATTTTTATCTAAATATATTTGAAGAATTTTATTAATCATTTTTTCAGTTGAATTTGAACAAATATAATGTATTGGTCTCCATTTTTCATCAGTTTCACATTCTAAATTTAAATTTTTATCTAAATATATTTGAAGAATTTTATTAATTAATTTTTCTTTTAGATAATTACCACGTTTACATATATAATGAATTGGTCTATATTTTTCATTATTTACACATTCTAAATCTAAATTTTTTTGAAGATAAATATCAATAATTTTATTAATCATATTTTCTGTTGAATTTGAACAAATATAATGTATTGGTCTATATTTTTTATCAGTTTCACATTCTAAATCTAAATTCTTTTGAAGATAAATATTAAGAATTTTATTAATCATATTTTCTGTTGAATTTGAACAAATATAATGTATTGGTCTATATTTTTTATCAGTTTCACATTCTAAATCTAAATTTTTTTTGACATAAATATCAAGAATTTTATTAATTGTTTTCTCTGATGAATACATACAAATATAATGTATTATTTTAAATTTATCATTATTTTCTACTTCTAAATTATTATATTCATTCAAATTATTAATAATTATTTCCATTATTTTTTCATTCAAAAATATTTTTTTATCTAATTTAGTAAAATCAATATTTAATATTTTATATAAATTGATATATTGAGTTAAATATTTAATATTATTAATTTTATTATAATCGATTTCAGAATGTATTTTATATTGTTTACAAATATATTCTGGATTTTTATCTAAAAAATTTATTACAATATTTTTAATTAATGTGTTTGGATAAAAATTTTTAGTAATTTTAATTTTAGTTATTGGACATAAAGTGCTATTTAATAAAACATCTTCAATCGAATCTTTTTCAAAAGTCTGCCCAGATTCAACTAAAACCGGATTTAAAAATATTTGTTTAGAAATAGGACAAAATATTATTTTAATTATTTCTTCTTTATCCATTTATTTAATTTATTTTAGTTCAATTTAATAGTTTATTATATAAGTTTTAATAATATGTATTTTTTTCAATTTTTTTTATCATATTTATTGATACAAATATATAAATTATATATTAACATTATCTTTTATTAATTTTAAAAAATCCATATTTATTTTATTTTCATATATATTATTTTATCTATCATTTTATTTGTTGAATATTTAAAAATATATTGTATTGGTCTCAATTTTTCATTAGTTTCAAATTTAAAATCTAATTTTTTTATCTAAATATATTTGAATAATTTTATTAATAACTATTTAATTAAAAATATTTTATATAATTATATATTTTTAATGATGTATCTTTCATAAAAGGTGCAAAATAAAACGATGAAGTAGCTACAGTAGGCCCAATAATAGAATTAACACCACTTAATACATTTTTATCAAACATAACTTTTTTTGATAAATTTTGTATAATTATAATAAATCCAATTATTATAAATAAATGGATTATAAATAAAAATATTTTATTAAGATGATTTTCTAATAATTTAGATAAAGTATTTGAAATACTAACTATAATTAAAACACCAAAAACAATTAAAAATATACCAATAAATATTTCTTTTATTATATTTATATAATACATAATATATAATATAATTATATATTAATATTACTCTTTATTAAATTCAAAAAATTATATTCTGTATTTATTTTATTTTTTTCATATATATATATAATTTTAATTATCATTTTGATTGTTGAATATTTAAAAATAAATTGTATTGGTCTTATTTTTTCATAATTTTCACATTCTAAATCTAAATTTTTATCTAAATATATTTGAAGAATTTTATCAACAATATTTTCTGTTGAATATCTACATATATAATGTATTGGTCTATATTTTTTTTTAGTTTCACATTCTAAATCTAAATTTTTGTCTAAATATATTTGAAGAATTTTATCAACAATATTTTCTGTTGAATATCTACATATATAATGTATTGGTCTATATTTTTTTTTAGTTTCACATTCTAAATCTAAATTTTTGTCTAAATATATTTGAAGAATTTTATTAATAATTTTTTCTGTTGAATATCTACATATATAATGTATTGGTCTCCATTTTTTTTTACTTTCACATTCTAAATCTAAATTTTTGTCTAAATATATTTGAAGAATTTTATCAACTATATTTTCTGTTGTATATTGACATATATAATGTATTGGTCTCCATTTTTCATCAGTTTCACATTCAAAATCTAAATTTTTGTCTAAATATATTTGAAGAATTTTATCAACTATATTTTCTGTTGTATATTGACATATATAATGTATTGGTTTTAATTTATCATCAGTTTCGCATTCTAAATCTAAATTTTTGTCTAAATATATTTGAAGAATTTTGTCAACCATATTTTCTGTTGAATATTTACATATTAAATGTATAGGTTTATATTTTTTATCAGTTTCACATTCTAAATCTAAATTTTTGTCTAAATATATTTGAAGAATTTTATCAACAATATTTTCTGTTGAATATTTACATATAAAATGTATTGGTCTCCATTTTTCATCAGTTTCACAGTCTAAATCTAAATTTTTGTCTAAATATATTTGAAGAATTTTATTAACAATTTTTTCTGTTGAATATTTACATATAAAATGTATTGGTCTCCATTTATCTATATCTTCACATTCTAAATTATTATTTTTATTTAAATTATCAATAATAATATTCATTATTTTTTCATTTAAAAATATTTTTTTATCTAATTTATTAAAATCAATATTTAATATTTTATATGTATTGATATATTCATTTAAATATTCTATATCACCATTATTAATTTTATTATAATCAATAACAATATTTAATTTATATTGTTCATCGCGATATTCGGGATATTTTTCTAAAAAATCACAAATAATATTTTTAAGAACAAGATTTAAATAATATTGTTTATCAATTATTTTTCTAGTTAAAGGACAAGTATTATTATTTTTAAACCATTTATCAATATATTCTTTTTCAAAAGTTTGTCCAGAATTAATTATAACTGGATTTAAAAATATTTGTTTTGAAATAGGACAATATATAAGTTCTTTTAGTTGGTCTATATTCATTTAATTACTTTTAATATAAATAATATACTTATACTTATATTATACTTATACTATACTTATAATATATTTAAATTTCATTTTTTTTTATTAATAATTTCAGTAATTTCAGTAATTGAATTAAATTATCATTTGATTTAATATAATCATATATATTCTCATTCTCATTCGTTTTACATTCTAAATCTAAATTTTTGTCTAAATATATTTGAATAATTTTATTAATCATATTTTCAGTTGAATATCTACATATAAAATGTATTGGTTTCCATTTTTTATCAGTTTCACATTCAAAATCTAAATTTTTTTCAAGATAAATATCTAAAATTTTATTAATCATATTCTCTGTTGAATATGCACATATTGAATGTATTGGTCTCCATTTTTCATCAGTTTCACATTCTAAATCTAAATTTTTTTCAAGATAAATATCTAAAATTCTATTAATCATATTCTCTGTTGAATATGCACATATATAATGTATTGGTTTACATTTAAATTTATTTTCATATTCTAAATCTAAATTTTTTTCAAGATAAATATCTAAAATTTTATTAATCATTTTTTCTGTTGAATTTTCACATATATAATGTATTGGTTTACATTTAAATTTATTTTCATATTCTAAATCTAAATTTTTTTCAAGATAAATATCTAAAATTTTATTAATAATATTTTCTGTTGAATTTTCACATATATAATGTATTGGTTTAGATTTATTTTTATCATCTTCACAATCTAAATTATTATTGTTATTTAAATTATCAATAATAATATTCATCATTTTTTCATTCAAAAATATTTTTTTATTTATTTTAGTAAAGTCAATATTTAAAATTTTATAATTTGAAATATATTCATTTAAATATTCAATATCAGCATTATTAATTTTATCATAATCAATATTAATATCAATATTTAATTTATATTGGTCGTTTTTATATTCTGGATATTTTTCTAAAAAATCATCAATTATATTTTGAACAATATTATTTAAATAATATGATTTATCAATAATTTTTCTAGTCAAAGGGCAAGTATTATTATTTTTAAACCATTCATCAATACAATCTTTTTCAAAAGTTTGTCCAGATTGAATTATAACAGGAAATCTGAATATTTGTTTTGAAATAGGACAATATATAATATTAATTATTTCTTCTTTATTCATTTAATTACTTTTAATATAAATAATATACTTATACTATATTTATATTTCAATATTTATATTTCAATTTTTATCTTATCTCCAAAAAAAAATTGAAATATGAATATATATATAACTATAATTTGATATATAATATTAATTATAATGGAATTTGAATATGATTGTAATGGAAACATATTTTTAAAAAACAGTAATGATTATTATATTTTAAATATTGATAAAAATGATGATATCTGTTTTGATAAAATATACAACAAAATATATGTTGATGAAAAAATAAAATCAAAAGAAATAAAAACAAATATATTAAATAAACTACATTCAATTACAATGAAAAATACTGTTGAAGAAATTGATAAAAATTTAGATTTAGAAGAATTTGATGAAGATGAAGTACAAGAAATAGCTGATACATATAATGATATCAATATAAATCCAGAATATGAATCATATAATAATAATATTTATGAATTAGATAACGAATGTTATAATGATGATGAAGATAATCAATTTGATATTTTTACAAATTTTATTAATTGTTCTGAACTTATATATGAACCACCATCATTTGAAACAATAATTTATAAAAATAATATAATTCAATTAAGAACTCAATTAATAAATAATCAACCATTTTATAGAATTTCTATACAATTAGAAGAAAAATCAGACAATAAATTAGAAATAAAATTACAATTAAATTTACAATTAAATATTATTGGTACAAAAATAAAATATTATAATTTTAATTTAAATACATTAGAAATAAATAAATTAAATGAGTCTACTATTAAAATAATGTAAGTTGTGTAATAATATTTTTAATTTTATCTTCCAATAGTTCAGAACATACACTTTCAACTATATATGAATTCCAATTTAATCGTAAAAAGTTTTTTTTTATTTCATCTAAATTTGAATATTGGCGTAAATATTCATCATAACGTAAATTTGCTTTTTCATATGTATCTGTTATTCTTTCACTTCGTGTTATTTGTCTTATAATTGATGTTTGTTTATCACAATTTATAATTACAACATCAAAATTTTGCATATTAATTTTATTTTTCAATATAAAATCAATATTTTCTTTATATGGATAACCATCTAATATAAATCCATTTTTACAATCTTCTTCCTTAATTCTATTTTCATAAATAGAATGAATAATTTCAGGAGGAACTAAATTACCATTATTAACATATGATTTTATAGTATTTGATAATTGGTTAGTTGAATTCATAATTTGGCGACACAAATTTCCTGTCGAAATATGAGGTATATTTAATAATTTAGATAATTCATTTCCAACTGTTGATTTTCCTGCTCCTGGTGGTCCAATTAGACATAAATATATTTTTTTTTCTTTTATAGTTGAAAATATATCATTATATTCTTTTGAATATTTTATAAATGCATCAATATATATATCTCTAAAACATATAGGATATTTATTATATAAAATATCTAGTATTTTCATAAATACATATCTCACTTCTGTTTCATTACCAAATTTTAATATTCGTGATGTAATTGTTTTTCTTAAATCTTTAAGACTCATTGTATATTCAAAACAAGCACATTTACAACCTAAATCTAACATATTGAAAAATTCAGGTATTTGATTTGTTTTTTTAAATTCTTGTTCGTATGATTTTTTTAATTTTAGATATTCTAAAATATATTTTTTTTGTAATTCTATTTGTTCAAATGTTCCTTGTACTCTATAATATGGCATATTTTGTGAAATTGTTTTTGATGTTGTTTGTCGTGATATTGATGATTCTTTATGAGACATTAATTCTATCATTGTTTCAATACTAACACCTGCAATTAAAAAAGTAATATAAATTCCATTATATATACTATAATGATTATATTTTGCCATATCTTCACATAATTCTTTTTCAGTTTTTTCACTCATATAACAAATTTTAGCAGAAAATCCTCCTAATTTAACATAATCACTATTTTCTTCATTATAAAATAAATTATTATTTTCTGTTTTTGTTTCTGCAATAATAGATATTCCAGGTTTTATTACAAAAATATCATTTTCAATTTCTGCTCCTGATTTGATTAAAATATCTCTTTTTAATTGTGACATATATATCATTAATTAATATATAATATAATATTAAAGAGTTAATATTTCAATTTTTTATTATTTTGTATTATAAAAAAAAAATGAAAAAATAAATATATTGAATAACCTATTGTATTTAATATATCAATATTACATATTAACTTATAATGTTTGGTTATAAGAATGATTTGGGATATAGACCCTCAACTTTGTACAGATATATGACAAGATTACCTTCTATTGGAACATGTTGTGAAAGATATCCAATAGAAAAATACATGTTAGAAGAATTGAATAAAAACAAAGTTTATGTTGATATTACTTTTGATATATCTGAAACTGAAGAATATCATGGGTGGGGGTATTTATCTCAACCCAGTACTATAATTTATAATTTGAATGGTCTAGATCATTATATTAATATTGATTGTAAACTTGGTGATATTATTAATAAGTGGGCCGCGCCACTATATATTTCAAATATTATGTATTCAAATGAAAATTCGTTGATTGACAAACCTATTTTATTTTTTTGTCGTGATGACGATGATGAACGCAGAGGAAATGTGAAATGTCCACATATTGTTATTGATAATGAAGGAAATTATGTTCGTGATTTTGGGTTGTCACTTAAACAAAAACGTGAACTAGAAAAGTTTATGAATTATGAATCAATCAATGATTCTGAACAAAAATGTTTTTTTCAACGATTTCTAGAAAAATTGCCATTAGAAGTACGTATTAGACATATCTTGTCATATATTCCATCATTACACGTTTCTAGTGGAAAATAATTTATTTTATTTTATTTATTAATTGATTCTAAATTCTATTAAATAATTCTATTAAATAAATCTACTAAATCTACTAAATAAATCTACTAAATCTAATAAATACATACAAACATATAATTGTAAATATAAATTGTAAAAATACATATTTTAATGGAGGATTAACATTTTTAATCATATACGTATAATAATCTTCATAACCATGTTTTCTATAATATTCTTTAACACCAACTCCAGAAATTACAACAATTCTTTCAAATCCATTCGAATAAGCAATTTCTTCAGCTTTTTGCAATAATTTTTTACCTAATCCTTTGTGTTGAGTTTTTTCATTAGAATTATCACCAACACCAGAATGAATACCATATACATGCAATTCTCTGATTAAAGCACATCCAATTAATTCATCCATAGTATATTTATTAGAATAATTCAATCTAAGTCGAATCATCCCATATAAAATTGTTTTTTCGGAATTTTCATATGAAATGAAATATTCAATACCTCCCGATGATTCGTAAGTATTGATATGAAGTTTAATATCATTTGGGTCAAATGTTTTGCTTCCAACTTCTCTACATCGAATACATCTGCAAACTTTTCCAAGTTTTGCCATTTCAATCATTACATTGTTTCGCATATCAGGACATATAATTCCTCCTTCGATTGATTCTGGTGGAATATCTCGAATAACACGATTAATACGAATATAATCATGAATCAATGTCTTTAAATATACAATTACTGCCTCTAATAATTTTCCATTTGCAAATTCAGCATATGGTGAATATTTTCCAGATTCATACCATTCAAGAATTTTTGTATAAGGTGTTACTTCAGTTGGATAAACTTTCCATTGGTCAGCTTGATAATCTGGATCTGAAATGACTTCATAAATCATTTTCATATCACGTAATGCATTAATTTTAAATTCATATGGAATTTCCATATTAAGATTTTTTTCAACTCTTTCAATAACAAGTAAATGTTCATTCATAAAATCATTAAAATTAATATTATCTAATTTTGGCATTGGTAAGTCTAACATTAAATGAATATCTGTTTTAAATCCATTTTGTTTAAGAATAGCAATACCTTCTTTATTTTGTTCATTTGTACAATTACGATTAATATATTTTAAAATTTTATCACAAGTATGTTGAACACCAATTTGTACACGTGTTACTCCAAGTCTTCGGAAAAAACGCACTGTTTCAAAATTGGTATGAAATAATCTATCTGGACGTGTTTCAATTGTCAATCCAATCATACGAAGTGATGCTGATTCATTAATTTGTTGTTCTTCTTCAAGTGTTTTCATTGGACGAAGTATATTTGTAATCTTATAGTCATGATATACATTTAATGCATAATATGTGCAAGTAACATACCAAACAATATAATCATGTGGAAAAAAATTAAATGTGCCACCAGAAATAATAATTTCAATTTTTGAATGAACATCTGGAAATGGAGAAATATGTCCCATCATTTCAAGTTGATGTGCTCTATCAAATACTTGACCGAGTGGATGATGTTTATTTTGAGTAGCTCTCATATTTCCTGGTTCTGTTGATAAATAAGAACGTGGTTGTGTAGGAACACCATTAGAATCTCTTTCAAAAGGACAGTAATGACAATTTTCTGGACATCCACCACGTTTAATATTTTGTTCATCACCAAATTGTGTTCCTGACATAAATGTTGTAATTACAACTACACCAGAATTTCCTCTTGTTACCTTTAATCTCATAAATTTTTCAAGAGAATAATTTCTCTCAATCTTTTTTAATTTAATTAATTTACGATATGCTTCAATTAAATATGTTTTTCTATATTTATTTGATATTTTTTCATTTCGAGTAAATTTATCATAATCTTTCTGATTTAACATTTCATAATAATGTGAATTATTAAAAGCTTTTTCTAAAATTATCATATCATTTTGAGTTAAATTAATAGAATATTTATCACTTTCTTTGAAAATATCTTCAATATCTTCAATAGAATAATTATTTGAATAAGTGGGATTAATGATATCCATTATCATAATATACAATATATATATTTAATGTAAAGTATTTCAATATAAATAAATTTTCAATTTTTTTTAATCATCATCATGTTCATCTTCTTATTTAAGTTTTTTAATTTATTGTTTAACCCATTTTATATCACAAATAGATTAATTTGTAATATCTTAACTATCTTCAAAATATTTAATTTCAACTCTATTGGTTAAATTTTCAAATAAATGTCTAATAGATTTATTTATAATAATTGTTTTTAAATTTTCACATTTATACATAAAATTAGTACCAATACTTTTAAGATTTGGTAAATTTAATTTTATTTCTATTAAATTTTCACATTCATACATAAAATTAGCACCAATACTTTCAAGATTTGGTAAATTTAATTTTATTTCTCTTAAATTTTTACAATTATACATAAAAAAATCACCAATACTTTTAAGATTTAATAAATTTAATTCTATTTCTTTTATTAAATAATTAGTTATAAAAAAATCACCAATACTTTTAAGATTTGGTAAATTTAATTGTATTTCACTCAAACTATGACAACCCATCATAAAAGCATTACCAATACTATCAAGATTTGGTAAATTAAATTGTATATTTTGTAAATTTAAACAATAATTTATAAAACTATCACCAATACTTTTAAGATTTGATAAATTTAATTGTAATTCTTGTAAATTTCTACAATCCACTAAAAAACGATTATCAATACTTTTAAGATTTGGTAAAATTAATTTTATTTCTCTTAAATTTTTACAATTACTCATAAAATCATCACCAATTGAAATAATATTTTCTAATGGAGAAAAATCTATTTCTGTTATTTGTTTATCTTTTATTTTACTATTCAAATGTTTAAGTAATGGTAAATTTTTTACAAATTTAAAATTATTATTTAAATAAATATAATTATTACATTTTTCATTTTTTATTAAATATTTTTCAATTTTATTATACATTTCATCAGTTGTATCAATTTCTAATCTTCTTCTTAAATCATCATCATATTTATTTGTTAATGATAATTTTAATAATATAATTTTATTTTTTTCATTATTTAATAATGGATAATTGTATGAGGTTGATAATGTTTCTGAACTAATATTAAACCATGTATAATTTGATTCATTATAATATGTTGAAGAAGTAAAAATTAATATATCATCTAATGGCAATATATATTGTATATAATTATTTTGTAATTCATTAAAATTTGTTTCATAATCATCGTATTCTTCTTCCTTTATAGATTCTATATGATAATGTCCTTCATTAAAATTCATTATTATTTTTCCATAAATTGTTTCTAATTCTATTAAACCAAATCCATTTTTTGTTTTATCATTTATTTCTAATATATTTTCATTTTGAATATCTTCCCATTTTTCTATATTTATTAATATTTTCATTAATTCTAATAAATTTGATTTTTTATTATCACGTGTTAATCTTCCAGCAATATTATAACCCTTACTATTACTATTACATTTAGATCTATAATATATATTACTACTATTTGCATAATTTATCAATAAATAACTCCATGCATCTCTTGCATTTAATTTTAATCCAAATATTTTTTGTTTTTCTAATGATGATTGTAAATCAAAAGTATTAAATACAGAATAATATTTTTTTAATTCTTGTATAGGACTAAATTTTTCTAATAATCCAATATCAAATTTATTTATATTTTCATCAAAACATAATAAGTTTATTAAATTCCTTGCAGTAGTTTCGCCACAATCTGGATATGTATTATCTGAATCTATATTAAAATTACCATTATCATCACAAAAAGATTTTGATAGGTCTTGATTAAATATTTGAAAATTTTTTTTTAATATTTGAAATATAAAATTTTCAAAGCTATCTATATTTTCATTTGAATAATTCAAATCAATTGGTTTAATATCAGGATAAATTTCTGAGAATTCATTTAAAATTTCATTACACCCATTATAATATTCATCAATTCCATTATCACTATTTAAAACCCACCATAAACAATACAAAATTAAATGAAAATATATTACATCATCGTATTCTCTTTTAATAGGTATATAATTTCTTAATTTTGAAATATATCCATTGTAAATTGTAATTTTTTTTAATTTAATATTATTATTTTTTTCTTTTTGTAAAATTTGTTTAAATTTTTTTTGTAAATCTTCTTTTAATAAAATTTGTAAATCTTCTTCCGATAAAATTTGTAAATCTTTTTCAGATATTTGTCTTATATCTTTTTTATATAATTCTTGTAAAACTGTTTCAGATAATTTTTTAAAATTTTCTTCTGGTAATTTTTGTAATACTTCTTTAAGTATATTTTGTGAATTTTCATATTTATCCAATAATTTATATAATTTTTTTTAAATATTTTTTGTAAATCTTTTATAGACAAATTATGTAAATATTCTATAAATTTAACTAATTCTACTTCAGATGAATCTTTAGGTATATTTTTTAATTCTTCTTTACATAATTTTGTTATAATGTCATCATTAAATACAACTTGATATGTCTCTTGTGTTGTATCTTGTGGTATTTCTTGTAATGTCTCTAATTGTGTCTCTAATTTTGTCTCTAATTGTGTCTCTTGTGGTGTATCTAAATGTGTCTCTGGTGTCTCTGGATTTGTCTCTTGTGGTGTATCTGGATTTGTCTCTGTCTTTTTATTTTTCTGTTCTATTATATCTGGTTTTATCTTAATAATATATTTTAAAGTAATATATCTACCAATATCTGTTGGTGTTAATTTCATCAATTCATTATTAGGTTGAATAGTTCCATGAATAATTTTACAAATATTTTTTATAATATTACTTTCTTTAGAATCAATAAATATAATTTTATTAGAATTAATAGATTTATTTTTTTCATATATTGATTCAATTTGTTTTAAAAAGAAATTATTACTAATAAATCCAGATTCATGTACAATACATCCATAAATAGGATTCAAATGTTGTTCCATATCAATATCAGTAATCCGATTTATTTTATTAATATTTGTAATATAAGGAACATCACCCCCTTTTTGTTTTATTTGAGATAAATTTTTTAATTCAATATATTTATTTTTATATTTTAAATATTTATTATAATAATCCATCTATAATAATAATAATAAAAAATAAAAAATAAAAATAAAAAATACAAATAAAAAAAAAATAATAAAATTCAATTAAACATTACTTATAATTTTATTCATATATTAATTCAATTTTTTTATCTAATATTTGCATTTTATCATTTAAAAATTTAATTTTATCTTCATCTAATTCATTTTTTTTAGTTTTTAATTCTAGAAATATAGCAATATTATCATCAATTTTTTTTAATAAATTTTTAATAATAATTTTATTAGTATTAATATATTTTTTTATACTTTTATGTTGTTTTTCATCAATTACATTTAAATAATATTCACTTAAAACTCTATTAGTTTTTGCTAGTTCATATGATTCATAATTTGACATTAATTCCTCAAGTTTATTACTAATTTTTTCAAATTTATTATATAAATATTCAAATATTAAATTAATTACAATAAATTTTTTTTCTAATTCAATTGTATAAATATTTTTTTGTAATAATTCAGTATGAATATCAACAATTTCATCAATTAACTTTAATTTTTTTTGTAATAAATCTGATTTATTAATCAAAGATGGATTATTTAATAATTCTACTATTTTTTTTATCTCTAATGGTTTTAAACAATTTTTAAATTCATTGATATTATTATTAATATCAAATCTTAGTAAAATAAATGAATCTGAATTTAAATATCTACCTTTATCAGAATTTGTACTTATTGTTAATACTCTAAAATAATCTTCTGATAATTCTAATGGTAAAAGTCTAGCAATCGCACCATCTGTTCTATATATATCATTAATTTTATTATATATTAATCCTTTTATTTCATTTTGTTTTTTTGAAATAATATAATTATCACCATTTTTATTAAATAAAACAGAATTACCAATACTATCTTGATGTCCTCTTATAATAAAATTAATATTATTTGTATTTAAAAATTTTTCTGTCCCATAATATGTATAATTTAATAAATTTCCACCTCTTGAAGACAATGTAAAATCTGATGAATCATTTGAGCCAAAATCACTCCATTTTATATCCATTGTAATATCATTATCTCTAAATAAAATTATATTTTTTTCTTTAAAATCGATATTTGTATATAAATATTGTCGTGGAAATCCACCGTGACAACACCATATATTTTTATTACCAATAGAAAGAATTATAGCTGATGGTAAAATATTTAATAATCGTATATATTTTTTAATAAATAAATCATAATTTGTAAATTGAGCAAATTTTTTTTGAAATTCTGTATTTGAACCATCTCTATAAAATATATCAAATGTTTCATGATTACCTCTATTATATATAATATTAAATTCTGTAGTATTATTAGTTAAAATTAATTTAAAAATAATATTTATTACATCTAAAGAATATTCTCCTCTATCTAATATATCACCTAAAAAAATAATTTTATATCCTTTAGTTAATTGAAAATTTTCTAAATTTAATATATCATAACGATGGAGTCTACATAATATTCTAAAAAATGTATGAAAACTACCATGAATATCACCAATTAATATTATTTTATCTGTTTCATTTAAATTTATTTTTAATAATATACTTGAATTTAAATTTATTTGAATTAATTTATCTATATTTTCTTCTTCATTTTCTTTAATATATTCTGATAAATTTTCTTGTAGTAAATTTTCTTGTAGTAAATTTTCTTGTAGTAAATTTTTTTGATTTAAATATGCACCATCAATATTGTCAAATATACTTTTAATAGAATTATTATTTAGAATTTCTTCTGTAGAATATTTAACAAAAAAATTTTTATAATTTTGATATAAATTATCAATATCATAAAATGATAAATATCTATGATGTTGATTACCACCACTTAAATAATCTATAGTTTTATCATTATTAATACTTTCAATAGGGTCACAACTAGAAATACTATCTATAGGATTTTTTAAAGACCCTTCTACCCCAATACTTCCACATTTATCTGATTCAGTATCTGTAATATCTCCAAATTTATAAATAATATTTTTTCCATTATTATTTAAATCATGTATATGATATTCATAAAATTCTATAACAGGATTCATATAAATAAATATTATATATTAAATTTTATATATTAAATTTTATATATTAAATTTTATTTTTAATATATTATTTTTTTCTGGAATAGTCAAATAAAAATTTTTTAAATTTTTAAGTTTATTATTAAGTTTATTATTTTTCTTTTCATATAAAACTCTATTAAAATGATATATACTATCATCATAAAAATCAGTTATTTTTAATTCATCTAATAATTTAGTTTTATCTCCATTATAAAAATCACCTGTAAAATATATATTTTTGATTAGATTGTATATTTCAAAATTATATAATGTTTGTATTAAAATATGTTTACTTTTACTAGTTCGTGATGTTATAATATAAATATTATATTTATATTTATTGTATATTTTTATTAAATCAATAATTTTATTAAAAGGTTTCAATGGTATATTATATAAACCATTTACAGGATGTCTTTGTCCATTATTATCAGTTGGTGTAACTTCGGTATGTATAACACCATCAAAATCAAACGCAACATTTTTCATATAAATTAATTAAATAATTTTTTTTCTATATCTAATAGTAATATTCAATTATGTCGAGTAAAAATTCTGGTTTATTAAATAGACTAAAAAGTAAATCAATTGATAAATTATTTAGCAATACAAATCAAATTACTACTAGTTATCAATATATTGAAAATTTTGAAAATGTTTCAGAAGAAGATTGTATAAAATTAGATAATATAAATAGAGAAATATATAAAAAAAATATGGAACTTTATGAATTAATTAATAAAAAAATAGAACACAAAAATGCAATGTTTAAAATAGAAACTCCACCACAACCACCTTCGGAACCCAATAATCATGAAAAATATATTTCTTATAAAATGAGAAATGTATCTTATAATGTAAAATATCAATCACTTGCTATATGTTATTTAATATCAAAGGGGTATAGATTAAATTTTGATAAAATTGAATCTAAATTAGAATTTGATTTTGAACCATATGAAGCAATTGAATTATTTCAAAAATTAGAAAATATATCAATTGAAAATGCATTTAAAAATAAAAATTATGAATATTATACAACAAATTTTATACCTAATTCACTAAGTAGTAATAGAAATTCTATACTTCAAAATTATCAAAATTATCAAAATTATCCTACATTATCATCTTCTGCTCCTACAAATACATTATATCCTGTTATATCTGCACCACCACATTCACCACATCCACCACATTCACCAAATTTACCAAATATTAATTATACATATGATAATAAAGAAATTAGTTCAAATATTAGTGGACCTCCAGCTAGTCATTATTATATTAAAAAATAATTTATATTTATTGATTAAAAATTAAAAATATTTTTGTAAATAAATATAATAATTGTAAATATTCATCAGCCTTTTCCATTAATTTTACATTTAAATTTAATAATTCAATTATTAACTTACTTTTTTCTTTATCATTAATTTTACTTTTAATAATTTTATCTTTTAAAAATTTTAATAAATCATTTAAATTTATATTTTCATATAGAATATTTTTAGTAAAAACATTCATTTCATATATATTAGATTTTATTAATAAATTCCATATATTTTCTAAATCATCTTTAGAAGTGGTTCCTGTTAAATTATCACAATCTTTAATAGTAATATTTTTTTTCATTTTTAATATATATTTACAATTTTGTAAAATCATTATACCTTTTCTACAATCACCATCACTTATTTCACTAATTCTATTTATACAATCTGAATTGATTTTTATTTTTTCAAATTCAGCAATTTTTGAAAGTCTTTCATTTAATACCGATATACTTAATGGTTTAAATCTAAATTTTACACATCTTGATACAATTGGTTGAATTATTTTTTCAATATAATTACACGTAAAACAAAATCTAGTAATTTTTGAAGATGATTCCATTACTTTTCTTAATGCCGCTTGGGCATCCAATGTAATTGCATCAGCTTCATCAAGTATTATAATTTTATATGGTGGATATAATGGATCTGGATTTGATATTGATTCTTTTGCAAATTTAATTATTTTGTCTCTAACAATATTAATACCTCTTTGGTCTGAAGCATTTAATTCTAATATTCTATCATTAACTAAATTAGGACCAAATAATTCATAAGCAAGAGCTAAAATTGCACTTGTTTTGCCAGTGCCAGGTGGACCATAAAATATAAAATTAGGAAAATCTCCCGTTTTTAATGTATTCAATAAAACTTTTTTTACTTCATCTTGATGAGCAATACTTTCTATATGTAAAGGTCTATATTTATCAACCCACGGTATATTATTATTCATTTTAATTAATATTGTATAAGAATTCTTTAAATTAATATATTAAAATTTCATTTTTTATTATAAAACTCGTTAAAATATTATATTAATAATATATACTATTTTTATATAATGTCAGATTCTATAACATCAGATGAAGAAATGAATATTATGCCAAATATAGGAAATTTTAATTTTTTAAATAATTCAGATAGTATTTCTATTGATGAAACATTTACTATAACACAACCTTTGACACAATCTCAACCATTACAACCATCACAACCACAATTATTAAAACAAGCACAACCTTTACAATCACAACCACAATTAATAAAACAAGCACAACCATTACAATCACAACCACAATTAATAAAACAATCTCAACCATTACAACCATTACAATCACAATTAATAAAACAAGCTCAACCTTTACAATCTCAACCACAATTATTAAAACAAGCACAACCATTACAATCACAACCATTACAATCACAACCATTACAATCACAACCATTACAATCACAACCATTACAATCACAACCATTACAATCACAAAATCTTCCTAAATCAATATTAAAACAAGATAATAATGTTACATTTAACAATACAATAGAAACAAAAGAAATAACACCGGATAATACTAATGATAATACTAATGATAATACTAATGATACTAATGCTGTCAAAACTTTAAATATTAATAATACATCAACTGATGTAATAAAAAAAATTAAAATAGGGAAATTATTTGTACCAAAAGTGACTGTTTATTTTACAATTGGTATAATTGTTTTATCAGTTGTATTATTTTTTGCAACAAACCCTAAAAAAAATAATAAACATAATAAAAAAAATAATAAAAATAATGATTATGATGATAATGATGATTAAATTAAATTAAATTAAATTAAATTATTGTGATGTACAATTAGTTGGATTCGAATCTTGTCCATCATCTTCATCATCATTTCGTTTTTTATATCTATTTTTCATATTTTCTTTTTTTTCTTCATTAATCATTTCATTTTTATAATCTTCATAATTAATCAAATTATGAGTACGTTTAGTTATTTCATTATATGGATTTTTTGAAAATAATTTCCATATTTTATGTTTTACTTCAGAAGATAGTTCTGTTTTTTCTACACTAACTTTAATAATTAAATCCCCCTTTTTATCTTCATTATAATAAGGCATGCCTTTACCCTTTAATACAAATACATCACCATGACGCACAGTTGTATTTAATTGGAATATGAAATGTGAATTATCTAGATGTGTAAATTTCTTTTCAAATCCACACAATGATTCTTCTAATGTAAGTTTGACTTCAATCATTAAATTAGATTCATTTAATTTTCCAATTTCTTTTATAACTGTTCCTCTATTATATTTTGGATGTGTTTGTTCTGAAATTATAATTACTACTTGTGAACGAGTATTTCCATTCGATTGTTCATCACTTGGTATTTCATTTCCTTCATTTTGAATTATAACTGGATGTTTTTCAGATGAACCTTTTGGTATATTAACATTTAAAGTATGATTTTCTTTTATACACCCTTGTCCATTACAAGGTTTACATTTTGGTGCTTTAAGGTCTACACCCTTTCCTGCACAATCTCTACATGTACTTTGCATAATACCCATATTTGTTCTTTGAACTGTCATACCTTTTCCTCCACATTTTGTACAATTTACATTATTTCCAATTCTCCCTTTAGATTTACATTCTTTACAAAGTGAAAATCTTTCATATTTAACACTTTTTTTTGTTCCTGTATATAGTTCTTCAAGTGTAACACTAATCGGAATTTGAATCGGAGGAACTTCTTCATTTTGTTTACCAAAAAAGTTTTTAAACATTGAAAATGGGTCAAACCCACCCATATTAAATCCCCCCATATTAAATCCACTATTTTCCATTCCATTCATTTCATCTATCCCATCAAATCCACATTCATCATAAGTTTTTCTTTTATTCGAATCACTTAAAATATTATATGCTTCTGAAATTTCTCTAAATTTTATTGTTGCTTCTTCTTTATTGTCAGGATTTTTATCAGGATGCCATTTTTTAACAAGTTTTTTATAAGCTGCTTTAATTTCATCATCTGTTGCAGTCTTTTCTAATTCTAGGACTTTATAAAGATCTTGTTTACTCATTATATATATATTTATTATATATATATATCTTCTTAAAACACAATATATTTAAAATTCAATTTTTTTTAATAAATTAAATTATGTTTAAGTTTTTTATTTTCAATAATTATCCATTCATTATCATTATCTTTATTTATATTAAATTTAATAGCATTATTAAAAGTATTATATAAATTATCCAATGAATTTGTGATATGAAAAATAATATCATTTCTAAAATCTATATTTTCTAAAAATTTTTTTATTTCAATTAAATTTGGTTTATTAATTCTAATATCAATATCATTTGGATTAATAACATAACTATTTGTATAAATTTCTTTAGCATCTTTATATTTTTTAATAAAATTGTCCGGAATATAAAAACAAAATTTTTTTAAATTTATTTCATCCATTATTTCTTTTAATATTTCAATATTATATTTTGAAATTACATATAATTCAAATAATTTTTCTCTACAATTAATACCAGTATATCTAATACCAGGGCAATAATCATTACCCATTAAAATTGAAAAATCTATCAAATTATTTTTTGTGAAAATTTGTCGTTCAATATTATATTTTAATGATATATAATCAGATTTTTCTTGTAAAAAATTTATAATATCTTCTAAATATAGTATAGATACATATTTAGATTTACTGTTAAAATTTTTCAATAATGACTTTGCACCATATAATAATATATCACTATCTTCTGAAAATACACCAGAACATATATTTGTATAATAATAATCTAGTGCTGCACATTGTGGGTCTGCTTCACCAATAGAATTTACATAAGGTATTCCTGTTAATTTTATATATTCTCTACAATCATTTAACAATTCATTTGTGATATAAAAACTGCGTCTAAAATATTTAATATATTCTTCTGAATTATATTCTGAATTTTTTTTTAAATTTTCACATTTTTCTCTTGACAATTCAATTATTTCACGTCGTTTTTCAAGTGAGTCTGATTTAATAAGTGGACTTTTTCCATCAAAAACGAATATTGGTAATATATTGTTATCTGTAAAATTTTTTATAATTTTTGTTAATGCATATATATGTGTTATATTTTTTCCATTTGATGTTTTAATATCTTGACCAGATTTTCTCATTCCAATTACATATTTGTGTATATATAAAATAATATCAACAAAAGCAATTTTATTATTAATTTGATTAATTGGAATAGTTTTAACTAAACTTGAATAAAATGACCAAAAGCCAGAAGTACCCATAAGTAATTTATAATATAATATAATTTATAATGTATCTATCTATAATTTATTTTTTCAATTTTTTTATTAGTAAAACTTATTATAAAATTATAATATAACAAATTTAAAAAAAAAATAAATAATTAAAATAAAAATTATTGTTAATTTCAATAATAATTTTTTTATCTGTTAATATTAGTTCTTTTTCAAATTCTATAGTATTATTATTAATATCTAAAATTAAATTATAATTATTATTTGCATTATATATTCTACAAAAATGTTTACCATTAATATTTAATAAATCTTTTAAAACAATTTTTTTTATTGATTCATTTAATGTATCTGTAATATATGTATTTTTATTTATTTTATAGTGATATTTTTTTATATCGTCAATTATATCAAAACATACACAACCCGATTCATTTTGTTTAATTGATTTATAATTAATATTTTTAATATGAATAGATTTTATTTTTATTTTTGTTATGTCTGTATTATTTACTATATATAATATATCACCTATATTAATAGATTTATTTATTTGAATACCCGACACAATATTCTTTTTTTCAGGAATATCATATGATTCTAATATTCTAAACATTGTATGATTGTTTAAAATATCATTAAAATATGAATATTTGGTTGTTGATAAATTTATAAATATATCATTAAATAATTTTTTATCAAATTCAATTAAATCTTTCGAATAAAATATTTTATAATTAATATTAAAATATTTACATAAATTTTCATAAAATTTAACTTCTTTTGAATGAATATTTGTCTTTGAAATAATTATACAATAATTTATATTTATTGATAATAGATAATTTATAGTATTTTTCATATTAATTACAGGTATATCAAATATATTTATTAAATTTGATGATACATTATATATATCTTCCCAACAATTATAATCATTATAATTTATCACTTTATCATTTTTAATACCAATTATTTCTTTTTTTATATCGGTTGTAATTCCTGTAAGTTTTTCATGATAATGTTTAAATATATTTTTTTTTATATCAGCATTATAACATATTTTGGAAATCAATGTTGTTTTTCCTGATTGTGGATCACCAATTATTACAACATTTTTTTCAGATATGTTTTTACTAATATTTATTTTAGTGATATGTACTAAATATACATATGATGAATTTATTTTAGTTTTTAAAGATTCTATTATTTCAAAATTTAATTCATTTATAATATTTTGAAATATTAATATATTTTTGTCTAAATCTTCTTCTGATAAATTACCTAAACTACCATCATCATAAATACCAATTACATAAAATGCATTTTCATTACCATCTATTTCATATCCTTCTGATAATCTCCATGTCATTTGAGTTTTAAATTTTTTAATAGAATTTTCATTTTTTGTATCAATTCTTAATTTATATTCTATATTACCATTCTCATTTTCTTCTATAAATTTATCACAAACAAATATTTTATCAAATATTGTATTTAAATTACTCATAATTAAATTTATTATTAAAATAAATAAATGAAAATATTAATCTATTTATATTTCAATTTTTTTATTTAAGTTGATTATAAATTTTACATAAAAATATTCTGTTTTATTTTTAGTTTACCACATTCATAATTATATTCTATCATTATACTACAATATAAATAATATTTCTTAAATTTTTTGGAATAAGTATAAAATTTAAAAAATTGAAATTAAAATATTTAAAAACACATATATAATTTAACATATATAAAGTTCAATAAATTTATAATGTCATTACAAATAGAATATCATCAAAATAATCAAATAAAATCAGAAGTATTCAAAAATAATAATAAAAAAGAAGGTGAATATAAAGAATATTATGATAATGGTCAATTATATATTAAATGTTATTATATAGATGATTTATTAAATGGTGAATATATAAAATATATTAACAATAATAAGATAATAGTAATATGTAATTATACAAATGATATATTAAATGGAAAATATATGCAACACCATTTAAGTTATTCTGATGACAATGATTATTATATTTCTATATATAGAATTATAAATTATAAAAATGGTAAAGTAGAAAGTGAATATAAAGAATATAAATATAAATTTTGATTCAAAAAGTATATTTATATAAAAAATTGAAAATTAAAATATTTAAAAAATATATCTATAATTTAACATATATAAAGTTCAATAAATTTATAATGTCATTACAAATAGAATATCATCAAAATAATCAAATAAAATCAGAAGTATTTATAAATAATAATAAAAAAGAAGGGGAATATAAAGAATATTATGATAATGGTCAATTATATATTAAATGTTATTATATAGATGATTTATTAAATGGTGAATATACAAAATATATTAACAATAATAAGATAATAGTAATATGTAATTATACAAATGATATATTAAATGGAAAATATATAGAATACGATAAATACAATAAAAATCAAATAAGAATTAGTTGTAATTATACAAATGGTGTATTAGATGGTGAATATATAGAACATAAACTAACTTATAATGATAATGATTATTCTTTTTATAAAGATAAAATTATAAATTATAAAAATGGTAAAAAAAATGGTGCATATATAGAATATGATGATGGATATATTAAAATATATTGTAATTATATTGATGATAAATTAGAAGGTAAATATAAACAATATTGGTGTGATGATTTTGATATAGAATGTTATTATGTTAATAATAAACGAGAAAATATTAATAAAATATATAAACAAAATAATGAATATATAATTAATAATTATATAAACAATAAAATTATTAAATCTTATGAAATTAGTGATGATTATATTATAGTTTGTGATTATAGATATATAAAAAAAGAAAAAAATTAATAATTTTAGTTTAATATTTTAGTTTAATATTTTATTTAATTTAATTTCTAAATCTTTATGAGACATCATGGTAAATTTTCTTAATTTATTTAATTTATCATTTTGTATTTTGACAGTATTATGTATTTCTAAAATTGCTTTTAAAAATGATTTATCTGATTCATTTAATTTTTTTTTTGAATATATTTGATAAATTTTATATAAAATTCGTCTATATCCTTCATATGTATTTTCACATTCATTTTGTCCTAATTTTTCCCATTGTACAGATTCCATTATAGTTTTAATTTTATTTAGACAAGTATAAATTATTTTTTGTGTAATTAAATTTTTTTCAAATAATACACTCAAGAAACTCATATACCCTTTATAATTATCTACTCTATATTGGTTATTTGAATCAAGTGGTTTTATTAAATCTGTAAAATCATTAAAATATTTTTGACATAAATCCATAAATATTCTTATAAATTTAATAATATTTTTATTATCTTCTATGTTTAATTGTGAAAATTCAACAACAATGTCTGCATATATTTCTAACATTGATTTTTGTCCAACAGGAACATCAATACCTTTTATAGCTACCATATCAGACATTGCTCTTTGAAGTATATCTTGACTAAAAGTATCAAAATGTTCATATTTTGTAAATGACAATTTTTTTAAATTATCAATTATTGTTGAATAATTATTTTGATTAATTTTATTAAGATATTCAATTATAGAATTTTTAAATATTATATCATTTGGATTTTTTCCACTTGTGAAAGTATCAATTACATTTCCAACTTCCTTTAGTATGATATCTCTTAATATTAATGTACCACCTAAATCATTACACAATGGTTTTAAATTAACTGGTAAAAATACATTACAATCTTTATAATACATAAAGTCTTGTAAACTATAACTTATATTTATTTTTGCCATATTTATACTATATTATTATATTATTATGTTAAATAATTATACTATATATAATTCAATTTTTTTATTATAAATATATAATTCAATTTTTTATAATCTTATTAATATATGAATTTAATATATTGTATAATATCTTATGTAATTATTTCTACAATTTATATAATATTAATAAAAGAATATATTAATACAAAAAAATATATATATATGCTTTTTGCTATAATATTTTATTTATCATTATTATTAATTTATTTATATTTATTTAAAAATAATGAAATATCAAAAATATATAGTATTATTAAAGTTGGTCAACTTTTATTAGTATCATTAGTAGCAATTAAATTATATAATGAAAAAATAAATAAAAATAAAATTATTGGGATATGTACAGGTATAATTAGTATTATTTATTTAAGTTTAGCTTAGGTTAATATTTATTTAAGTTTTCTTAATCAATTCATTTAATAAGAGATTATCTTGATTAAATATTGCTTGTTTATCATTATTTATAGTGATATATAATGGTTTATACAGTTGCCCTTCTTTTACAAGAGTAATTATTTTAGCATCACCCTTACCACATTTTATAATATTTGAACGATAATTATTATTCTCATCTCTTTCAAATGTACATATATCAATACCATCAATAATAGTTTTAAAATTATTATCTTCTAATTCGTGTTCAATTTTTATTCTATTTAATATTTTTTTTAATGTATTATCATTTAATTTATAATCATCAATCATATTTATTTTTAAGTGATTGAATAATTCATCTTCAATAACAGAAGAAGGTATAATATTATGAGTTTGTAATACATGATGAATTGAATTTTGTAGTGAAAAACTATTATCATATCCATCCATTTTAGGAACTGTATATTTTTTAATTTCACTAAAATCTACTTTTCCTCCAACTTGTCCAATGTCTTTCTTTCTAAATATAGAAAATCTCCATAAGTTTGTAAATACCTTACAAGTATCATTTATTTCATTTTTTTCATAATATTTTGAAACTTTGTCTAAAAACTCACGTGTTTCTAAATTTGGTTCATATTTATATATATTATCTTTGAAAAATTCTTTATTAATTTTATATTGATTTTCAAAAGTATCTGTTTCAATTAATTCTAATTGACAACTTTCTAAAAGGTCTTTTTTGAGAAAATCTACATCTACTAAATATTCTGTCATAAATGTTCCATCTTCAAACATCCATGAAGCAAATAAATCAATTGGATTTCCAAGACCAATAGTTTTTTTAATATTATTATCATCATATTTTTTAATTATTTCAAATAATTTTTCTTTATTACCTTCATTATCAGTATATTCATATGTTATTAAATTTTTATTTTCTAATGCTTTAATTACTTTTTTAGCATCCATATGTGTTACCATAAAATAACCACCATTACGTAAAGTTTGATTAATGTTTGATTTAAAATTACCCCAGGAAATTTCATCTTTTAAAAAGTAATGTAATGCATTTTGACAAGAAACTACATCAAATTTTGTTTGATTTTTATCAGAGAAAAATTTTTCAAATAATTCTTTATTTTCTAAATTCATTCCACCTAAAACTTTATATTGTTCATCATAATTTAACTTTACTGAACCATCTGCATGAATAAAATACATTTTAGGAAAATTAGCTTTTCTCTTTTTTTGTTCATTATATCTTGATACTGCACCATTAATGGGAGAATATAATCCATCTCTTGATACATCAAAACCAACTACAAAGGCGGCTTCAGCATAATAATATCTTAATATATCACCACCTCTTCCTATACCAACATCTAGTATAGATAATTGTTTATTATTTTGATAAATCTTATTGCAGTATGTATACATAACATTTGATTTAATCCAATTGTGAAATTGTCTCATTGAACTTGCAAGATTTGTTATTTTTTGATAAAATGCATTTTGTTTTGCTGCTGAAATTACCATCTCTTTACCAATCTTTTTTTGTAACATTTCTATTTTTTTATCATAAAAGAATTGATTTAAATCTGGATTGTTTCCTTTTGCTAAATCTTTAAAATCTTCCATTAAAACAGGATTTTTAATACTTCTCCATATTTTTAATGCAATTTCTTCTGCATTTCCATATTTACGCTGATATCTTTGGACTGATTCTGTTTTATCATAACGTGTTCTCATAATTTTCCATCTAAATTTTTCTGGTATAAATAAGTCTTCACCTTCATCTGAATTATAATAAAATTCAACTACTGTTCCATCTGTCACAATATTTCCATCTTCATCACGAACTTCTCCATTTTCTGTAAAAAGATATGCCCAATAACCATCATTATATTCATTAAAAAGAACTGGAGATTCTTTATTATTTATTCTTTTACCTACATGTAATTTACATATTCTATACGGTTTATTTCTGACAAAATCATCATTAGAATTATCATATATTGTGAGTGGTTTTCCTGTATTTTTATCTTTTTCAAATGTTACATAAAAATCTATTGAGTTTGAATGTGGAGGTTTCCATTTAAATTCAAAATATTTTGAATCCTTTACACTTGTTATATATGCTTGTTCCAATGGTTGAAAAATTAAACCATCTAATACATAAGGACAATTTACTGATGAATCTTCTGTATATTTTTTCCACATCAATTCAGAAAATTTATATATATCCCATCTACATGCTCCAGTAGCACCAATAAAATATTTTGTTCTAATTAATGGTAATTGTTTTTCATATAACATATCGTGATTTAAAGCATTCATCGAGTCTTTAATCTGTTCATCATAAAATTTAACCATATCTGCTAAATCAAATTCACCTTTTGATTTATATTCTTTTCTTAAAAATCCTTTTTGTTTATTAAAAACAAAAATTTTATTGATAAGTATTTCTGCTTCTTTAATTCTATTAAAGAATTTTGCTTCGTTTCTTAAATCTTTACCACAATTTAATAATATATCAAAAACCATATATAAATGTCTATTTTGTTTTGGAATAAATATATATTCACCATCCATAATAGTAGCATCATACGTTTTAGTTTTTAAATCAATTCCCGAATCTTTTACATTTAAATTTGTTGATATATAAAAACATCTCCCATTATATATTACCATAAAATATCTATCACCATCAGCTTTATCAGTTACAGCATATTTATTTGGCACAGTTTCAGATAAATATTGTAATTCAAAAGATATTGGTTGGCGTGCATTTAAAAAAGTAGAACTTTCTGGAGTATTTGATATTTTTTTATAATATTTTACAACTTCGTCTTGTAATGAATTTGTTATTATATAATTTGATTGTTGGATTATTTTATGTAAAATTGATACTTCTTTATAAATTTCTGTAATCGGAATAGTATTTTTTTTTCCTGTTTTTCCATATTCTACTTCAAGTTCAAATTCAGAATAAGTATTATTTAAATCTTTATAATTTTTAGTAGTTTTTGTTGATGTTATATCTATTCTAACAAAATCATCATTAGTTTTATGCGTAAATAATGAAAATCTTTGTTTTAAACGATAAGATATATTTTTTTGAGATTCATGATCTATTTTTTCAATTAATTGAATATCTGTTTTTGTTAATTCTGTTTCTTGTGATAATCTAACTCTCATATTTAAATCATTTAAATCAATTGTATTTTCTTTATTTTTTATTTTTTTCATAATAGTAATATTCTTATCATCTTTTTCACTAGCCATATTTACAAAAGTTTTAAATATAACATGTGATTTCCATATATCTACTTTTTTTAAATAATTATTTATATTCTCTCCTTCAATTGTAACTCTGTATGTTGTTTCTCTATCTGGAGTATAATTTATATCAAGAATTTCTATTGGACCAATTGAATCTAATTTTGATGATTTTTTTCGTACTTGTAAATATTTTAAAAGTTTAATATATTTTTCTTGTGTAATATATTTACCATCTTTATTAGAAAATATAAATTCAAATTCTCCATTTATATCAGTTTTTTTAAACATACTTTCGATTGAATTATATACATCTTTTTCTATAAGATTAATAATATTACTTCCATCTGTCATATATATATATATTACTTGTATATATTTCTTTAAATTATATAAGTAAATAAATCAATTTTTTTATATAAAATTATTTAATTATTATATAATATTATTTATATATGAGTACTACATTAGTTTCAAAATATATTCCAATAACTTTAAATATGCAAATTGATATTAAATCTATTTTTGATTCAGAAGCAAATGTTAAATTAACTAATAATATTGATTATCCAAAATGTTCTTTTGGTTTTCATCATTATATTCATTCTTTAAAAAAAGATACTCTTGTTATTAAACAATTTGAAAATAAAAAAAAAGTTTATTTAGTCACAAATCCATTTGAAATTGAAATTGATAAATATGATAATTCTATTAAAACAGAAGTTAATAAATTTTTAAATGTTACTGATAAAACTGCAAATATAGTATCATTAGATTTTTATAAATTATGGGAAATTATGTTTATGTTTGATTTATTTGACACAAGTGATATGTCAAGTGCTCATTTTTTAGAAGATGGTTCTAATATCCAATCATTAATGTATTTTAGAGAAAAATTTTTTAAAATAAAAGATAAATATTATCTTATAAATCCATCTAAAATTACTAATTTTATTGAAGAAAATGATAAAAAAATTATTAAAACAAATATTGATTCTTTAAAAGAAAAAGTTAATTTTATTACAATTGGTTCTAGTATTTCTTATAATGATAATGAAAATACTATAGAACAAGAATATAATATTCCATTATTTAAAAATATATTAAATAGTATAAAAATTCAAAAAAAAGGAGGTTCTCTTGTTATAAAAGTTTTTGAAACTTATACAAATGTAACATCTAAAATATTATCTATATTAATTTCATTGTATGAAAAAGTATTTATAATAAAACCAATGACTAGTTTACCTTCTCAATCTGAAAGATATATTGTTTGTATTAATTTTAAATTAAATGATAATAGTGGTATATTAAAAAAATTAGAAAAAATTAATGAAATTATTGATAAAAATTCAAAATTAAAATTATGTGATTTATTCACTGATTATGAAATTGATTTTAAATTAAAAATAAGACTTATTAAATTAAATCAACTTATTTCAAATACAGTTTTTAAATCTCTTGGAGAAATAGTAAATTTTATTAATAGTCAAGATTATTATGGTGATACATATGAAAAATATCGCAATGAACAAATTGAAGCAAATAATTTTTGGGTTGAAACATTTTTACCAGATCCTAAAAATTTTAAAGAAGCAAAAAAAAAAATTGTTGAAATGTCATTTTTGACAAATAAAATGAATGTTGATGACGCTTTGCACTTAGAAAAAATATTATTATAATATTTTATTATAATATATTTACAATATATTTATTAAATGATGATTTAGACATTTTTGTTAAATTTGTTGATTTTGTTGATTTTGTTAAATTTGTTGATTTTGTTGAATTTGTTGATTTTGTTAAATTTGTTGATTTTGTTGAATTTGTTAATTTTGTTGAATTTGTTAATTTTATTAATTTGTTATTTAAAAATAAATTACATAAATAATAATCATCTTTATTTTTATTTAAAATATTAATAATATTATTTTTTGTTATATTTTTAATTATACTTTCATATATATTTTTCAATATAGTATCAATATAAATTAAATTATAAATAAATCTATTATTATTTATATATTTTTTATATTTTTTTATATTAATCTTTTTTTCATTTAAACGATATATTAATTTATAATATAATTTTAATTTTGCTATATTATTAATAAAATCAGGTGAAATATTTTTTTTTTGTTTTATATTTTTAATTGATGAATCGATAGACATATTTATAACACCACCAGTAAAAGATATCCAATCTAATAGTGATTTATCATTATCTGATAAATTTAAATTATTAAATATAATATATTTTTTATAAGAATATCTATTGTTTTCTTTTAATGATAAATATATTTTTTCGTATAAATATAATAAAATAGGATTTTTATTTGTTAATAATATATTATTATATTTTATTACATTATTTTTATGTAATTTTTTATCTAAATTATTTTGTAAATTTATTATAAATTTGATTTGTTTTTTAAAAATTAAAATTAATAAAAAAATTAATAAAATTAATATTATTATATATTCCATATAAAAATATTATAGAGATTTTACCATTAAAAATAAACTAATATTATTTATTTTTATTTTTTTTATTTTTATTTTTATTTTTATTTTTATTTTTATTTTCTTCTGCTACTTTATAAAAATTGTCTTTTCCACCAAAAGCAGGATATAAATATTCTTCTGCTCTTTTTTCTACAAATTCATTTTCTGCATTTTCTAATGTTTTTTCTCCAATTTTTACACTTCTTAAAATATTTATCATATCAAGAATTTTTTCTAAATTTGAACTTCTATTTTCATAATCACTCAATAATTTCATCATTGACAAAGGAAAATTTGGAAATTCTTTTTCAATAATAAAGTTATATTCTCCAATATTTGAACTTTTTAATTCTTTTGTTTCAGATTTATCAATAAATTCTATAAATTTTAAAACATCGCTTGTTAATTTTTCTAAATCTGGTATATTTTCCATAATATTATTTATTATATGTTATATTCTTAAATAAAATTATTATTTAAAAATTATTCTTCAAAAATATTTATATTTCTACTAATAACTAAAAATGTATTTTTTTTAACTTGTATATTTGCATTTGAATTTTTATATTTTGATGAAATATTTTTTGTTAAATTTAATTGTGTCATAATAAATTCATAATTTTTATAAAAATATAATTTTTCAATAGGTGTTCCTATTAATTCTAAATTTTTAATATTATCGGAAAGTGGTAATATTTTTATTTCTTTACAATTATTTAATACTAAATGTTCTACTTTATATAAATTTTGTATATTATCTATCAAAGTTTCTGATAAATCTATATATATTGTATTTTGTGGTAATAATATTTTTTTTAATGGATTTGAATAAATTATTAATTTATTTAATTTATTAAAATTTGTAAAGTCATATGATAAAATATTATTATTATTAACTTCTAATAATTCTAATGTTTTTGATAAATTCATTTCATTTATTTTATTATTTGATATTTTTAATCTTTTTAAATTTTCATTTGATATAAATTTTGTAATAGAATTATTACATGCACATAATTCTATTAATGAATGTGGTAAAATTATATTTGTTATATTATTATGAGTAACATCTAATATTTCAAGGTTTTTTAAAAATGTTAAGTCAATAGTATTTGATAGATTATTATTTGCTATAAATAAAAATTTTAAATTTGTAAATATATTATTTCTTAATATCGAAGGTATTTCATTTAATTTTAACATCTCTAAATCTAAATCTTTATAATTTACTTCTTTTGATTCACTAATACGATATTCAAGTGTATCGTGATTTATATTAATTAAATGTTTAATATTATTTTGTTCTAAATCAACTTTATTAATATCAATATTTCTATTTTCTCTATATTTTAAATCATTTTTATAAATAATATATTTTTTTTCCATATATTATACATTTAATTAAGATTTTTTTTTCTTTAATATTTCCATACATAATTGTTTTTTATTTTTGATTTTTCTATTTCCATCTATATTAAAAAATATATCAATATTATTTTCTTTTGCCTTTTTTTGTAATTCTATTAAACTTAAATTTTCATTTATTTCTTCATCTTCATCTTCATTTTCTTCTTCTGAATTTGATTGTATTGAATTTTCAATATCATATCCATTCAATTTATCTGTATATATTATTTCTTCTTCTTTTTGTAGTTGATTTTGTAGTTGATTTTGTTGTTGATTTTGTTGTTGATTTTGTAGTTGATTTTGTAGTTGATTTTGTTGTTGATTTTGTTGTTGATTTTGTTGTTGATTTTGTTGTTGATTTTGTAGTTGATTTTGTAGTTGATTTTGTTGTTGATTTTGTAGTTGATATGATGATTTTATTTCAATTGTTTTATTCCAATCAGTTCCAATTGGTTCAAAACTTTCTGAAAATACTAAATTTATATTATTATTTTCTTTTAAAAATGATTTAATATATTCATTATTATTAAATATAAATGATTTATTTTTATCATCACATAATAAATAATATGTATCATTTATATTTAAAAGTAATACAATTTTTTTAAAAACAATAAATTCTCCACCAGTATAATATATTTTATCATTTTTTATATAAAATATATTTATATGTAATGCATCTGATACATAACGTATTACTTTATCATCTAATGTGTTTTTATCTAAATGTTTATATATTTGATTTTTATTCCATTTAAGTTTAATATATTTATGTTCTTTAAATCCATCCATCATAATATCTTTCTTTAAATAACTTAAAAGTGATATATATGATTTATATTTATATTCATTCTTTTCTGTATTAAAATTATCATCTAATGCTGATAATATTGAATAATAAAATGATAATGTTTTTTTATTTATTGTAGTATCTTCATTAAAAAATTTATATAATGGGTTTAAAATTAAAAAATTATGAAATAAATCTTTTTCAAATAAATTATTAAAATATTTTGAATCTACTTTAATTGTATTAAAATCGGTATTTAACATAGTTTGTAAATCTTTATCATTTTGTATTTTATTTAGATTTTCACTTGAATTATTTTTTTTTTCTTTTGGAATATATTCTATAATGATTTCTTCATTTGTAAAAGAATTTATATTATTACGAATATAATCTTTTATCATATCTATAGTTAATCGTTTTGTTTCCATTTGTATTATACTTAATATAATTAATATTCTATTAAATGATTTAAGAATCAATTTTTTTTTTGAATTAGATTTATAAAAAAATTGATAAATATATATTAATTTTACTGATTTATATAAAATTCATGCTTTTTTATATAATCAATCATATTCATATTTCCCATACTTAAATTACACTCTTTACAAATTGGTCTTAAATTATCAATTGTATCTTTACCACCTGTCGATTGTGCTATAATATGACCTGCATGAAAATCTGTAATTTTTATTATTCGTATTTTACAACAACAACAACGATGTTTTATAATATCTTCACCTATGTATTTGTCCCATATCAAACTTTTTAAATTTTTTGATATAGATTTTTTAATAATAGATTTATTATTCACTATTTCTTCATCATCATTAAAATTTAAATTAGGTGATATAATTGGTTTAATATTATCATTATCATTATCATTATCATTAATATTATTATCATTAATATTATTAATATTAATTTTTTCTTTTTTATTTTGTTCTTCCAATAAAATTAATTTTTGTTTTATTATTTCAATATCATTTTTTTCTTTTTTCAATTATTATATTATTTTTTTTATTTTCTAATTCTTTTTTAATAATACACGAATTTTGTATATGTCTTGATAAATTCCCTTTATTTAATAAAATAGTGTTGCAAAATAAACATAGTGTTTTTTGTTTTAATGATAATTGTAAAGTATTATTTATTTCATTGTCAATTTTTTTGTATTTGATATCGTAATTTTGCTTATTTCTTTTTATGACACATTTTTCTATATGATTGTTCAATAAATAATCATATTTGAAATATTTACAACAATTATTACATATCACCATAATAATATTATAATACATATTAAATGTTAAATTAATTTAACAATTAATTATTAAAAATTAAAAAATAAATAATAAATAAATAAAAAATAAATAAAAAATAAATAAAAAATTAAAATATAATAAAATATTACAAATGGTAACAATAATATTAAAATAAATTTATTTTGGTGAAGAAGATTATTTAAATTTTATAATATACTTTTTTAGAGGTTTATTAAATATATAAAAAAAGTATACTATATAAAAAAATATAAAAAATTCCCTTTGAAAATTAATTTTTGTATTTTTTGTATAGTTAATATATATACTAAAATTTTACTATTATTTTATATATATTTATGTTATATATATACTTTAAAAATTACATTGTTTTGAATTGTATATGAAAATAAATTTTTGTATTATTATACACTTTTAATATTATGAATATATGAAAAAGTAATAATATATATTAAATATAATTTTATACATAAATTTACCCCCAGAAGGAATTTGTCATCCCTTTATAAAAATTGAAGAATTATAAAATTTGTTATAAAAAAAATATACAAAATCTCCCTGATGTAAAAATTTTTGTATATTTTGTATAGTTAATATATATACTAAAATTTTACTATTATTTTATATATATTTATGTTATATATATACTTTAAAAATTACATTGTTTTGAATTGTATATGAAAATAAATTTTTGTATTATTATACACTTTTAATATTACAAAATATATGAAAAAGTAATAATATATACTAAATATATTGTTATACAACAATTTATATGGATTTAAAAAGTATTTATATATACCAATATATACTAATATATCGATATATAATATGAAAAAATATATAAATATAAATATTTAAGAAATAAAATATATTTATAATATAATGGTATTTTGTTTAAAATGTTTCAAATATTTTAGTGAACAATTTTCATTAAATAGACATCTTAATAAAAGAAAAAAAAATTGTGATAATTATGAAAATTGTAATTTATATATTCAACATATAGATAAAGAAATAAAAAATACTATAAATTTGTCATTAGAAAATAAATATTGTTTATTTTGTGAAAAAAGTATGGTTAATGTCAATAGACATATACAAAATTCATGTGTTGTTAAAAAAGAACTAGAAGATAAAAAAAATGAAATAATAAAACAAAAATTAATTTTATTGGAAGAACAAAATAAAATATTAAAAAATAATAATACTACTAACAATAGTAATAGTAACAATAGTAATAGTAATAATAACATTACAATAAATACAACCAATACAACCAATAATAATAATATGAATAATATTATAATAAATCCATTTGGTAAAGAAGATTTATCTCATATACAAATTGAAGATTATTTAAAATTTATGAATACTTTCTTTCCAGGTTTTGTTGGATATATTGAAAAAGTGCATTGTGATGATAATGCACCACAAAATCATAATATATTTATTTCTAATCTAAAATCTAAATATATATCAATACATGATGGTGAAAAATGGATAACTAAAGATAAAAATGATGTTATAAATACTTTAATATTAAAAAAACAAAATCAATTATCAAGTATGTGTGAAAAATTAGAAAATGAAAATAAAATAGATAAAAAAATTATAGAACATTATGAGGAATTTTGTGAACATTTTAAGAATATTGAAGCACAAAAAACAACAAAAAACAATATAATAACAATGTTGTATGATAATAGAAATAAAATATCAAATTTAAAAAATATTAAATCTATAAAGTAAATTTATTTATTAAAAAATGACTCATTATCAGAAATATAAATATCATCTGTTTTTTGTTCTATTTCATCATGATATTTTTTTTTATTGATAAGTTTTTTTTCAGCATTAGATAATTTAATTATAGGTTCATTACTCAATTCATAATCAGATAAATTTTTATCATATGTTTCTGAAACAGAACTAGTTATTTTTTTAATTTGTTCACTTTCAAGTTTATCAAAAAATAAATCTAATTTAAAATAAGTTTCTTGTGTTAAATTATGAAAAAATAATAAGATACCTGAACTTTTTTTAGTTATAGAAATATCAGGATTTTCAGTAAATATTATTTTTTTAATTTTTTCTATATGTTTTCTATCTTTTAAATTTTCTATTTTACTTAAAATTTTTTTGATACTATCGATATTATATTTATCTGTCATATATTATATTATTATTTTTATATTCAATTATTGACGTATTATTGACGTATTATTGATATATCTATATTTTATATATAAAATATTTTATATCTTTATTTAATATATAATATATACTATGAGTAAACAAGAAAATGATAAAAATGAAGATATAGAATTCAATATGATGAATACAAATTATAATTATCCAGAAGTTGATGATGAAGATTTACAATATAAAATTTATAAAAAAAGAGAATTTTACTATCATAAAATTCCAGAAAGACCTGATATTAAAACATATAATGAAATGAAAGAATATAGAGATAATATATGTGCAGGTGATATTTCATTATTTGACTATCAATCATTATTAGGTAATATAATAAATCCAGATACACCTTATAAAGGAATGATAGTTTTCCATGGTTTAGGAACAGGTAAAACTTGTGCGGGTGTGGCGATTGCTGAAAAATTTAAACCTTTAATACAAAAATATAATACAAAAATAATAGTTTTAGTTCCTGGACCATTAATAAAAGAAAGTTGGAAACATCATATTATTAAATGTACTGGTGAAACATATCTTAAAAAAATTGATAAATCACAATATATTGAACATCAAGATTTAGATAAACTAAAAAAAAATGCATTATTACAAGCATTACAATATTATAAATTTATGTCATATAAATCATTTCATAAAAGAGTTTTAGGAGAAAGAATAATAGATAAAAAAGAAGGAACAAAAATAACATATAAAAAAACAGAAGAAGGTGAATTTGAAAGAGATGTAGCAGTTGATAGAATACATAATTTAAATAATACAATTATAATTGTAGATGAAGCACATAATCTTACAGGAAATGCATATGGTGAAGCATTAACACATATTATTAAAAATTCAGTTAATTTAAAGGTTGTACTTATGAGTGCTACTCCAATGAAAAATATAGGTTCAGATATTATAGATTTACTTAATTTTTTAAGACCCCAAGACAATCCAATAGAAAAAGATAAAATATTTACACGTGCTGATAAAAATTATGAAATTCAACTTAAACCAAATGGATTAGAATATTTTAAAAAAATGGCTAATGGTTATATATCACACGTTAGAGGTTCAGACCCACTTGTTTTTGCTAAAAGAATTGATAAAGGAGAAATACCCAAAGGTTTATTATTTACAAAAGTAACAAAATGTGAAATGGAACCTTTTCAAAAGAAAGTATACGATGCAACAATTTTTACAGAAGATGAAAACGAAGATGCATTAGATAGAAAAGCAGAAGCAGTAGCAAATTTTGTTTTTCCTTGTATGTCATCTGATAAAAAAAGTATAGTAGGTTGTTCCGGTAATGAAGGACTTAATTTAATAAAATCACAATTAAAAATAGCACAACAACAAATCAATAAATTAATTTCTACTGATATATTAAAGAAAAAAGAAATAGAAAATGATTTAATAGAATTAACACAAGATGGTAAAACTATAACAGGAAAGATTATGCATCAAAGTAATTTAAAAAATTTTTCTACAAAATTTTATAGAGCATTAAAAAAGATAAATAGATTAACTTGTTTTAAAAAAGGAGCAAAAACAGCTTTTATATATTCAAATCTTGTAAAAGTAGGTATAGAAATATTTGAACAAATATTATTACAAAATGGATATTTAGAATTTAAAGAAGATTCAACAACATATCAAATAAATCCAGATACAATATGTTATTATTGTGGAATACAATTTAAATCACATAATGAATTTGAAAAACATAAAAATAAATCTGAAGAAGATTCATCATCTAATTATAAAAAATCAGAATGTAAACCACATACATTTTTCCCAGCAACATACATTACAGTAACGGGAAAAGCAGGAGATGAGACAGGAGATGTTATTCCAGAAGAAAAAAAGAAAATTTTAGATAATGTATTTAATAATATTGAAAATAAGGAAGGCAAATTTTTAAAATTAATTTTAGGCTCAAAAGTTATGAATGAAGGTATTTCTTTATATAATACAGCAGAAGTACATATATTAGATGTATATTTTAATTTTGGAAGAGTTGACCAAGTTATTGGTCGTGCAATTAGATGGTGTTCTCATTACAAACAAATGTCAGAACAAAATCCATTTCCTTTTGTAAATGTATATAAATATGTTGTATCTATAGAAAAAGGATTATCAAGTGAAGAAGAATTATATAGAAAGGCTGAACAAAAATATTTATTGATAAAAAAAATAGAAAGAGCAATGAAAGAAATTGCAATTGATTGTCCTCTAAATTTACAAGCAAATATATTCAAAGAAGAAATTAAAGAATTTGATAAATGTGGTGAAAAAGGAAAACCCGATTGTCCACAAATTTGTGATTTTACAAAATGTGAATATAAATGTGATAATATAAAATTAAATGCAGAATATTATGACCCAACAAGACAAATTTATAAAAAAATTAATAAAAAAGATTTAGACATAACAACATTTTCGACAGGTTTTGCATTAGCCGAAATAGAATATTGTAAAAAAAAAATTAAAGATATGTATATATTAGGCTTTATGTATACATTAGGTGATATTATAACTTATGTAAAAAATTCATATACTGAAGAACGTCGAGATTTGTTTGATGAATTTTTTGTTTATAAAGCATTAGATAATTTGATTCCAGTTACAGAAAATGATTTAAATAGTTATAATGATACAATTATAGATAAAAATAATCGTTCTGGATATTTAATTTTTGTTGATAAATATTATATATTTCAACCATTTGACCAAAATGAAGATGTACCAATTTATTATAGAACTAAATATATGAAACCAATAACTCAATCAATTTCATTATTTAATTATCTTAAAAATAATGAATTATATAAAAATTATAGAGATAAACAATTATTAGAAGATGCAAATGTAGAAATTGAAAATAAAGATATTGGATATGATTTTGATTCTATTATGGAATATTATGATAATCGTGATGAAGCCAAATATATTGGTATTATTGAAAAGAATTTAAATACAAAGAAAAATATAGAAACAAATGAAGAAGAAGATTTATTTAAAATTAGAGAAAAGAGACAAAAAATATTAGATAAAAAACGTGGCACTGGTATACCTTCATTAAAAGGGGCTGTATGTACAACAAAAGAAAAAGGATATATAAAAAATCTTGTTAAATATTTAAAAATTACCGATCCAGTAAAAACACGTGAAGGTTTATGTAAATCAATTAAAAATAAATTACTAGAATTGGAGAAATATTCTACAGGTGATGATAAAAAAACTTATATGATGATACCTCAAAATCATCCTATATATCCATTTCCATATAATCTTGAAGACCGTATTGATTTTATAAAAAATAAATTAAAAGAATTAAATCCTAAAATTGATATAGATATTAAAAAAATAACAAAGAAAGAATTTTTTGAATTTGTTTTAACAATTAATCGTAATGATAAATCAATAAAATTTGAAAATGAAATAAATGAAATAGTTGATAAATATAATGGAAAAAAAGATAAAAATAATTGGATTATTAATATAAATTAAATTTAAGTATAAAAATATAGATTAATTATTTGGATATGTAATAGATTTTCCAACAATTTTATCATTCACATAATTACAAGTAGTTTTAAGTTTACCATTTTCATAAAAAGATTCGTATGATCCATTTTTTAATCCATTCACATAATTAATTTTTTCTTTTGGATTACCATTTTCATAAAAAGAGTCATATGAACCATGTTTTACATTGTTTAATAAATTATATTTTTCTTTTGGATTACTATTTTCATAAAAAGATTCATATGAACCATTTTTTATATTATTATCATAATTACATTTTTCTTTAAGATTACCATTTTCATAAAAAGATTCATAAGAATAATTAAAAATATTTAAATTATTTAAATTATTATTATAAATTTTTCTAGAACTTTTATTCAAATTATGATATTTACCACATATTTTAAAATAACTATAATATTTTTCTGACTTAAAAATTTCATTATTTTGAATTGTTGTACTTTTTAATTTATTGTCTTCTATTTTATAATAAGTTTTATTAATATCGCTAATAATTTCACCATTTGAAAATTCAATTTTAAAATAAATATCATTATAATCAAATTTTAAAATACCATCAAGTAAATCATTTTTAATATTTAAAACAATATTTGGACAATTAATATCACAATTGATATAATCTAGAAATTTAAATATAACATTATTATTAAAAGTATAACGTATCCCAAATGTGTCATCATAATTTAGCCACATATGACAGTGTTGAATATCATACTTAGTTTGATATGTATAAAAATAAGATAAGTATTTATTTATGTGTATGTCTAGTAAATTTTGTTTAGTTGTAAAATTATACAATTGAAATTTTTCATCATAGTATTTTACTTTTTCTGTAATATTTGTACATTTTCTATTACCAAATCTTGTAATTATATTTTTAATTTCATCTTCTTGGAGTAAATAATGAATATAAATACCAATACTACCAAATATGTATATAAAATATTTAAATTCTTGTATAATATTGTTTTTAATAATAAATTCTTTTTTTACTTTACCATTTGGATAGAATTCAACATATTCGCCATCAACAATAACACCATTATAATATTCAAGCTTCTTTCTTAATTGACCATTTGGATAATTTAAAATAAAAATTCCATGTAATTGTCCATTTTCATTATAAGAACATTCTTCAATACATTTTTCAATACATTTTATATCAGAATCATCGGATTTTTTGCTGATCTTATTTTTGTGTTTATCAAACATATTTCATATATTTACTATATTAGTATAATAAAAACATCAATATATTAAATTTTTCAATTTTTTTTAATAAAATATATAGATTAACTATTAGGATATGTAATATACTCTCCAACAATTTTATCATCAATAAAATTATGTCTAGTTTTATTTTTACCATTTTCATAAAAAGATTCATATAATCCATTTTTTAATCCATTTTTAAAATAATATTTTTCTTTTAATTTAGATAAAAAGATTCATATAATCCATTTTTTAATCCATTTTTAAAATAATATTTTTCTTTTAATTTGCCATTTTCATATTCCAATTTTAATCTCAATTGTTTATTTGGCTAAAATGAATAAAATGAATAAAATAAATAAAATAATCCATCTTTTTGTCCTTTATCATTATTACTTTTACTAAATATTATATAATTTTATATAAATAATATAAACAAACATAAATTATTTCATTTTATTAAATTTATTAAATTTTTTAGTTATAATTAAAAAAATGAAATTAAAAATGTTTATGAAATAATTAATATATATATAATATTATATAATGAATAATCCATATATAACAACATATCTTATAACTACAGTTAGATTACTTCCACGTGAAATGGATAACAATATACGTAAATATATTAAAACAAATATTGAAAAAGAACATATAAATAAATGTTTTGGAGATTATGGATATATAGATAAAGTACATGAAACTGAAATAATAAGTGATGGTATATTAATACCAGAAGATCCAATGTGTTGTCCAACATACAAGGTTAGATTTTTAGCAACATTATTTAGACCATTACAAAATTCAATTATAAGTGCTAAAATAATAAGTATGTCCGAACAGCTTATATTTTTATCATATGGGCCATTAGAAATAATAGTAAAAACAATTAATGGTATAAATAAAAATTTATTTCAATTTAATTCAAATTATAATAGATGGACATATAAAAAATCAAATGATAAAAATAAACAACAATTAATCGTATTAAAAAGTGGTTCTTATCTAAAAGTAAAAATTTTAAGTAAAAAAATAGTAGATAAACATAAACAAATTATATGTTTGGGATTTATTGAAGATATTGCATCAGAAAAAGATATTGAACAATCTATTAAGAATGCATATGAACCTAAAAAATATGATAATATTGAAGAATATATTAATCTAGAAAAGAAAATACAAGAAGCAATTGAATTAACTTTAGTAACAAGTGATATTGAAACAGATATTATGAGTGATAATGATTTATAATTATATAAATAAAGTAAAATATAAATTAAGTTAAATATAAATTAATTATTTAATAATAATGGAAAAAATAAAAAAAAATACAACTTGTACAAATTGTAATAGACAAAATCATGAATATAAAGATTGTAAAGAACCAATAACAAGTTGGGGAATAATTGTTGTAAATTTATCACAAATAAATATAAATTTATCACAAATAAATATAAATAATTTAAAACATGAAAAAATTAATTTAAAATCAAAATTATTTAATATATATCCGCAAAATTATAAACAAATAGAAGATTTAAGTAATTTTTTAAATAATTTAAGATTTTTATTAATACAAAGAAAACATTCAATTGGATTTATGGATTTTATAAGAGGAAAATATAAATTAGATAATATAGACCAAATAAATTCATTATTTCAATATATGAATAAAAATGAGATAGAAATGATTAATACAAAAACATTTGATGAATTATGGTATGAAATTTGGAATAATGATGAAAATCGTATTAATAATATTAAAAGAGAATATAATTATGCTAAAATACAATTTGAAAAACTTAAAAACTGTGAAGATACAGAATTAGATTTAAATTTTTTTATAAATAATGTAACACCTTTATATAAATTTAATGAATGGGGATTTCCTAAAGGAAGGCGAGACCGTAATGAATCTTCTCTTGAATGTGCATTAAGAGAATTTTCAGAGGAAACAGGAATAGATAAAACAAAAATTAAAATAATAAATGAAATTGAACCTATAGAAGAAAATTTAATCGGAACAAATGGAATACCATATAGACATATTTATTATATTGCTGAAATATATGAAGATATAATACCAAATATATCAAATAATAATGAAATTGGAAATATTGGATATTTTAATTTAAATGAAACATTACAAATAATAAGAGATTATCATAAAGAAAAAAAAAATATTATTCGTACTCTAAATATGTATTACTTAGAATTATTATTTAATAATATATAATTCTAAATAAATTTTTTATTAATTTTTTTATACTTTTAATATATAAATATAAATATGAATAATGAAATATATTTTAAGATATTTGATTTATTAAAAAATCATAAATATGATGAATTTATAAATATTTTAAAATTAAATAAAGATATTGATGTAAATATTAGAGATAATCAAAATGAATATTTATTAAATTATGCTATAATATATAATAATTTAGATATAATAAAATTATTAATTGAGAGAGGAGCAAAAATTGATATCTTAGATAATGAAGAACATTCAATATTATATGGATGTATTAAATATGGATATTATGATTTAATAAAATATTTTATAGAAAAAAATAATACAATAATTGGTATTAATATATTAGATATTAAAGATAAATTACATAAAATACCATTACATTATGCAATACAAAAAAAAAATAAAGATACAATAAAATTATTATTAGAAAATGGCTCCAATACAAATATACAAGACCATAATGGATATAATGCATTACATTTAGCTATATTTACACGAGATATAGAAATATGTAAAATTATTATAAAATATATTGGTAATATAAATGCAAAATGTAATACAGGAGAAACAGCATTACATTTATCAACAAATTTAAGACTCTTTGAAATATCAAAATTATTAATAGATAATAATATAAATATTAATATTACAGATACAACACACGAATTTACAGCATTACATTATATATCTTCAACAAATCAAATTGATTTATTAAATTATATTTTTTCAAAACAAGAAATAAAAGATAAGATAAATATAAATATACAAGATATTTTTGGAAATACAAGTTTACATTATGCAATTATAGAACAAAATTATGGTATTATAAATTTATTAATTGAAAATAAAAATATAAATTATAATTTATGGAATATTGACAGTAAAATACCATTACATTTAATATTAGAAAATTATGATGATAGATATGAATATTTATTAGAAGATATTATAGATAAAAGTAATTTATCAATTAAGGATAATGATGGAAATAATACACTATTTTATTTAATAAATTTAAATATGTGGAAAAAATATAAACATATATTAGAAAAAAAGAAAATAGATATATTTGCAAAAAATAAAAATCAAGTAATGATGTTCGATATTATAAAAGACAAAGATAAAGATGAATTTTTTAATTTAATAATTAATAGTTATTATCAAAGATTAAAATTAAAACCTGATTTATGGTTACAAGATTGGGAAAATGTATGTTCAAAAAATGTTGAAAATAATGATAATATAAAAAAAGTATTAAAAAAAAATATAGAGAATGATAATGATTTAGATAAAGAATGTACAAATATAATAAAAAAACATTTATTAAAAAATTTAGAAAAAATTAAATCAGGAGTAAAAGATTGTAGTATTTCATCATATCCACTTACAAAGAATAAAGTATGTATACAAATAGAAGAAGGGGAAAATTTATCTATATGTACATTTACAGGAAATAGTATTGATATATTACTTGGGTTAATATACTTATTGAAAAAACATAAAGATATTTGTTCTACATTAACTTCTGATTTTACAGAAAATAAAAGTATTCAAGATTTTTATAAATCAATTGGCATATTAATGAATGAACGTTCAGATTTTTTAAATTTTGAAATTATATGGGCAAATAATAAATTATATTTAGTTGAAAATTTTTATGAAAAAATAAAAAAATGTATATCAAATAAAAGTAAATATATAATAATTCCTTTAGGTATAGAAATGAAAGAAGGGTCTCATGCTAATTATATTATATATGATGTTGAAAAAAATATAATTGAAAGATTTGAACCACACGGATCTACAACACCACCAGGTTTAAATTATAATCCAGGAATGTTAGATAGTATTTTAGAATCAAGATTTAAAGAATTTGATGAAAAAAATATATATTTAAAACCTAAAAATTATTTACCAAAAATTAGTTTTCAATTATTAGATATATTGGAAACTAAAAAAAAGAAAATAGGTGACCCTGGTGGTTTTTGTGCATTATGGGCGATATGGTATGTTGATATGAAATTAACTTTTAGAGAATTATCATCAGAAATATTAGTTAAAAAATTAATAAAAAGTATAAAAGTTAATAATATTTCTGTAAAAAATATGATTCGAAATTATGCAATAAATATAATAAAATTAAGAGATGAAATATTAAATTATGCATCTTTAAATATTAATGATTGGATTAATGATGAATATACAGATGAACAATTACAAATAATTATACAAAAAATTAAAGAAATAATTGTTAGTATAAATCATAATTAAAATATAATACAAAATTATTTATTTTTTCTTATTTTTTTTATATTTTCTATTTTTACCAACAACAATATTTATAGCCTCTTTCAACAAAACTTCTTCTGGTTTTATTTTTTCTTCATTTAATACAATTTCTTTTTCCTCTTTATCTTCTTTATATTCTTTATCTATATCTTCTTTATCTTTTTCCTCTTTATCTTCTTTATATTCTTTATCTATATCTTCTTTATCTTTTTTATCTTCATTATCTTCTTTATCTTCAACTAATTCTTCTTTATCTTCAACCAATTCTTCTTCTTTATCTTCATTATCTTCTTTATCTTCAACCAATTCTTCTTCTTTATCTTCAACTAATTCTTCAACTTTATCTTCAACCAATTCTTCTTCTTTATCTTCAACCAATTCTTCTTCTTCTTTATCTTCTTTATCAGAAAATATATCATCAAAATCATTATTATTAAAATTATCATCAGTATATATTTCTTTATTTATTACATTTGGTATTGATATAATTTTAATTCTTTTTCTTTCTGTAACCTTTATATTTTTCTCATAAAAATTATCAGTTTGTATATTATTAGTTTGTATATTATTATTTATTTGTTTATTTTTATGTAATAAAATATGCATTTTATTTATTGTTTTTATTTTATTTAAATTATTATTTATATTAGAAATATTATCTTTAATTTCATCTTTATTTTCATCTTTAATTTCATCTTTAATTTCATCTTTATTTTCAAACTGTTTATTTTTATTTTTTTTTTGTAATAAAATTTGATTTACTTTATTTGCCATATTTGGCATATTTGGTATATTTGGCATATTTGGCATATTTGGCATATTTGGTATATTTGTAATATTTGGCATATTTGGCATATTTGGAATTTTTTTGGTAGATTTATCATTTTCAATTTTATCATTTTCAATTTTATCATTTTCAATTTTATCATTTTCAATTTTATCATTTTCAATTTTATCATTTTCATTTTTTATATTTTTTAATTGTTTATTTTTTAATTGTTTATTATATAAGATAGAAATTTTATTATTTTTATACATTGTATATAATTTTTAAATATATTTTTTTATATTTAAAAACACAATAAAATAAAATAAAATAAATTTATTTAAATTTTTTATAAATAGCAAATAATATTAATAATATAATAACTAAAAATATTATAATATATAAAGATATATGATTTTCTTTTTTAGTTTCTTTATTATTTAAATATATTTGATTAAATTCTTCATAACTTATTGTTCTTTTACCTGTTTCTTGATTAACAATATTATGAATATCAACGAGCCAAAAAATAAATTTATTTCTTGAATTTAATATTTCATCCGTTAAAGGTAATTCTTTAAGATGTTTTTTATAATTAAACCTACATTTTTCACATGGTAAAAATTTATAAATAATATTTATAAAAAAATCTTTAAACATTAATTTTATTTCTTCTGATGGATTATCTGGATAAGATAGAGTTATATAATGTAATGATTTCCACATATGATGACCCCATAAAGAAGGATTAATATTATACATTATAATATATAATTATATTTTAATTTTTATAATATCCATATTTGAATTTAATAATTCAAATGTAATATTTTTAAATTTTATAAAATCATATAATTTATTAATATCTTTTATATTTCTACCAGACACTTTTTTAATTATATATAATTCTCTAAAAATATTAATATTATTATTAATAAAATGTTCTGATAAATTAGTATTTTCAATATCTTTAATATATATTAATTTATTATTATTATATAACATATCATACAAATTTTTTGGTATTAATATATTATTTTTATTCATTTCAATTATTTTTTCTTCTGATAATTCTGAAAAAATAATACCATTTAAATCATAATATTTATGCAAATCTCTAAAATTAAAAGAAAAATATTTATAATCTAAACATATCAATTTAATATTTATTGTATGTATTTTTTTATATTTAATATTTTTATAATATTCTAATTTAATATTTGTTATACCATTTAATAATATGTATGTATCATATGGTATATTATCATCAAAATTAATATCATATAACAAATTATTATTTAATTTAATATCATTAATTTTGTCAATAACATTATTTATATTTAAATTTTTAAATTTATTTGTTACAATATTATTTTTTAAATTTATAGGAATATAATAAAAATTATTATTATTTTGAATATAATTTTTTAATATTTTATATATAATTTCTATAGGTAAACAAGTTAATTCATTAGTAGTAGTATTTTCAGATATCAGTAATCCATAAATATTGTTATTTGATAATATAGGAGAACCACTATATCCACTAAAATCAATATTATCACATTTTGAATAAAAAATAAAAACAGGTAATGGAGGAAAAATATGTGTTTTTATATAATCACATTGTAAATCATTCATAAATAGAATTTCTTTTTTTAATTTAAATTCATTATTTTTATAAGAATTAAAATTTTTAATTGAATTATTTTCAGTAATATAATGTTTTAATTTATTTAAAAATAATTCATAATCTATATTTTTGTCTTTTTTTTTCAATAAAACAATATCATACTCATCTATTTTAATATCAATTTCAACATTATATTGTTTATTTATATTTATGAAAGTACTATTATGAACTATATGATAAGCTGTTAGAATAACATTATTAATAATTATACCATATCCACTTGGTATATCAGTATTATCAGTATAAATTTTAACTTCATCATAAATTTTAACTTCATCTATTGGATTAATACTTAAATATTTAATTAATGTTTTTAACATTATTTATATTGTAATTATATTAATAAATAAAGTTATTAAAATGTTGTATTTTCAATTTTTTTAAATAAAAAATAATAAATAGAATTTGTAATTGTATTTTCAATTTTTTTATTTAAAAAAATAATAAATAGAATTTGTAATTGTATTTTCAATTTTTTTAAATAAAAAATAATAAATAGAATTTGTAATTGTATTTTCAATTTTTTTAAATAAAAAATAATAAATAGAATTTGTAATTGTATTTTCAATTTTTTTAAATAAAAAATAATAAATAGAATTTGTAATTGTATTTTCAATTTTTTTAATGTTTAATAGTTTTTTAATAATGAATATAGATAAATAGATAGATAAAACAATTTATTTTCAATATTTTAATGTTATACATTGATTATAATTTATTTGCATGTTCATTATATACTTTATTCTATATACACACTTTTAACGCTATCCAGTCGTGGATAGCGCTCAAATTTCTATATATATTATATAGAATGGAAGAATTTATTTTACAAAGATCTACAATATCAAAAAAATTTTTAACTGATTTTTTCAATATAACAGGAGAACGATATAGTGATAATGTTGTTTCTATTAAATTTGATATAGTAGTTGAATGGCTACAAGTACAAAAAAATCATTTAAAACGTTTACTTGTTGATAATTTTAAAAAAGATGTCGATTATACAGAAGAAAAAGTTAAAGTAATGAATAAAAATAATAAAGGAGCGAATTATGTATCTAAAATATTAATTACTCCTGATTGTTTTAAAGACATATGTATGATATCACAAACTGCAAAAGCAAAAGAAGTCAGAATTTATTATAAAACGGTTGAAAAATTATTAATGGATTATTATGAAGATATACAAAAAGCATTAAAAAAAGAATTAGGTTTAATAAAAGAAAATCAAAAACCTAAAAATGAACCAAAAGGGGGTCATCTTTATATATTAAAAGCTCAGAATACAACAGAAAAAGATATGTTTAAGATCGGAAATTCAGAAGATTTGAAAAAAAGATTTAGAACATACAATACAGGAAATGCAAATGATATAAAACCTTTATTTATTATGAAAGTAAATGATGTAGATAGTGTTGAAACCTGTGTAAAAAATATTGCAAAGAAATATCAATATAGGAAAAAAAAAGAAGTATATAATATTGATTTCAAAATGTTACAATCAATGTATAAAAAATGTAAAGATTTCATAGAATATGCAAATGATATGTATAATAAAGATCCAAAAAAATTTAAAGAAAATTTATCTGTAATAAAAAAAGATTATAAAAAAGACAAAACAAAACAAAAAGGGGGATTTTATATGATTATTGACAAAAATTGATTAATGTTTAATAGTTTCTTGTTTTTTTTAATATATATTGATTTTAGGTTTTGTTGCTTTGTTTGGTTTTATTTGTTCTATTTTTATAGAATCAATTTTAGTATCATTATAAATAATAATAATTTTTAAGATATGTTAATTTAATCCCCCTTTAATATTTTAATTCTAACATTATGAATAATTTTATAATATTGAAGGGGTGTAAATCACCCCCCTATAAAAATATTATATAAATATATAATATAAATGAAAAATATTTATGAAACTTTAAATTGAAAACTATATTTTATTTGATTATGCCATAGCCACTTGGTATATCAGTTCTTTGTTTATAACATGCGTATCCATCATGATGTTCAAACCATCCCTCGGTACAAAGCCCTTGTCTTTTATGATTTTCTACAAATCCTTTAAATTTTAACAGTTTTGCATTTCTTAAATACGGAGAACCTAGTAACACTAATTCTGCTTTTGTAAAATATAATTCAATATGAATAGAATTATCCATAGTATAATTATACTATCATTAGTATAATTATGGTAATCATACTTTCAAACATTCATTTTTTTTAATTTTTTTTATCATTTTATCTTTTTTTTGATAATAAATGTATATAATATTATCTTGTTATTTTTTTAATTAAAAAAATTTTATTAAGTATCTTGAATATTATCTAAAAAATATTCAATCATATCTTTTAATGCTTTATTTAGAAATATAAATTAGTGTAAAATTTCTAAAATTTGTTGATGTAATTCAGGGAAAATATTCTGAATTATAATGTTTCCATTATCATAAATTATTTGTAATTCTGTTAATTGTTCTTGTGATAAATATTTTTTAACTACAATAAACATATTTATAAATATATTTATAAAATGTGAACAAGAAAATAATTCAGTTCTTGTTAAGTATGTTTGACTTAAAAGATTTAATATATCTTTACAATTAAAATTATATTCATTGCAAATTGATTTAATTAATTCTATATATTCCAAATCTAATAAATCATTTGGTTCTGTATAATATTTACTATTAAATATTTGATGTGATTTATCAAAAGTTTTAATTAAATTTAAAAAATCTAATCTTAATTTACTTGATTTATTTATTCTATCACTATAAGATGATTTAATAGAATCAAGTAAATTACAACGATATTGATATGTTAAGACTTTACTTTTTAATTGAAATTTAATTTGTTCATAAGAAATATTTGAAAATATAGCATTTCTAGAAATAACATTTTGAATAAAATATGGATTTGCAGTAATAATAGCAGAATAAAAGCAATCTAGTTTTGAAAAATCAAACTCAATCTCATCAAAAAAAGAGAAAAATTCATCTATTTTTTCATTTGTTATTTTCATAAAATTATCTGAATTATATGAAGAAAAACATGAACATAATTCTTTAAACGAATTAGTCATAGAATCATTTCATCTTCATATAGTAAAAAAGGAGTTTTAATAAATTCTTGTGTTAAAAGTTTTGTAAAAACATAATAAATTACATTATTATCTTTATTGTTATGAAAATTACGAAGAATTTTAAGTTGTATTTCGGGTGTATTAATTCTAAAAATTTTAGAATAATCACAAAACTCAAAGAAATTTACAATACCTGAAAAATTACCATAATGAAATATAAATCTATAATCTATTTCAAAATAAATATTTTCATCATAAAATTTATAAAAATGTTGAAAATTTGAATTTACATTTGAATTAAAAATAGTCATAATTTGACGATGAATTTCATAATCAGTTTGATTATTTGTAATTATAGACATTTTATATGGTTTTATATTATTTTATAATGGATATCTCAATATATTTAAAATTTCATTTTTTTTTATAGACTTATCTATAAAATATGATATAAATTATTATATGTATCATAAACATTTGAAATAATAGTATAATCTTTAGGTAAAGGAAACCCAATTTCTTTTGATTTTTTTATTTTATCATAATATTTATCATTAATATGTTTATTCATTTTAACTTTATATTTTAATAAAATTTCTTTGATTCTATCAGAATTATATATATTTTTAAATAATTTTATATATGAGTTATCAAGATAAGTTATATTAGACACAACATCTTTATCTGGATTATAATTTTCATAAATACATAATTCTTTAGAATATTTTTCTTCAATAAATAATTTATTAATATATTTTTTTTTATTATTTTTATCAATTAATTTAATTTTATCTAAATTTACAATATTATTAGTCACCGGATAATATAATGGAATGAATGAATTTGTAGCTTTAATGGAATATATATAATTATAAGGATAAGTTAATATTAATGAAACTTTGAATGGATCATATTTTGAATATTTTTCTTTAAAATTATTTTTAAATTTTGATAAGAAATCGGTATAAGATTTACCCTTTTTATCAGAATAATATAATGATTTAATTGTATCTTTAATTTTAAATTGTTCGTTAAAAAACATTTTAATTATTCTTTTATTAAAATTATTTAATAGACAATAATTATTTAAAAATGTATCAAATTTTGAATCATTGATATGTAGATTAATACGATTTATTAAAAATAGAATTATAATATCTCTATCTTTATTTTCATCAGATGTAAAATTATTATACATAGATATCATACTTTCTATATTGAATTTTTTTCCTTTAATTTCAAGTTCTTTATAATTTAATTTATGATTTTCTAAAATAATATTTGGATTTTTAATATAATCAAAAAGATTTGTATTTTGTAAAGATTTAAATAAATTATCAATAATATTTAATAATATTTCATAATCAGAAGTACAATTTCTAAATTGATAAGAACCAATGATAGTATTCAGATTAGGAGTATTTGTATCTTTATCAACAGTAAATAAATTAATAATATCATTATTTCTTAATGAATTTAATAATGCTACAATATTAATAACTTTATCTTCACAAGAATTTAGAATAGAATAAACTAATAATTTAGCATAATTTAAATTATCAAGTTTGAATTTATCCATAATTTCAAATATATTAATACCAAATTCAGTTTTATTAACATTATTAAATAAAGTATATTCAATATAATTACTAAGAACAAAATCTTCAATAAAACTATTTATTTTTAATGATTCAATTTTATTTTTATTTAATATAATATCATCACCAGTTTTATCAACAATTGTTCCAAAAATATTTCTTTTAATATTTAATTCATCGGGATGTACAATATAAAATTTTCCAGTATTATCAATTAAATCTTCTAATTTAAATCCTGTTTCGTAATATTCAGGTACATAATCCTTATAAATGTAATCATTGTGATTTGGATTTCCTTTATATGTATATTTACCTTTTTTTGTTTCATACATATATTTTAGTATCTCATAATGATTCTGAATATCAAATTTAGTTTCATCGGATTTTTGTCTTAATAAATTATAAATATCATTAGAAATATTTAATATACTTATTTCAGCAGGAGTTTTATTTTCAACATTAATACCTTTTTTATAAAGAAAAAATGCTTCACCGGCACCAGTTCTACCAACTCTTCCCTTTCTTTGTAATCTACTGGTTTCACTAATATATTTAGTCATTAATTTATTAGTTCTTTTTTTATAATCATAATAATTAATTTTTCTAATACCAGTATCAATAACATAATATAATCTTTTAATTGTAATAGATGCTTCAGCAATATTTGTAGCAATCAAAACAAAATTAGTATAATAACCATTACCTTCATTAAGTGATTCAACAGTATTAAAATCATGTTGTCTATTTATTTTTAAACTTGGAAATTGAAAATCAATATTTTCAATAAAAGTTCTTTTATCACTACTCATAGTTGAATAAAATGGTAATGCAATCCAATTATCAGGAAGAGTTTTATTTAATTTTTCAATTAAATTATTAATATCTGCTTCACCAGGTTGAAAAACTAATATATCACCTTTTCTAGTTTTTACAAGTTCATTTATTAGGACTTCAATATCATAATTTTCTTTATATTCTTCACCAATTGTAAAACGAGTTCCAGTCCCAGGAGCAGAAATATGAAACCGTCTATCAACATTAATTCTATCAATATTATTATCTCGAATAAATGTACTAAGTGGATATTTTTCATTATCATTAATTGCTCTATAAAATCTTCTATAATTTGGTTCATCTTCATCCATAGTAGCACTTAATATAACAACTCTGAGTGAAGGATTATAATATGAATAAATTTTAAGTAAAGTTAAAAGTAAATCCATATTTTTATTATGTTCGTGAGCTTCATCAACAATAACTACATCATATAAATTTATTTTAGTTGGTGTTTTATTATATAATTGTTTTTTAAAAACAGGTAAAATATTTTTAAATTCCATAACAAGAGAACCATCAGTAATAAATTTTAAAATTAATTGATTAAGATTTTTAACGTGTTTATTATCCTGATGTTGCATTTGTACAGAATAATTTTCAATTGATTTTTTTTTACCATTCTCATCTAAAATTGGTACATTTTTATCATCAAGTTCAACTATAGGTAAACCTAATTGTTTCGAAACTTCATCGGCATTTTTTTCAGTTGGTGTTTTTCTTGGCTGAGTACATATAACTTTGCCAACAGAATTATAATCTATACCTTTTAAATAATATAAATATAATTTAGGAACGTGTGTTGATTTACCAACACCAGTGGCACCAGTAACATATGATACTCTATTATTTATAAAATGATGACAAAAACCTAATTGTGAAACCCACTCCATAGCTTGCATACTATACCAATCATCTTTTGATAATATTTCTAATATTTTACCAGTTTCTTTATAAGGTAATTCTGTTAAATAATAATAACATTGTGTAGCATATTTACTATCTTGATTAAAATATTTATCTTTAACAAGTTCACTAATTTTTCTATCAGAAATATATTTTTTATCAGTAACATTTTTATCAGGTATAAATTTACTTAATACACCTTTTGTAATTAATATTTCAAAAATTTTATAAATTAAATTCTCTCGAACACTATTATATATATCATTATTTATTTCAACAATTGATTGATTAGACTCGTATCCAGCATCAAATAAAGTAACAATATATCTACCAATATTAAACCAAGACATAATATTTTTATTTTTGTTATTTAATCTATCTAAAATAATTTTTTTTTCAAAATTTTCTAATGATTTCCAATTTTTATTAAAATGATAAAATTTTTTGTCAATAACATAACCTGTTAAAGATTTTGCAAAATTATAATAATTTTTAAGAGTTTCTTTAAATTTTATTTTATTTTTATTTTGTTTATTTTGTTTATTTTGTTTATTTTGTTTATTTTGTTTATTTTGTTTATTTTGTTTATTTTGTTCATTATCTTGAATTTCAGTAGGAGGTTCAACTTCACTTTCAATTATTTTTTTTTTATCATTAGACAAAAAATAATGAGAATAATATGTTTTTTTAAAATCTTGTAATATTTCTCTAAAAAAATCATAAATATATTCAATATTAATACTTTTTAAACTTTCAATTATACCATCAAATTTATATGAATTTATATTATCTTCATCTAAATCTTCGAGTTCTTTTATTTCATCCTCAGTTCTTTTAATTGTAATATAATTACTATCTTTTACATATTTTCTATTTCCGAAACGTTTTTCAAAGTTTACTGATATACCACGCAAAAGTTTTTCCATTGACACTCTTGAAATAGAAAAAGAAGTAGTTGTATTGTCAAGATTATTAATATAATTTACATTATATTCATTTCCTGATTTATGTGTATTTATAATATTATTCCATATTGTATTAAATTTTTTTCTTTTAATATTATCTAATTCGTCCCATGATATATCATTAAGACAATATTCTAAATAATAATCAGTATTATCAAAAAATATTTCATTTAGAATTGATATAGCAGAAACAATATATTTATCTGGAAAAATAACAACATCGAATATTAGTAATTTTATTTCTTTAATTTCTTCATAAAGATAAGTTTGAATAGTATTATATATATCACCAATATATAAAGAACCTAATAATTCTTTATCAAAATCTGTAATTTGATTTGAAGAAATTTTTAATATATCAATATCATTTAGTCTTCCTTCTTCAAATAATTTTATTGTATTTTGATATGTTTTATTTTGATAAATATCAGTAAGTGCAAAAGGTATAATATTTTGCCAATTTACATATAATTTATTTGACGATATTATAAGACTTTCTATAAATAAATAGAAATTATCATCTAAATGTTCATAAGAAAATTTAATTTCACTACATTCAATAGTATTTGATATTTCTTTTCTATTACATCTACCATATTGTAAATTAGTAAATTTATATATAGGTTCTTTTATATTTATATCTTCTGTATTTAATCTATCAGAATAAAGTTGTTCAAATGATTTTAATTCAGAACTATCTACATTTAAATATGGTAATAAAAATGTAGTTAACCATTTTATATCTTTATAATCATTTTGCATTAATTGATATTCAAAATCATTTTTATTTAAATTATATTGATAATATAATAATTCAATAATTTTATACATTTTTTCATTCAGATAATTAAAATCATTTGAATTTAATTTTGGATATAATTTATTTATACCATCTTTTATAATAGTTTTAAATTCCATATATAATATATAATCATATAATATATGGAAGAAACCATTCATAATAAAAAATATTCAAAAAGTTTACATGGATATCAATGTGTTGGTCCTTGTTATAAAAAAAATAATAAAATAATACATCCAATATATTTTAATGTAGTTCAAAATACTAGAGATGATTTTTGTCCAACAAATGAATGGATATATGAAAATAATACTGGAAATATACAAAGATTTTATATAGATGAATGTAATATAAATAATAATAATAAATTTCAAAATTTTTATGATTTACTTTATCCATATACAAATTTTGATGAATTAGTATTTTTAGATTCATTTTATAATATAAATGATTTTAATCAAACATTTGAATGGATAGAAAATAATAAAAATTTATCTATAAATACAAAACAACGTATTTTTGATTTATCATTAAAAGTATTTAAAAATAATTTTGATATATTTAATTTTAATGATACTAGATTAGTTGATTTTATAATTGATTTAATTAAAAATAAATATTTTGATAGTTTTTCAATAGAGTTTTTTAAATATATTACAATTAAAAATGAAAAAGTTAGTATAGAAATGAATGAAAATTATAAATATGATAAAGAAACAAATGAAAATATAATAATAAAACAAAATTTTATATTAAAACATATACTTACTATTGAAAATATTACTAATTTTATTAATATATATTTTAGAAAGATAGAGAGCAATGATGAAATGGATATTATTAAATATCCAAGTGAAATTTTAATAGATAAATTAATTTTATTTATAATTGGAAATATAAAAAAAACTTTTATTAAATAAACTTTAATTAAATAAAAAAAATTTCTATTATAATATATATATATAATTATGGCTTATACACCAATAACTACAATGTTTAATTCACCATTAAGTGCATCAACAACTGTTTTTTCACCATTAACATCATTCACAGTAAGACCAGTATCACCATTATCACCATTATCTGTAAGTTTACCAACTCCATATTCACCAATTTCAACAGTTACACAAAGTGTAGTAACAAATACTAATCCTCTTACAGTTGTTACTCCAATCGGTCCAGTCATCACAACTTTGAGACCATCATATGTAGTAGATATTGATACAGGAATGGATAATAATTATTATGTTCAACGTGATATAACTAAATATCTTTTATATAAAACTCTTGATAAATGGATTTTTAATGAATTTCCAAGTGTATTAAAATATTTAGTAGTTGAAAATAATACTGTTAAACTTGTTAAAAATGAAGCTGAAAAAGATAAAAATGATATTTCAAAAAATACAGCAAAAGAAAATGAATTAAAAGTTGATTGGATAGAAGAAAATATTTTAGGAGAAGAGGAAATGAAAGAAGTTTTAAAAAAAATTATGTATGAATTAGGTATTAAATTTTATGATTTACCTCATCGTGAATCATTAGTAATGGAAGTAGTAGAAAAATATATTAAAAAAAAATTAAGAAATAAAATTGAAAAATAAATTAACATAATTTTAATTTAACATTAATTTAACATTAATTTAACATTAATTTTAATTTAATTTTAATATAATATAATATATATTATATTAAAATGCAAGATGAAAAATTTAAAAGAACAATAAGTTTAATAAATGATAAATATGAAAGATATTATGTTCATAAAAAAGAAGATAGTTTAAAAACTTTATATAATTGTCATTTTGGTGCGATAAAATTATTTTATAGCGAAGTAGAATTTTTATTAAAATGTAGTAAATACGTAAATTTAGATGAATGTTTAGTTTTATATATAGGAGCACAACCAGGATATAGACTTAAACATTTATTTATAAAAGAATATTTTCCAAATATAAAAATGTTATTATATGACCCATTAAAATTTGATATTGAAGAAGATGAACAAATAATAATAAAATCAGGAAAAGATGGATGGTTTGATGATAATAAAATAGAAGAAGTTTTAAAAATAGCAAATGGTAGAAAAATTATATATATGTCTGATATAAGAATATCTGATGATGATTTTTATAAGAGAGAATTATATATATATGAAGATTTATTAAAACAACAAAGATGGGCTATAAATATGGGGGCAGATTTTATTTTATTAAAATTTAGATTATTTTTTTATCAAAAAGATATATCAGAAATAGATTTTATTAATAATGATTATGTTTATACTGATAATTTAATAAAAGATAAAATAATTTTTAAGAAAGATGATAATTTACATAATAAAAATAGTTATAATATGTTGTATTTATCAGGAAAAATATATACACAAATATTACAAGGTGCGAGAAGTACTGAAACAAGATTATTTGTTAAAAAAATAAAATATCATAAAAATATTGATAATATTGTAAAATATGTAAATTTACCAAAAGAATCAGTTGAAAATAAATATTTATTTAAATATTATTCAAATGATAAATATGAAGGTGTACTTAATAATTTTAATATATATACAAGACAAAAAAGTTTTTCTAGTGATATAAATATTTCAAAATATATAATTGGATTAGAAGATGATTATACTTCAAAAAGTATATATTATATTACTAAAAAATGGATGAAAAAAAATAATAAAAAAATAAATATAGATACAATAATAGAATTAATTATTAAAACATTAACATTTTTTTATAAAAGATATAATAATAATTTAGTAATATGTATAAATAAAAAATTAACTGCAAATTATTATAAAAATACTAATAAACCGAGAGATGTAGATTTTGATAAATCAATATATGATGATAGAAAAAAAATATTTTTTGAAAATCTCAATAAAAAAATGGAATATTGGAATAAACAAATTAAAATGTTAAATACACTTAATATCGATAGATTTATAATTAATGATTACATAAATTCACACAAAACACAAGGACAAAATTATTATGATATTAAAAATAATATGTTTGTTCGAAATTATAAAAATAAAAAATAATTAAAATTATTATTTTCTGATAAAATTATATATTTATATGGATTATAAAAAAAAATATTTAAAATATAAAAAAAAATATATTGATTTAAAAAATTTTGAACTAAATCAACTTAAAATAAATCAAAAAGCAGGTATGGGATATTATAAAAAATATTGGAATGAACATCACGAATTTACAACAATAAATGAAAATAATAAAAAAAAAGTTTTATTAGATAATTCATATAATGAAAATAATACACAATTTAATAATTATTCAAAAATGTTAGATAATATGTTAAAGAAATCAGATGATAATTTAGCAATAAATTTAGATTTTATAAATAACTTTTATAGAGAAATATATTATGATGTAGATAATACATTTAAATTAGAATATATTGTTGATGAAAATAAAAAAATAAAACCAGTGGAAGGGAAATTAATATTAACTAATGATAATTATTTAATTGATGAAGGGTTTACACAAACTCATGGTAATACAAGTATATTATTTTTAAAGCATAAATCTACTAATAAAAAATATGTGATGAAAATATATAATAATATTAATATTGATATTAATAAATTAAAAGACTATTTATCACTACAAATAATACATATAACAACTGAATCAAATAATTGGATACCACAAAATAATTATATTCCAATACCCCCAAAAATTTTTGATATTATAAATTTTAATAAACAAAAAAATTTTATTTCAACACAAAATGAAAAAATATATTTGGCTTGTAGAAATAATGATGCAATAAATGATTATATTAATAATTTAATTATACAACAAATTAATAAAGAAAAGAATTATAATTTAAATTTTGTAAAATATCATAATTTATTAGTTATACAAGTGAATGGAAATTATAGATATTGTGTAATTATGGATCAAGTTGATGGAGATATATCAAAATATTTTAATACTGAATTAAATAGACAAGATAATACTTATAAATTAAATATGATAAATGGTATTTTTAATAAATTTGAAACAGATTTAAATAAATTAAAAACTCCTGAATATTTGTTTACTCATACAGATATGAAATGTGAAAATGTATTTTATAAAAAAAATGAAGAAGGTGAAATAATTCCTTTAATTGCTGATCTTGATAAATCAAGTATTTCATATCATAATATACGATTTTATAATGATATAACAACACAACCAGAAATTATTAAAAGAGTATCAGATCCAACTACTACACTTGGACAATATTTAATTGATAATTATACTATATTACAATCAAAAGAATATAAAACAAATGAAATAAATAATGAAAATATAATTAAATACAGATTATCTCGTGTATTTAGAGATTTTATTAATAGATGGTTCAACCCTACAACAAATATACAAACTGAACAAGTATATATGAGATATAATTATACACCATATTATATGTCTTTTGATATGTGTTCTTTAATATTATCAGTGTTTAATTTAACAATTTTTAAGGATATTACTTTCAATGAGTTGAGTACGCATAACTTTAATAATTTTATTATAAAATATTTGGTTAAGGAAGAGATTGGAAACTTATTTATTATATATCGAGAGGGTAAATATGTCAATGGTGATTTTGGAGAATTATTGCATCAAATAATATATAGACCTTTAGACGAACAAAAAAATATTTTTATAAATAAATTATTTGATACAGATTATTTATTTATAAATCAATTATATCTGACAAAACTTAATAAAATAGGATTAACTATACCATTTTCACCAAATATATTAGTTGCAGATAAAAATAGTACAACTTTTAGTATAAATAATGAAAAAACAATTAATTTCTATAATAAAAAAATAACTAATAAAGTACTTAATTCTGATTCTATAAATTATATTTTGGGTATTATTAATAAATTGAAAACTACTGATATTTCCGCGAATTTATTAAAAGATTTAAAAATTGATTATACAGGAGATTACAGTGTATATGGATCTGCACTATCTTCATTTCCCGACAATGTGATAAAAACTAATAAATATTCAAATAGATGTGTTGGAATTAGTATGGATTTCAGTTGTATTTATGAATATGATAATATTGATACAAAAAATATACTCGAAACATCAATATATATATATGAATCACACAATGGTACTTCTAAAAATGGTATATATTATCCGCGTAATAGGGACATTGATGAGCCAGAACAAATAAGTTATGTTGAATCAGTTAAAGATGCATTATTTGAAGCAATGTTTGATTCAGCTCAATCTGCTCAACCTGCTCAACCTGCTGAGACAACTTCAGTTTATTTTGATGCAAATGAAAATGCAAATGAAAATGAAAATTAAAAAATTGAAATTATAAATCTATAATATATTTATAAATTTATAAACTTATAACTTATAAACTTAATATATAAATGGTAATTGAATATATAAAACAATTATATAATTGGTATTATTATATTGAATCAAAATGTTGTAATTGTGGAGAAAAAATTTGGATAGACAAAAATAATTATTTAAAAAATTGTACCAATTTGTATTATACTTGTAGTACTTCGTGTGGTTATGATTATTATAATAAGAAAGAAAAATTAAAAGAAAAGGATAAAGAGACGCAATAAAAATATAAAAAAATAATTAAAAATAAATTAAAGAAATATTATATATATAAAGTAATACAGTATGTCAATTACGGAACAATATATACATTATCATAATAAATATATAAAACAATATGGAACGAAAAGTTTAGTATTAATGCAAGTAGGTTCATTTTATGAAATGTATGCTACTGATACAATTGGTCCAAATTTAAAAGAAATTGGAGATATGATAAATACAGTTTGTACTAAAAAAGATAAAAGTATAAAAGAAGTATCACTAAAAAATCCATATTTAGTAGGTTTTCCAATGGTAGCAACGGAAAAGTTTGTATCAATCTTAATAAAAAATGGATATACACTTATAATGGTAGACCAAGTTACAGACCCACCAGAACCCAAAAGAGAAGTTACTAATATATATTCACCATCAACATATATTGGTAATACAAATATTATTGATACAAATTATGCTACTTGTATATATATTGAATATGAAAAACAAAAAAATAATAATAATTTAATTTGTGTAGGATTAGCATCAATTGATATATCAACAGGTAAAGTATTAATTGATGAAGGAATAAGTACAAATATTGATATAGAAATTGGTATAGATACAGCATCTAGATTTATTGCAAGTTGTACACCAAGAGAAATTTTTTTAATAATAAACGGAAAAGGAAAATATTCAGATAAAGATATTATATCTATATTACAAATAGATGAAAAAATAGTTAAAATTAAGAAATTTGATGAAAAATATTTAAAAATAAATTTTCAAACAGAATATCTTTCAAATATTTATCAAAATAAAATGAATATTTCAATAATAGAACATCTTGATTTGGAAAAATTAAGTTATGCTAGAGTAAGTTTAATTATGTTGATAGATTTTATTAGAAATTATTCCCCTAAATTAATTGAAGGTATATCTGAACCACAATTACAAACTGGAACACAAAATATGATATTAGGAAATAATGCAGTATATCAAATGTCAATACTTGATAATGATTCATTTAATTATATGAATGGAACAAAATATAAATCATTATATGATGTTGTTAATAATGCACAAACAGGAATGGGAAAACGATATATAAAAACAGTTTTATCAAATCCATTTACACAAGAAAAAAAAATAAAAGAATTTTATAATTTAACAGAAGAAATTATAATAAATAAAAATCAAGAAAAATATAAAAACTTATTAAAAAATATAATAGATATTGAAAAATATAAACGTAAAATAAATATCAATTTATTACAACCATTTGAATTAAATGATTTATATGAAACTATATTAAATATTATAGAAATTATAGATATAATTAAAAAAGATAATTTTTCTATAAAAGTTGGTAAAGATTTAAAAAAATCTTCAGAACAATTTATTGAAGATATTAAAAAATACTTTAATATTGATGAATTAAAAAAAAATACTATGGATATTAAAACAAATTTATTTAATACAAAAATATATAAAGATATAGATGAATTAAATAATTCTTATTCAATTGAACATAATTTATTAAATACTATTAAAACCCAATTTGATAAAATATTAAATAAAAATAATTCTAATACAGAATTTACTAAAATAAATGCAACACCATCAGAAGGATATTATATATCAATATCAAAAATACGTTATGATTTATTAAAAAAACATTATACAAAAACAAAAGAAGAAATTATAATAAATAAAAACAATAAAATCAAATTTGAAGACCTTAAAACAAAAGTACTTAAAACCGCAGTAAAATTATTTATAGAAAATAATTCAGATATTGATATTAATGAAATTGAATTAAAATTATTAAAATTAGTTAAAGAAAAATATTTAGAAACTTTAAAAAATATTTATAATACATATGAAGATTATTTTATTAAAATTATAAATTTTATTACAAAGTTTGATTATGTTAATTCTAATGCAATTACTGCTAAATTATATAATTATGTAAAACCAAAATTATCACAAAGTGAAACAAATTTTATTAAAGCAATACAACTTAGACATCCAATTGTTGAAAGAATTATTGATTATGAATATGTTCCACATAATATTAATTTAAATAATGAATTAAATGGAATGTTATTATATGGATTAAATTCATCTGGAAAATCTGTCTTAATGAAAGGTATTGGACTTAATTTAATATTAGCACAATGTGGAATGTTTGTAGCGTGTACAGATTTTGAATATACAATATATAATTCATTATATACACGTATTACAGGAAATGATAATATATTTAGAGGTCAATCATCTTTTACTTTAGAAATGACTGAATTAAATACTATTTTAAAAAGATCTGATACAAAAACACTAATAATAGGAGATGAAATATGTAGAGGAACTGAAAATATCTCAGGTAATGCAATAGTTGCAAGCACAATTATACATCTTGCAAATTTAAAATCTACATTTATTTTTACAACTCATTTACATGAATTGATGCAAGTAAATAAAATAAGAGAATTAAAAAATGTAAAAGCATTTCATTTATCGGTTGATTATGATGCTAAAAATGATGTATTAATATATGATAGAAATTTAAAAGATGGGTCAGGTGATAAAGTATATGGTGTATTAGTAGCAAAATATATTATTGATGATAAAGATTTTATACAAAATACATTAGATATTAAAAATGAATTAACAAATAATTTTTCATCATTAATATCTGGAAAAAAATCAAGATATAATTCAGAAGTATTTGTATATAAATGTGAGAATTGTGGAAGAACAGCAGAAGATGGAGAAATGGAATTTTTACAAACACATCACATTAATTTTCAATCTAAATGTAAAGATGGATTTTCTATTGATAAACCACATATAAAAATGAATTCACCTGCAAATCTTGTAGTATTATGTGAAAAATGTCATAATGAATTACATTCAGATAAAATTGATATTAAAAGTAAAACATTATCTTCAAAAGGTAAAATTATAAAAAAAAATTAATCATCTATTTGATAAAAATATATTAGATAATATCTATTTCAAAATTTTTTATTATTTTATAATCTTTATCAAATTCTAGAACACAATTATAACAATTTGTTATATTTTTAATTTGTAGTTTATAAAATTCAATTTTATCGGTAATAAAGTTTAAATTATTGTTTTTTATTTTTATTTGATAAAATGGACTAGACCGACATAATAATTCACATTTAGATTCACATTCTATATCATTATTAAGAATTTCTTTAATTTTAAATAATATTTCTTTTAATAAAATTAAAGAAGAATTATCATAAACAGTTAATTTAAATTCTTGAATTATTTCATATGGTTTAATAATAATATTTTTTTTTACATAATTTATTAATTCAATTGAATTTGTAAAAGATTCTGGATTTAATAAAAATTTATCAAATTTATCCTTTGAAATATTTATATTATTATAAATAGAATCTAAATAATTATCTGAATTGATATTTGTATTTATAAATTCATCTAAATCTAAATTTGATGATTTAATAAATTTATAAAATTTACTTTGATATGTATAACAATTTTTTAATAATTCTCTTTTATCATATTTTACCTTAACATAAGATAAATCAATATTTTGTCCTTCATCATCAATTTCTAAAACAACTACTGGAAATATTTCATCCAATTTTACAACACCTTTTAAATCAGCTTTATATTTTGTAATTTCAGTACATAATATTAATCCATTTAAATCATAATCAACTAATTTAACATTATTTGAATTAAAATTTAATAATTCTACAAATACTATTTCACCTATTTTTGGAATTTTATTTTTATACATTATATTTTTAATACTATTTATAGATATATATTATTATTATATATATTATTCAATTTTTTATTCAATTTTTTTATTTAAAAATAAATAAATTATTATATATACTTTGTAAATTGAATTTTATTACATATATAATATGATAATTTTATTAAATTATTATCTAAATTATATTTCATATATTTACCATCAAGTTTATTACAAATATAATTAGATTTAATATCATATGTTTGATTATTATGAAATAAAATATATTTATTTTCTATTTTATTATTGATATAAATAATAATTTCATTACAATTATTATTATAGTATTTTTTATATTTACCATTTAATTTATCATCAAAATAATTACAAAAAATATAAGGGTTTCCATAAACATCATATTCTATATATTGACCATTTAATTTATCATCAATATAATTACATTTATAATTAATAAAATTATTTTTATGATATTTTATATATTGACCATTTAATTTATTATCCATATAATTACATTTATAATCAATAAAAAAATTAGAATTATTATTATGAACATGATTTTGAATACGATGTTCATGATATTTTATATATTGACCGTTTAATTTATCATCAATATAATTACATTGAATATTAATATTACCATTAGTATAATACTCTGTATATTTACCTTCTTTTTTATTATTATTCATAAACACTTCTGATTTAATATTCCCATTGTCATAATATTTTATTATAATTTCCATTTATTATTATTTTTAATATTTAATATAAATTTAAATTATTTTTAATGTAATTTAAATTTATTTTTATTCAATTTTTATTCTATTTTTATTCCATTTTTATAAAAATGTTTTTGAATAATTTTATCATTATAATTATATTTTTCTATTCTATTTAATTAATTTAAATAAATAAAATAAGTTATTTAAATATCATTTTTTTTTAATTTATAAATAATCCATATAAAATCAAATTTTTCATCTTCATAAAAATCATTTGTAATAGTATAATTTGTATATTTTGATAAAATTTTATTATTTATAATATTTTCAATATACCATAATTGATGACGAAAATCACTTTGTTTATAAGTTATATTGTCTATTGAATTATATAAAAATATTTCATCAAGTGAATTTGGTGTAAAATAATTTTTATCTCCATATCTAGATATTTTAAAATATTCACTATGTAAATATGAATTATTAAAATATGTTAATAATAAACTAATATCTTTTATAATATTACCAGTAATTTTATATTCAATATTTAACATTTTTTTATCAAAATTATTAATATATTTTTTTTTTAAATACATTTCATAAAACATATCATCATATGCATTTATTTTTATTGTATTATTTAAATTTATATTATTTTGATTAAAATTATATTGATTAGAATTATATTGATTAAAATTTTTTTTTTTTAAATTTAATTCAATATTTTTAACATTATTTTCATAATATTTTTGCAATTTATCAATCTCCATTAAGATAATATAATTTAACATTATCTTAAATATATTAAAATTTCACAAAATTTATCAAATATATTAAATTTTAAGGAGAAATTTTTTTAGAAATCCAATTACTATTTTGTAATATTGTTGCTTCTCCATCTAATAATAAATCAACATTATTTTCAAGTTCCCCATTTGTAATATATAATTTAATACAAATATAATTTTTTTCATCTTCATCAATATTTTTTGTAGTAATTTCAATAGAATCATATTGTGGGTTATAAAATTTACAACTATATTTTATAGTTTCTGAATTAATCGTAGCTGAATTTGTTTCGTTTAATATCTGATTATCCATATCACAATGTATAATATGTAAATTTGGTATATTGTCATAATTAATAATAAATTTTAAAGTATTATTTGATATATTTTTTGTAAAATATATATTATATTCTATTTCATATATTTGTTCTGGAGCAAGTATTATTTTATTTGATTCACCAAAAATACTTGTTTCATTATCTATTATTTTATCATCATTTAATCTATATGTATCTAATGTATTTATATTTATCCATTTATCATTAATTTTTAAATAAGCTTCACCATAATTGTCATTCGATAAATAAAATGAACCATCGGGAGCAGTATCTTCATCAGTAATATCTTCATGATTTGTTGTATGTAATAAATACACATCTGGATCAGATTGAGAACCCAAATTTATTTGTCCATCATTTGTATTAATTGTAAATGTATCACCTGTAATTGAAACTTGATTTAAATTTTCATCAATTATAAAATAATTTGCTGTTAAATTAACAAATGATTCATATAAATTATTTACATATTTGAATAAAACATTAAATTTATCATTTATATTTTGAGGTATTATATTTTCCATTATTATAATATATAATATTAAATGTTTAAAATATTTTTTCTATTTTTTTTTAATTTTATCATCTTTATATAAATTATCATCTTTATCTAAATTAACTTTATTAGATTTTTTAACTTTTTTATCTTTATTATCTTTATCTAAATTATCATCTTTATCAACCTTCTCAGATTTTTTATCTTTTTTAACTTTATCAACCTTATCAGATTTTTTATCTTTATTATCTTTATCATCTTTATCAGATTTATTATCTTTATCATCTTTATCAGATTTTTTATCTTTATCTAAATTATCATCTTTATCAGATTTATTATATTTATTATCTTTATCTAAATTATCATCTTTATCAACCTTATCAGATTTTTTATCTTTTTTATCTTTTTTAACTTTGTTATCTTTATTATCTTTATTATCTTTATCATCTTTATCATCTTTATCAGATTTTTTATCATTTTTATCTTTATTATCATTTTTATCTTTATTATCTTTATTATCTTTATTATCTTTATTATCTTTATATAATATTACAGATTTATCTGATTCAGAGTCATTCTTCTTTTTTGTAGATTTTATATATTTTAGTTCATCATTATCAATAATAATATTATTAATATTTATTAGTATTATATTATCAATGTCATATTCAAAATCTTTATTTTTTAATGTATTATTTTCTAATAATTCAAATATATTATCAACAAAATTTTCTATTTTATTATCAGATACATTTTTTGTAATAAAATATTGTTTCACAAGACTTTTTTTTTGTTCTAATTTTAATCTAAAAAATTGTTTTTTCATACTTAATTTTTCCATTTCATCAATTTTATTATTAAAAATATTTATTTTATTTTCTAATGGTTTTTTTAATTTTTCTATTATTTTTGTTATATGTTCTTTAATTATATCGTCTGTATATTTAAATTCAACTTCATATCTATCAATCTTATTTAAATTTATAAGTTTTTGTATATCCATTCTTTATTATTATAATTATATTGTTATTAAGTTAATTATATTAAAACTAAAAAAATCAATTTTTTATTAAAGTATTATATATCTAATTTATCATTTTTATAATATTGTATAAATTCATCACAAAGATTTATTATAATAATATATAATAATATATAATAATATATAATATATGATAATAATAAGAATAATTATATTAATAATAATAATCTTAGTAATAAATTATATTATTCAAAATAAAAAAATAAAATTAAATGAAAAAAAACATAAATTAATAAAAATAAATAAAAAAAATAGAATAATAAATTATAAAGATATATTTAATATTTTATTTAATATAGAAGGGTATTATTATTATAATCATCAAGCATATTTAGATTTATTAAAATATACAGAAACATTTTTAGAAATATATGAATTAATAAAAATAGATAATCATTATTCAACAACATTAAATGATAATTTACTTGATTTAAAAAAAGAAATAATTAATACATTAATATCATTTGATATAACATTAGAATCTGAATATAATTTGACTGATATCATTAATGATTATTCAAATGTATTAGATAAATATTTAAAAGAAGTATATTTAATACACGAAAATTATATTAAAAAAAATGGTTTGGATTATACTATAAAATTAATTAATAATTCTATAAAAAAACATCCAAATGCATATAATTATGACCATAATATTATAGATCCAAAAAGACATACATATTTTGATAGATACTAATAATTAAAATTAATTAAAATTAATTAAAAATAGTTTAAGTTTAAATTTTATATTCTTTATATAATTTATATGAATCCAAGCACAAATATAAAATTTACTTTCACACGAAATAAAGATCCTGATTTAGTATATAATCCAAAACCAACTGAATTTTCATTATATCAAATTTGTCAATTTCCAAATCAAATAAATAAAAAATATAGTGTACGTAGATTAAAAATAAATCAATTTTATGAAATAATTGATTCTAAAGAAAAAGAATATTCTAAAAAAAAAATAGATAAATTTATAGAAAAAACACCTGAAAATAAATATATAATTTATCCTACTCATTCTATTAGAATGGTTGCATATCCAAATCCAGATAAAATTATTGGTGCAAATTCAGATTTATTGAAATAAATTCAGATTTATTGAAATAAATTCAGATTTATTAAAATAAATTCAGATTTATTGAAATAAATTCAGATTTATTGAAATAAATTCAGATTTATTAAAATAAATTCAATATTCCGACCAAGATTGCAAAATTTCTAGATTGGTACGAATAATTTCAATACAATTATTGTATTCACCATATGATTTTGGATAATCAACGATTTCTTTTGTGAATTTTTGATTACCAAAATTTTCTTCATAAGAAATAGAATTATTTTGTTTAACAAAGAGATGCAAAATAATATAATTATATTCAAGTTTATTGTATTGAATATGAAATCTATTTTTAAGAAAATTTACAATATCATCAATAGAAGAAAAATAATTTGTTGAATTTTGAATGTTAATCTCAATGTAATCAGAATAAAATTGATGTTTGTCTGTATCATTCATCATCTGAATATTGATAATTTCAGACAATATGTTTTTGATATTATTAATTTGTTTAATCATTTTTGGAATCCATCTACAAAGAAAAATTCCCGTATCTTCTCCAGAAGATGTTTTTTTCGGAATAATAGTGTCATCTGTTACTAGTGGGCGTGAAACTTCACTGTCAAAATCAAACATTCTTACAATTCTGTCATTTTCTTCATTTTTCAGAAGTTCTTTTTCAATTACTTCAAGTTCTTTTTCAATGTCGTTTTCCATCTTTTTTAGAAAATATAATAATATATAAATTTAATATAAAGAATTACAGAATGTTGTAAATTTCAATTTTTTTTTAATTTTTTTTTTAATATATAAACATCAATATAATAACAAATATTATAAGCATTATACCAATTGTTAAAAAAGTATTATCATGTTCTTTTTTACAATTATCATTTGGAAATTGTAAATTTTGTATTTTTTCTAAATATTTATCGGGTGTATTTTCTAATTTAAATTTATTTTTAACTTCTTTTTTATATTCTTCAAAATTTAAATTAAATAATGCATTTTGTTTTTTTTGTTCTATTTCTTCAGGTGTTAATTTATTTTGATTATTTTGATTATTTTGATTATTTTGATTATTATCCATATATAATAAATATATAAAATATTAAAAAAATTGATAAAATTATATAATATAAAGTTAACTAAATAATATATATATATTATAATATATATAATGCTTTACATGGTTTGTCCTACGTGTGGTGAATTATTAGGTGATAAACAATTAATATATAATACAGAATTAAAAAAAATATGTGATAAATATAATATTAATGATGATTTATTGTCAAGAGGATTCGATAAAAATTCCGAATATATAGAAGCAAGACAAAAATTAATTCAATCAATATTTAATAATATATGTTGTAGAATGAGAGCAATAACATATGTTGAACTAGTAAAAATTATTAAAGGATAATATTTTAATTTGTACTATATATTTGAAATATTTCAAGTATTCTGTTAATTTTATCAATTGATAAATTTATATTTATATGAACTTTATCACCTTTTAAAAAATTTAAAAAGTTTAATTTAAAATTAGTAATATTATCAAAATACATTATATTATACATTAATAATTGTAATATATTTTTTAGAGAAATATTTTTAACTACTTTAATTTCCCATAATTCACCATTTTCATCAATCATATCAATTTCACCAATTAAATTATATTTTTCAATGAATTGATTAAATTGGTTAAAAATTAAATCATTACAATCAACATAATTTTTAATTTGGTCAAACATTTCATTATATAACAATAGTATTTTTTTAAATTTTTTTCCTTTATTTGCAATGTGATAATAATGATGTGATTTAATTGAATGCATAAAAATTTCACAAAAAAATTGTAATTTTTTTAATGAGTTATAATCATTCGTAATTGATTTATATTTATTATATTTATCCTTAATATATTCAATGTTTAAATTTATATATTGGTTATAATATTTATTTTCAATAATGAAATTATATGAATTAAAATTAAAATCTGGTCTTTTTGTTCTCATATTATTTATTTCATTTGAAATTTCTGTATTTAATGTATGTTTTATTAAATCATATTTTTGTATAGTCATATTTTTATTTTTTTCAATCCAATCATATGTTTTTTGTTTATCACAAAATATAATTTTATCATTACAAATATTATTCAAATATGTATATTCTTTTAAATTTTCATTATTTTTTATATTATTACAATTTACAAAAAATGATTCAGTATATATTCCTAAAAAAATAGGATATCCATATTCAATTTTTGAATAATCAAAATCATAAATTTTTTCTGTTTCAAAAACTAAATTTTCATAATCAATAATATTAGATAATTCATTTAATATATTGATAGGTATATTATCAAGAATTTTAGTAATTCTGTTATCATGTAATTTTTCATTACGAAATTGCATCTCTGGAAATTTCAATTCTCCAAAACTAGAATCAGACACAAAATCATATGTATCTTTATCAACAAATTTAAACCAATTATTTAATTTTAGAGATTTTTTATTTGCTTCTATTACTATAGATAATGTTTCTATTGAACGAGAACAAGCAACATATAATAAATTTTTTTCATTTTGATGTTGTTTTTCATTAAATGTATAATAATTGATTAATGATGTTTTAACATCAACCAATATAACATGTTTCCATTGTAAACCTTTTGAACCAAAAACAGTAATTAATGAACAATGACCCTTTTTAGGTTCATATTTTTTAGTTTGACTTGCTTCCTCTTTTGATTCATCATAAAATTGTTCAAATTTAATATTATTATTTGTTAAAATATTAGAAATATAACACAAACCATATGAATTATGTTTATTTATTTTTCCTTTTACAGGAGATATTATTGCTATATCTGATAAATCATTTAATGGGTCTTCCATAAATTCATTTATTAATTTTACTATTTTATCTTCAACATCACCTTCATAAAAAGTAGGTTTAATATTAATATAATCTTTTGATGAAAGTATTGGATATGTTGTATCAATTCTTAAATTTGATGAAAATTCTATTATTTCTGGATGTGATCTAAAATTAGTAGTTAAAAAAAATTCTTTTGCATTAAAATCTGCAAAATATTTTGATTCTGAATCTCTAAATTGAAATATATTTTGATTATAATCACCTATAAAATTTAATATAATTCCTAATTTTTCTTTTAAAATATTAACAATATTAAATTGTATTAAATTTAAATCTTGTGCTTCATCAATAAATATTGTTTTGATTGAATTTAATTTAATATTTTGTTTTAATTCATCTATTGAAGAATTTTGTAAATATTCCATAAATTTATAAGATAACAATGATACATCAATTCTATTATTTGTATCAATAATATATTTTGAAAATGCATCAATTGTCATTACCATTTCTGTATTTATTAATTTATCTTTATCTACTCCATTTATTCTATTAATTAAATCATTTTGAGCATGTTTACCAAAAACAATAATTAATATTTCATCTGGTTTGTATATTTTATTTTCTAATAAAAAAATATTTTTTAATACAATACATTGTGTTTTACCTGAACCAGCACAAGCCAATAGTTTTGTATCAATTTTTTTATTAAATGTTATATATGTAAATTGTTCATTTGTTAAATTAAAACCTTTATAATTCATAATATTTATATTAATATATATTTAAATATATGATATTAATTCTTAAATAAAATTATATTATTATATTATATACAATGTTTTTTTTTCATTTTTTTTCATTTTTTTTTCATTTTTTCATTTAATTTATTTAATATATATTTATTTGATTCATTTGATTCATTTGATTCATTTGATTCATTTGATTCATTTGATTCATTTAATCTATATAATTCATCTAAAGAACTAAAAATTGTTAACATTTGTTTAACTTCTGCATTACTAGTGATTGTTATACAATTATAATAAAAATCATTATCAATATATATATTTTCTTTTAATTTATATAAATATATAATATTTTCAATATTACAATCTAATTTAATAAGTAATAAAAATAATTCTTTTAAATAATCAATATTTTGATGTAAAAAATTTTTAATATAATTAATTATTTGTTTTGAATGTTTAATATAACCTATATAATTTGATGATATGAAATATATTTGTAATAAATTTTTTTGAATATTTAATGATAAATTATTAAATTCATTTTCTGTAAATATAAGTTTTTTATGTTTTGTTATATTTGTTAAATAATCAAAATTTATATCAATTGATTTATTTAAATTTAGAGAAATATTTATTTTTTCTAATAAATTTTGTGAATCAAATAATTTTATACGATCTTCATCAGATAATATATTTGTATTTGAATTTTTTATTATAGGCATATATTGTTTATATCGAATAATTTACATAAATATATTATCTATTAATTAATTTATTTTTTCAATTTTTTTAATTGTTTTATAATAAAAAAATTTATAAAAAAAATTGAAATTTATAATATATTCATATTTATTAAAATATATAAAAATTTATTATATAAAATAATGACTAATTATATTGAAAAATATTTTACAAAAGAAGAGTTGCCAAGTGAATATAGTGAATATTATGACAACACAAATAATAAATTTCTTAAAATAAAGGGTTTAATAATAAATGAAAAAAAAGAAGGAGAATGGATTGTATGTAAATTTAAAAAAATAAATTACCAAGGACGTAGAAAGAATTATGTTTATTTTTATAAAAAAATAAATTATATTAACAATATAAAAGAAGGTGAATGTTTAATATATATTTTACCTCATTATACTCCAAACAATTTTAATGAATATATTTTATATAAACAATGTCATTATAAAAATAATAAACTTGATGGAAATTATATTGAATATAATATTACTCCAAGTTATACATTTTTTATTAATAATAATTTTATTAAAGAAAAAGGATTAATGATAAATGGAAAAAGAGAAGGTGAATGGATACGTTGTTTTATGTATTTTCATTTCTATAATTATGGAATTGAGAATATATATATTAATATATATAAAATTAATTACATTAATAATTTAAAAGAAGGTAAATGTGAACTTTATAATAATCTATTGCGTAATTATAATGTTGATGTAGATGTAGATGTAAATATGAATATTAAAAATTATGAAGTAAACAAAACATTTTTTTTCAAAGATAATAAAGAAATAAACGGTAATAATATTTATTATATTTCAAATAATGATAAAATATTTTGTAGTGCTAACAATGATTTCGACAATAATAATAATTGGTATGGTGATAGTGACAATGACAATGATAGTGACGATGATTATTATTAATATTATTTGATTTTAATATTTCGTTTTCTGGTTAATTTAATTTTAATTGGGTCTGGTTTTGCATCATCATCCAATGATATTGGTAAAACATTTACAATTATTCCAATACCATGAACACAACCAGAACGAAAAACAAATGTTTGATATTTTTCTATAAATTCAGGTCGAATTTTAAATTTAAATGTAACATAACCAAATTCTTTAAGTTTAATATGGTCTCTATTTTGATTTAATTCTGGTTTTAAAATCAATCTACCAGATTGACGAACATTGCCAATTTGTAGTGAAGGTGAATAACCATTTTTTAATGTAGAAGAATGTGAAAAAATAGTAATAATTGCATCAAATCTAAAACAAAGATTTTTAGTAAATAATTCTTTAAATGGTGTAAGTACCATACCCTTTCTAACAGTTCTTTTATTAATTTCTTTATCATTTGAAGCAATAGCAACAGTAATACGTTGGTGATTATTTGCAGATGTAATAATTTGTTGAGCATAATTATTCATTGATTTAATTCTAACTTGTTTAAATTCTTTTCCAAAAGGTCCTAAATATAATGTATCGCCAACATTTATAATACCACCTCTATTAATCCCAGTTAATACAATACCAATACCAACAGGATTATATATAGTATCAACAAAAAAAACATGTTCTTTATTATTTGTAAAATTTTTAAATATTTCTGGATTATCTATACCAGACATAATTTTTTTAATAATACGATTTGTACATTTTTCTTCAATATTCATATTTGGATTATCTATAAAATTATTCCACATATTTCTAGGTAAAAGTTGATTTATAAACTCATTTATAAAATCAATATAATATCCATTTTTATTTGAAACAGTAATAACTGGAATAAAAAGTTGTCTATTTTCTTGTAAAATATTTTTAGCAATATTTGATGCATTTTCTAAATTTTCAGTTTGATTTTCTAAATATGGATTATTTATAATTTCTGCAGGAATTTTTATAATATTTTTACAATAATTCGTAATATGTTTAATGGTTTCATTATATGTATTTTGTGGAGTAATATCATAACGTGTAACAATAATAATAATTGGAATATTTAAAGACATCAATAATGTAATATGTTGTTTTGTCATAGGTAAAATACCTCTGTTTGCGCCAATAATTAAAAAAGAATAATCTGGAAAATGACCAGAAATACCATAAGTTGTAGTTTTAAAATATTTTTCGTGCCCACATAAATCAAATAAAGTAATACCATTCTTATTTTTAGTAATTACTGTTTTAGTTGAAATATCTGATGTTTTTTTAGATGTTTTTTCATGAGGGTGTTTTGCCACTTCCATACGTGCCGAACCATCTCCATTATCAAGTTTGCCTGAAGTCAATACTCCTACAAATGTTGATTTTCCCGAATCAACAGACCCTGCTACCGCAATGCCTATTTCAGTCGAATATATCTCTGTCATAATTATAGTAAAATATAATAAATAAAAGAAGTTTATTGAGTTAAATTTTCAATTTTTTTTATATATTAGTAATGTTTAATAGTTACATATATACTTTTAATTTATTTAAAAAGTAATTAATATTAAACATCACCATATAAAAATAAAATTATTTTATAAATTATTTTTTAATTTTAAATATTTTTGTTTATATTTTAAGTATTTTTGTTTAAATATTGAAGAATTATTATAATTAATATCTTGTATACTAATAGATTTATTCTTTTCATACTCAATTATTTTAATATTTAAGATTTTTATAATATCGTCAATATTATTACTTCTAGTTATTTGATAAGCATGTGTATAATTACCACTTAAAATTAATTTATATATGATAAAAAATTTAATTTTTTCATAATTATATTTACTCAATATAATTTTTATTTCTTCATTTACTTTGTTAATATCAATTAAAATTTTATTGTTCACAATATAATTATATACGTTTGATACAAAATTAGAAATTTCATGTTCAATACATGAAAATTGTGATGCATTCCAATCATAAAATAAAAATTTATTATTGTTTAAATTTTGATAGTGATCTATTGAAAAATCTCCATTGATTAAATATATATCAGAATTATTAATATTTATTTTATCTTTAATTTCTATTATATATTTTACAATATCATTAATAATATAATCATAATCACCTACACTAATATAATTAGAAAACTGTATACTAATATTTTTAAATATATAATTTGTATTAAAAGAATTACAATTATATTTAAACTTTTTTTTATCAAATTTATTTTTATATTCTTCAATACAAATATGTGTTTTTTTTATAATATCAATAATATTTTGTGAATTTATATTTAATTCTTTATATATCTTTTTATCAATTAATTGTACTTGTATAATTTTATTTTTTAAATCATAGTTATATGGGATTAATGTTTCAAAATTATCATATTTAATAGAATTGTTATATATTAATGATATTAATTCTGCTAACATTTGTTGGGAGTTGTAATAAACTTTATAATAATTATTTTTTATAATATAACCATATGATGCAAAAGAACTAGTACTAATCTGTGTTTTATCATTATCAGGTGTAGTATTAATTACTGTTAGAAGGTCAGATTCTGTCAAATTATTTATAATAGAATTGATTTCATTATTTTCTTCTATATTACTTTTTAATACTTCTTTTTTTTTATTTAAAAATACATATAATAATTCATTAATTGATGTTGAAGATTTCATTATTTCCTTTGTAGTATTACTTATATTATCATTATTATATAACTTATTAACAATTTCATTATAAACATCACATTCAATATTTATTTCATAACCTGGGTATACAGTGAATAAGAGTATTACACCAGATAAATTTTTAAATTGTGTTAATTTTTCATTATCACTAAATATATCAAAATTTAAAAATTTATTATCATTTTTTAATATTTTTGAATATATAATATTTTCTAATATTGTTATTATATGTATATTATTATCATATGATAATAATTTATAAAATATATCTGAATTTAAAAAGTCATTACTTATAACAATATCAAATATATTTAAAAATTCTTTAATTATATTTGGATTAATTAAACTAAATTTTGGTTTAAATATATTATTAATATAATAATTTTTTATATTTGATGGTGCTAACCATACTAATGGAATATTTCTTATTTTACCATTTTTAATTACATTAGGTATTAAAACATTTGATAATGCCTGTTCTTCAAAACCAAATTCAAAAGGATTACGTCCAGTATTTTTATCTTCATATGGTTTACAACTTTCATTACGGTTATTTTTCAATATTTTAGTATATAAATTATTCATAAATTTAAACATATTTATCCAAATTTTATTATTAAATATTTTATTTTTTTCTTTTTTAAATGCCATCATACCTGCAAAGAAATTTGGAAAACAATTTCCAATATCATTATTTCTGTTATAAATTAATGGTCTAAATGTTAATAAATTTGAAGAAGAATTATTAAAAAAATCTTCAAGTAATTCATATAATAATATTGAATTGTAATTATCTGTGTCTCCAATAAAACAATTTTCAATATCTGATTCAAATAATGGTATATAACGAAATATTGTTCCTAATAATCCAAGATGACCTCTGCCATCATTATTCATAAAATTTTCCATAGTAACCTCTATTAATTCAATTCTTTCTTCATTTATTTTACAGAAATCAATTAATTTTTGTCCATCAATATTAATTTTGTCGTTTACGGAAGTATCAATATATATTATAAAATTATATTTATCATATTTATTGTCTTTTAATAAATATTTTATATTTTCAATCATAATATTTATATAAATTGAAATATCTTTTGGTTTACCAACATATCTATTAGTTGATGTTGCACCACCTATCATACTTTTAATTTTTCCATCAAAAACAGTATATGATATAATATATTTTTTATTAGATAATTGGCCACTTAAAGTTTTTTTAGTAATTCCTAAATATTTGTTATATTCATTATTATTAGTTTCAATTATTCTATTTTTAGATTCTGTAATTTTATTTATTTTCATTTTTTCAAAATCTGTATAATTAAATTCAATTCCTTCATTATTATTAATAAATAAATCTGTTGATAAGTATTCTGTATTAAATTTTTTATTATTAAAATCATCATATAAATCAATTATCATATTATTGTCTTTATTAATCATCCAATTATAATTTTTATTAATTTGTGTATATAAATCAACAAATTTTTTATAGGTTTCATCATCATACCCATTTCCATATATATATGTGCTATTAGAGGATATATTATATTGTGACATACTATTATATTGTGACATACTATTATATTGTGACATACTATTAGAGGATATATTATTAGAGGACATATTAAAGGAGATATTTTTTTTCATACGGTTTTGATTAATTAAACTTTCTATATTAATATTTTTTCCAATATTTTCAACAATATAAATAATATATTTAAAATATCTTAAAAAATTATCGGTATTATTCATTAAACCATTATATTTTTTATTTACAATATCAATAACTTCATCATATTTTTGTTTATTATTAATATATTTGTCTTGATATAATTTTGGTAATTTACAAATACAATCACTCATATATATATATAATATAGAATTAAAATAAAAATAAAAAAAATGAAATATATATAAATTATATAATTTTTATTATATATATTAAATTATATTAAAATGATATATGAATTACACAATATATCATTATTAATGAATTATAATAAATTAAATAACCATAAATTACAAAATATATTATTAAAATACAATAATATATATAATGTTAAATCAAAAGAAGATATTGATAATATTTTAGATAATATAACATTAAATTTAAAAATTAATAAAAAAGATATTATTGATATATTTTCAAAATATTCATATATATATCAAAATAAATTGGTGTTTGATTTAAATTATAAAACAGATAATACTTATAATAATTTAATTAATTGTTTTAATTGTTCAAATAATTCAAATAATTCAAATAATTCAAATAATTCAAAATTTCTACCAATTAGACATAATAATACAATGAATGTTTTATTTGGTCCATATTCTTCACAATGGATACATGATATTCAAAAAGACGACATAGTAAACACACCAGATTTAAAAAGGCGTCGAATACAATTTGAGAAATTAAATTCGATTAAATATCCTGCTCAACGTTCACCAGAGTGGTATATTCAAAGAGATGGAAAAATTACTGCTTCTGATGCAGGTGTTGTGATTGGTGAAAATAAATATGAACAACCATATAGAATGATAGTTAAAAAAACTAGAGAAACTTTTCAAAATAATGAGGCTACATATCATGGAAAAAAACACGAAGATATTGCAAAATTAATATATGAATATAGAGCAAATGTTTTAGTGAAAGAGTTTGGTATGGTTGAACATCCAACAGTAAAATGTATTGGAGCAAGTCCGGATGGTATTGTTACTCCTTATAAAAATGATGGAATTCATTTAACAGATATGGTAGGTCGTATGCTTGAAATTAAAGTTCCATTAAGAAGACAAATCTGCACCAAGGGAGAAATTAAGGGAGAAATTTGTCCAATATATTATTGGGACCAAGTACAATTACAGATGGAATGTTGTGATTTAGATGAATGTGATTTTTGGCAATGTACAATTTGTGAATATCCAAATAAAGATATTTTTATAAATGATACTTGTAAATCAGAACCTTTTCGTTCTAAAACAACTTCTTTTGAAAAAGGTATTCTTATACAACTATTACCAAAAAATACTACTACAAAATTAGGAGATGATGATTATCTTAAAGTAGTTCATGAATCAGCAAATTTTATACACCCACCTAAAATAGAAATGACACCAGAAGATTGTGATAATTGGGTTAAAACTACATTAAATGAATTAGAAAAAACACATCCAAATTATAGATACGATAGAACAATATATTGGTTTTTAAAAGTTTCACATTGTGTAACTATACAAAGAAATAAAATTTGGTTTGAAGAAAATAAACATAAATATGAAGAAATGTGGGATTCAATTACTCTAATAAGAAGTAAAGATGAATATAAACAAATGTTTTTAGATTTTGTTGATTCTACTTCAATTGGAGATAAAGATTATGATATTGAACCATTGCGTAATGAAATTATATTTAAATTTATTCATTCAATACAAAACCAAATTAAATTAAATAAAAAAACAGAAAAAATAGTTAAAATGGTAAATAATTGGAATATAGAATTAAAAGAATGTAAAAATAAAAATCAATTAAAAATAAAACTTGAACAAATGAATGATGAAATATAATTTAATTTTTATAATTTAGTTTTTATAAATAAATAATTTTAAATTTTGTATGTCCATCATTGATAATTTTAGACAATATTTTACTTATATTTTTACAATCATCTATTCCAGAATGATGACGACCATCTAAATTTAGATTAAGATATTTTAACATATTTACCATTCCAAAAGGCTTTATTTTATATATATTTTCAAAAACATATTTAATATTTATAAATCGTTTATATATATCTTTATTTTCTATATTTTTATTTTTTAATTCCAATGGAAGTTGTTTTTTCAAATCCCATAAACCACAAGTTAAAAAAACAACATCATTAATATTTTCTACATTTTGTTTAATCCATTCATAATGTCTATTAAAAACATTTTGAAATATATCTGCACTATTTACAATTTCTTGAGTTATTCCTGTTAGTTCTATACAAAACTTAGATAAAATTGGATTTAATGTTGGTCTAACATATTCGTGAAATTCAGAAATTTTTGTCAATTTATCATTTTCTAATTTATATAATAATGATGGAAATTCAATAATTTCTGTTTTTGATTTATCAAAATTGGAAATTTCGGAATCACAAGTAGCTTCAAAATCTAAAATACAAATATATTTCATAATAATATTATATTAATTATATATTTAAATATATAATAAAATAAAAAATTGAATTATAATTATATTAATAATTAAAACAATATATATTTATATAATGATAGAAAAAATAAGCAAAATAGAATTATTCAAAAAATTATCAAATTATAATAATAAAACATTTTTTTCTGATATTGTTAATGTCAATTTATTTGAAGGAGAATATAGTTCATTAAAATTAGGTAATGGTGGTTCTTGGTGTAGAAAAAGTGCAATAAAACCATATAAATTAATTTCTATGAAAGGTAATGGAACTTTTTATTATACATTTGATTCAACAAATGATGAAAAAGAAAAACTTGAAAATATTTTTAAAGAATATTGTAAAAAAATAAATTATCAATATAATGAAGGACCTAAAATAAAATTTATATGGATATGTGGGATATGTGAATCTAATGAAAAAAGACCAATTAGACAAGATATTAAAAATCATTATAAAAAAATGCCTTGTGTACATTGTGGTTCAAAATCAGATTTAGTATGTGACCATAAAAATGATTTATATAATGATAAACGAGTATTAAATACAAAAATACAAACACTTGATGATTTTCAATCATTATGTACTCATTGTAATTTACAAAAAAGACAAATTATGAAAAATACATTAAAAGAAAATAAACGTTATGGTGCTACAAATATTCCAATGTTAAAAGAATTTAATATTGATTTTACATCTGGTGATATTTATTTTGATAAAAATGATATAAATGCAATGAAAGGTTCATATTGGTATGATCCTATAGATTTCATCAAAAAAATAAAAATACTTATAAAAAATAAGTAAATTTATTTTGAAATAGATTTTATTTTTTTAATAGGTTTAGATTCTTGTTCAGATTCAGATTCTTGTTCAGATTCAGATTCTTGTTCAGATTCTGATTTTGAAATAGATTTTATTTTTTTAATAGGTTTAGATTCATTTTTATTTTCATTATCATTATTTGTTAATATTTTAGAAAATTTATCATAATATTCTTTGTTTATTTCACACCCTTTAAATTTTCTATTTGTATTTTTACATGCTAGTGCTGTTGTACCTCCACCTAAAAATGTATCAACAATTAAATCATTTTTATTTGAATGTTTTTCAATTAAAGTTTCAAAAAGTTTTAAACTTTTTTGTGTAGGATGAATTCTATTTTTACCTCCTTGTAATGGAAATTTATAAATATCATTATCATAAATACCATTATCGTACGAGCTATTAAATGTTGGATTTGAACCCTTTATACCAAGCAATGCTATTTCACGACAATTTGTCAAATAATTAATTTTACTATTTATTGGTTGTGGATTTGTTTTAATCCATTCAATAAAACGTATTTGTTTAAATTTATATTTTTCCATAATATTTTTTAATTCTGTTATTTTCCATAAATCAAAAAATATTATTACAGTTCCTCCTTTTTTTAATTTTTTATAATATTGCTCAATATATTTTTCTAATATATCAATCGTAAAATCATTATCCCAATCACCATAATCTGTTCTAACACAATATTTTTTACCATAAATAGTTCCATATTTCATATAATTTTCTTTTTTTGAATCATCTATTTTATTTATTTTTTTATATTCTTTCCATTCAGATTCTGTTTTAATAAATTTAACTTTATTTTTTTCATTTTCTTTGACCATATTATAATGTTTATCCATACCAGAATCTTTTGAAATAATATATGGAGGGTCTGTTAAAATTAAATCAATAGATTCATCTTTTAATTTTTTTATAAACTCTAAACCATCTGTATTATATATTTCAATAGAATTATTTTTACTTTCTGACATTATGTATATACTATTATATTGATATTTAACTTAATTTTAACTTAAATTATATTAATATCAATTTTTTTATTATATAAATAAAAATTGAATTATAATTATAATAATAATTAAAAGAATATATAAATGAAATTCATTAGATAGATTTAGATAGTTATGCTTACAATATGTTATTCAAGAATTAGTACAAATAATCCAGAACAATATGTTTCATTAAATAATCAAATTAATTTAATTAGTCAATTTGTAAAGTCAAATAAAATTAAAAATGTTGTTAATATTTCTGAAAGAAAAAGTATATCAAATAATATATCTGAAAAATTAAGAAAAATATGTATAAAATATTTAAAAGTTAATATTATTGTCACAACTTTAGATAGATTATCAAGAAATGTTTCTGATTTAGATTTTATCAAAAAATATATTAATAAAATATATGTAATAAATGAAAAAAAAATATACAATCCTATAATAAATTGGAAAGAACTTGTAATGTCAAATATATCATCAATGGAAGAAATAGAAAAAATTAGATTTAGAATTAAACAAAATACAAATAAAAGAAAAAAAACTGAGAATGATAATATTTTAGATATAAAGAGACGTTGTAATAATATTTATAATATTTTATTAGAAAAATATGATGAAATATTTTTAGATGATTTAAGCAATTTTATAAAAAAATCACAAAATATAAAATCAACATATGAATTAAATGAATTAGATACAATATATTATCAATATTCAAAAAATAATTTAGCAAAATATTATAATAATTGTAATTTTGATTTGCAATCATATCATTTTACTCGTATAGATTTAAATGAATATATAAATAATATATTAAAACATAAAAATATTAATTTGAAAGAAAATCCATTATTTAAAGAATTTGTAAATTCACACATTAATTATTCCAGAAAAAATATTACAGATGATAATAGTAATGAAATAAAATCTATTATTACTAATTTTGAAAATTTACTAAAAAATAATAAAATAAATAAAAATAATTTAAATTATCTGTCAAAAATCATAAAAAATAATAAAGTTTAATTATTTTTACATTCAACATTACCAATAATAAATTTTTTTAATTTAAAATCAGAACCATATTCTATTTTTTTTTCTTTAAAATAAATTATAACACCAAATACTAATACAACAATTGATAATCTACCACAATATTTTGCATATAATTTAATTTTTTCTATTTTTTCTTTATGTTTATCTTTATTTAAAGAATCAGCATATGTATTTAAAATATAATTTAAACCAATTAGAGACAAAAATATATTAAAATATATACCTTTTGTTCTAGTTGAAAATAAGAACAATATATATAATATTATTGATGCTCCAATTTTTTTAAAATAAATATTATCAGAATCAACTTTTGAATCTATTGGTGATGATAATAGTACAAAGACAAATAATGTAAAAAATCCAATTAAATGTTTTGCATACATATTATGATTTAATAAATTTTGTGTTTTACATCCAAAAGTTTGTGCTAAAAAATTAGCAGCAATAATTAAATACAAAATAAATAACGCTTTATAATTAAATATATTTGAAAATGATTTTAAATTTTCTACAATATCCATATACTATATATTTTATATATTAAATTATTTTTTTTCAAAATCAACATTACGAAATATTTTAGTTCTTAACATATTAATATTATCATCTGGAATTGGATTTTTTTCTATATCATCAAATGTTTTTCCATTTAATAATTCTAATATAAAATTTATTGAATAAACACCACATTCTGAATTTTTAAATTGATTTCTAGTTTTATTATATCTGACATCACATTTTTTACCAGGATTATTTTTTTCATAATAATTACTAAATTTTTCTAATAAATTTATTACTCTTTTTTCAGGATGTGTTCCATAAGAATCAAAATAATATACTTTACCATTTTCAATATCTGCGTATGATGCTACCCAATGTGAACCACTTTGATGAGATTCATCCAAATTAAAAACTATACCAAATTTTGTTATTCCATCATTTTTACATTTATCTAAATCTAAATCATATACCTTTTCTTGTTTTATTTCTTGAAAATCCATTGGAACTGCGCCTAAAAATAAAAAATCTTTATAAGATATTTCATATTGTTGCATTGTTTCATTAATATTTATTGTATTTAACCATTCAAACCGACCATTCGGACCTTCAGGTCTTAAAGTAAATTTTTCTAATTCTAATTTCATAACTTCATTCATTTTATTTATAAAATCTTGTTGTGTCCAACATAATTGTGAATCACAAGTATTTTTAAATCTGTCACCTATTTTTTTAAGTAAATATTTTTTATATCTACGCGGATGTAATGTTTCATTTTTACAACTTAATTTAATTTTATTATTATTTACTTTATTATATGCTTCAACCATTGCTATTAAAACTTCTAAAGTGATACAAGAACCTGCTTCAAAATGTTTTCCAGGAGCACATTTTTGTTCTTCTTTTTTTTTTGTTTTAATTTTGTCAGTACTTATACTTTCAATAGATGTTTCATTTATACATACATTATTCATATATAAAATATATTTAGATTATATTTTATAATTTATATAAAAAAACATTATTTTATTTTTTATTTGTATACTTATAATTCATTAATTTATCATAATAATCTATATCTACATATTTATAATTAAAATCATTAAAATCATTAAAATAAAATTCATTTTCATATTTAATTCCTTTAAAATTTAAATATTTATCTACTATCATTCCACTAGAATCAATATAATATATATTATTATTATAATCATATCGTGTTAATATATATTTTATTGTTTTACCATATTTTTCTAAAACATTCATTAATATTTCATCTTTATTTTTTTTAAGTTCTGGATACATATCAAAAAAAATTTCAATTGTTTTCATACGTTCTTCTGCTTTTATTTTATTATAATATTCTTTATTAGTTTGTTCAGTCATATTTTTAATTTAATAATACAACTTATATTATTAAATAATACAATTTTCATTTTTTTTTCATTTTATTTTTTAATTATTCTTTATCACATTCAAATGTCATAATTAATTTAAATTTATTACCTTCAAAATCATGAAAATATTCTTCATTTGTTTCAATATCTTTTACTTGTACAATTAAACAATCAATTTCATCAATATTTGTTTTTTGTTTATAATTCATTGTAATTTTATTATTATTAATTGTACAAAATAAATCTTCAGAAATATTTGGAAAATATAAATATACTTTATTTATTGATAATGGTGATGGATTTTCTGATATATATTTATCAGAAGAATCATATTTTTCTTCTGTAAATCCGAGTAATTTACCAAATGTATCATCACCTGAAATAATTTCAAAATCTGTATTATCCGTATTTTCAAATATTACTCTATTTTTTTTATCTTTTTTACATACTATATTGTCATCTTTCAAATTTTCAGTTATACCTTCTAATAATTCATCTAATTCATAATATCCTTCTTCTAATTCTATTTTTTTAGTTTCATTATTAATAATGAAATATAAATTGTTATTTTCAGATGTTATTTTTGGTTTTAAATCTGGCATTTCTTTTAATGTTAATTTAATATTGTTAATATTTTTATATATTCTTTTATATTTTTCATTAAAATCAATCATAAAATCCGAATAAAATTTCTTTTCTAATTTTTTATCTTGTGTAATTTCAATAGAAATATTTTCTCTATCCTTTTCTTTTATCTTTTTTTTAGATTTAGATTCTATTTCTGATTCTGATTCTGATTCTGATTCTGAACCATATTTTTTTACTTTTGAAGAAAATTTAACACTTTTTTTATTTATTTTCTTTTTTTTTTCTTGTTCAGATTCACTTTCAGACTCACTTTTAGACTCACTTTCATCTTTACTTTCACCTTCAGATTCAGTTTCTTCTTTTTTATTTTTTTTTTTAACTGTATTAACAGCTTTTTTTAATCCTTTTTCTTTATTCATATTATTTTTTTTCATTTTTAATATCATTTTTAAAAGTTTTTCTTTTTTATTTATTTCTTCATCTTCTGATTCATCTGATTTATTTGAATCATTTGATTCATTTGATTTTTCATCACAAGATTCATTTTTATAATATTTTTGCTTTTGTATAGGTTTTTCTCTATTAGTTCTTTCTTTAATTTGTTTTTCTATATCATCTGGTGTCATATATAATAATGCTTGTGGATCTATTCCAATATTTTGTGCTACTTGATTTCTCATTTGATTTACTTTATTTTGTAATTCTTCATATGATGAATTCATTTGATTCATTTGATTCATTTGATTCATTTGATTCATTTGTGGATTCATTTGATTCATTTGATTCATTTGTGGATTCATTTGCATTTGCATCATTTGCATCTGATTCATTTGATTTGAATTATTATTTTGATATCCTCTTTCATTTTGCATTTGCATATATCGTTGATTTAATTCAGTATTATTATTCATTGGATTCATTTGCATTTGATTCATTTGCATCGGATTCATTTGCATTGGATTCATTTGCATCTGATTCATTTGCATTGGATTCATTTGCATTGGATTCATTTGCATTTGATTTAAATCAAAATTATTATACATTTGATTAAAATCATATCCTTCAAAACCATTATTATTATTGTTATTATTATTATTATTATTTTGTTTAGTTTCTCTTGAATCAGTACCATCGAGTCTAAAATTAATTTCTGGTGGACGTTTATTTGACCCCATAATCGGATTATACATATTAGGCATTCCCATTCCCATTTGTCCCATTTGATTATTTCCTATATCACCATTAAAATTTTCATATTCTGATTGTCTTTCTAATACTCTTCTTTCTAATTCGGAAGCAATACTTTTTTTATCTCCTTGAAGCATATCATCATTTAAATTTCCAAAAAACATTTTATCTCCAACAGTACCATCTGCTCTAATAAATTCACCTTCATTACATAATGATGCAAAATTTGCATAACCTCCTACATCAGCAATTGAGCCTAATTTATCATTATTTCTACCTTTATTTTGTTCATCTCTATATTTTGGTCTTTTTTCGACTTTTACTTTTCTATTTCCATATAAATCATTATCTCTTTGCATTTTATATTTATTTAAATTTTGTCCTTTTGTTTTAGTATTTTGATGTGAACGATATTCATTTACAGCTACTTTAAGACATTCTGAATTTAATTTTCTTACAATATCTTTTAATTCTCCACCACGTAAATCACTTTTATTTATTTCAAATACATTATTCATTTTCTTTTTTAACCATGTTTTACAAGCATCTTGTGCTCTTGGTGAATTTTCAATTTCTTCAAAAAATGAACTGAATTTTTCACTTAATTTAGTTAAATTTTTATCTGAATAGATTATACCTAATAGTTTTTCCATATAATTAATATTATATTATATTTATATGTTGAAAACGCAAAATAATTATATATATATAATATAATACAATGAGTTTTAGAAATCCTTCACAATATACATTGAATACATTAAAATCAAATATTTCAAATTTTAATTCTGCTTTTACACCAAATTCTACTTTTATTCCTCAAAGAGATACTAAAAATTATGGTAATTTAATTCATAATAATGTTAATAATAATTTATTAAATGAAATTATAACAGAATATACCATTCATATTGATGGTAAAGATAGAAATACAACTATATATCCTAATCCATATAGTTTTAGTATATCATTAGGTGGAATTGAGGTTCCAAATCCACGTTTAGATGTAAATTTTAAAAATGTAAAATATATTAAATTAAAATATATATTATTACCACGTATTATTAGATATAATGTTAGCACCGATGGAAGTGGTAATAAATCATATGAAATACCAGTAATAACAGACAAACGTACAATATTATCAAATTATAGATATTTAATATTAAGAGTAAAAGAAATATCACAAGATAAATTATATTCTTCAAATAATACAATAAGAAATGATTCTTTTATATTATATAGAGATTCAAATTATGATGGTGCATTAAATGATTTATGGTTTGCTACACAACCAGTAAAAATTTATTATGATAATAATCTTAAAAATTTAAGTAAATTAACAGTTCAAATACTCACTCCAAATGGGGATGAATTAAAATTATTATCATATGATACATCTACTGTTAGTCCAATACCATATATAGAAATAAATGAAGATAATTCTAGTAAAACACCACAATCTAATTTTTATACTCAATTTAATCAAAATGGAGATGTTAATATGAGTATTGAATTTGAAATTGGTGTATGTGAAAATCAAATAAATACAGAAAAAAATTATAGATAAACATTATAGATAATAAAATTTAATTTTATTTTAATTCTAATTTTGGTATAGGTATAACTTTATTAATTATATAAACATCTTTTGATAATTTAAGAGGTATATTATCAATATCTACACCAACTTTTCCAATTGGATATTTTAATTCAAGATCATATACTACATGTGTTTCTGGATTATACCAATAAAATTGTTCTGGTGAATATTTAATATTATCACCTTCTTTTTCAATAATAATAACTGCTTTTATTTTTATTACTTTAACTCTAATCGTTTTTGAATTAATACTATTACTACCATTATCCATTCTCATATCATCAACTATATCTTCTTTGTATGCTGGTCCAATTTGAGCATCAAATAAAGATTTTTCATCAAATTTAAAACATTTATAATCATTAACTAATAAATTATGTGCTTTATATAATTCACAATCAATAGATGCCTCTTTTATTGCATCTTCAAACGATTGTAATAAACCTTCTTTACTTCTAGCAATACTTTCAATTAATTGGTCTGTTGTTATTTTTTTATTTGGTGTAATACGAACAGATTTATATCTGAAAACTTCAACATGTCTTTCTGCTTTAGGTAAAAGTCGATGTGAACATAATCTAATTGCTCTCCCTATCATTTGTTTAATACGTACTTCATGCCAATATGGTTCAATAATGTGTACTTGTCTAGTATTAAAAAGAGATAAACCTTCAGCACCAGCAGGAGAAATCATAATAATTTTTACAATTTTTCCATTAATATTTTCTTTAACATTATATTGTTCAACATTTTTAAAACGTTCTTCCTTATCAATTCCACCATGATATTCAATATATCTAAAACCATCTACACCAGTATTTAAATCTTTAAATCCAGAAAATCCAAAATATTTTAAATAAATTTTAAATATTTGTAAACCTTCCATTAATACATAATTAGAATATACTAATACAGGTCCAGGTGAACGTAATATATTTAATATAATTGTTAAAAATTTTGGTGATGAAGCATATAATGCTTCTAATAATAATGATTTTTGTTTTTCTTTTTCATAAAATTCATATAAATTATAATTATAAATTTCTCTTATTTTTTTAATATCATCAACTATTGTATATTTTTTATCTTTATCAATATTCATTTTATTTGTAAGATATGAATCAAATGTTAACATAAATTTATCAATTTGTTTTAGATAATCATCAACATCATAATATTGTTCATCATTTTTTTCCATTTCTAAATCACCTTTATCAATTTTATCTGCTAATTTAAAATTACGCGGTCTAGGTCTATTTTCACCATTTAAACCTTGAGCCATTGCAGGAAAAACAAAATTACACGATTGTCTTGTGTATGACATATAAGTTTGTGAATTTTTACTTTTTCTTGAAATAGAATCTTCTAATTGCATAAAATATTCATAAATTTCATCTTGATATTTTGACATTGGAACATCAACATAACTTAATGTTTTTCTTGCGAAATAATCTGGAGTAGCGCCAATATAATATGAAACTAATCCAAGAATACGTCTCTGAAAATTATTCTTTCTTAAGGGATTCAACATTTCTAATCCACTTCCAGATGTAGAAACATAATATTGATTAAATTGTACTTCTGATTTTGGAAATAATCCAGGTCTTAATAAATTAAAAAGTAATGCTAATTCATATGGTTTATTTACTGATGGTGTTGCAGTTAATAATATTGTTCTTACACCATCATTTTCTCTTTTATCTTGAATAATATAATCATAAATAGTTTGTGCACGTTTACCTGAACCCGAACTTATATTAGAATATACATTACCAATAAAAATATGTGCTTCTTCTATAATATACATATTTTTTTTAGATGAATCGGATGTTTTTACAGCATCCATAAAAGTTTTATCAGCATTTGGTGCATTATATGAAATAAATCGAATATTATTTTTTCTAAATTCTTTATCTTCTGATTGAAGCCATTTTTCCATTTCTTTTAACCAATTTGTTTTAAGAGTTGCTGGTAATAAAATAAATACATTCCAACCAGGATTTGAATTATAAAGAATATTATATAAATTAATAGTTGATGCTGTTTTACCTGATCCAAGACCATGATAAATTAAAATATCTTTATAAGGACTATTATAATCTAAATATTTTGAAACAAATATTTGATATTCTCTTAATTTATCTTGTCCCATGACAGCGCATGCGTCATAACTTTCATCAGTAATAATGTCTTTTAATTTAAATTTTGAAAAATTTGATAAAACCCAAGATGGAAATAATCTACCATTTAATTTAAGTTCAATATATTTATCACGATTTTTTTGAAATGACATTTATAATATTTCTATATAATAAAATTATATTATAAATTTATATTATATGAACTATTTAACTAATATATTATATGGTGGTAATGATGGTATAAAAAAAAAATTAAAAAATTTAAAAAAAATAAATAGAGAATATAAAAAAATAACACCAGTAAAATATATAAAAACTGGAAGTAAAGTATGGAAAACAGGATTTAGTGTTGGATCATTTTTTAGTTTTGAAAAACTTTTTTTTATAATAATTGTTATATGTACTATTGCTTATTTATCATTACAAATACAAAAAAGTAAATATGAAAAAAAATATGTAGTTGCATTATTAATACTATTTGTTTTCACAATTTTTGGTGGTTTATTTATTACAAAATTAAGAGGTCCTGGACCATATGGTATATTTTATATATTAAGATTTATTTTCTTAGGAGGTACACTTATAACTTTCCTTATTTTAAATATATTGCTTGGACAAAATAAATTTTAAGACAAAATAAATTTTAAGACAAAATAAATTTTAAGACAAAATAAATTTTAAGACAAAATAAATTTTAATTATATTCATAATATTCATCATCTGAACTTTCTTCTGAATATTTTTTTATTTCTCCTAAATTTTCTAATGCCAATTTTGCTGCAAGTTGTGCGGCACTTACTTTTGAAGTTCCAATGCCTCTTCCAATTTCTATTAAATCTGGATTTTTTACTACGATTTCAAATAATTTCCTTGGTTTTTCATCAATTGTATTAATTAATTGATATATTGGTGTTGTTTTATATCCTTTTTTATGATAATATTGCATTAATAATTCTTTATAATTATCATCTGTATTATTTAGTTCTGCAAAATCAATTTCTGATTCTATTAATTTTATTACAAATTTTTGGCAAGTTTCATAATTTGTCTCTAATTTTAATGCTCCAATAAACGCCTCAAATATATCTTCCATGATATTTATATTATTTTCTCTTCCTCCTGATAATTCTATATTTCGTGATATTATCGCATATTTATTAAATTCTAATATTCTACTAAATTTATTTAATGTTTCTCCTTTTTCTATTTTTGTTCTTAATTTTGTTAAAAATCCTTGGTCTTTATCAGGATATCTTTTATGTAAATATTCAGCCAATATAGCATGTAATACTGCATCACCCAAAAATTCTAATACTTCATAAGAATTTTCTTGTAAGGGTATACATTCAATTTTATCTGAAATAGGATTAATTTCTTTTAGCAATTTAATAAATTTTTCTGTTAATTGTTGAGATTTTAAATAAGATGTGTGAATAAATGCTGTTTTGAAATTATCTAAATTTTGTACTTTATGATTTATATCATATTTTTTTAGAGTATTTTCTATAAATTTTTTACTAATAAATTGATTTTTTTCATTTAATATATATTTTTCATATTCTATAGCATTTATCATTGTATTTATATATAATTATATAAGTATTTAATTAAATATATTTATTTCATTTTTTTATTCATCATTATCATCCATATTTTCATCCAAATTTGCAATATTATCTATATTATCTATATTATCTATATTATCTATATTATCTATATTATCTATATTATCTATATTATCTATATTATCTATATTATCTATATTTTCATCCAAATTTTCAATATTATTTATATTATTTAATTTTTTTCTTTTATTGTTAATAATTTCATTACCAGATATATTTGGAAAAAAGAAATTTTCAACCTTTTCTTCTTTTTTTATTTTTGATGGGTCATATATAAATATACCAGGTTTATTATTTGCTTTACGTTTTTCATATTTTAAATGTGTTTCTATGTCTGGGTTAGTGTCTGGTTTAATAAAATCTAAAACAAAATCTTTAAAAGGTGTAGAGTCGAATATTGTTTTTTTATGTTCTTTTAAATAATATTTTCTCATCTGAATTAAATGTGAAACCATTAACATATATATATATTTTAAATCTTCTTCATTTTGCATTTTATATTTAATAACATTAATTTGTGCATTTAAAAGAACTTGTGAAAATGACCCTATTTTAAGATTTAAATTTTTAATATATGGTATTGTTCTATTATTATAATCGTAAATAATACAAATAAGATTAGAATCTATATAAATTTCAACTGTATTGCCTGTAAATGTAAAAAATGGATAATATTCTACATAATTTATATTAAACTTATTTTGTAAAATATTTATAATTTTTAATGAATCTTCTTTAAAATTTTTTGTTATTAATTCTATAAATGGTATTTCATTATATTTTTTTTTTGAAAATTCAACTAAATTTTTATTTTTATTATATAATTTTGATAGTTTTAAAAAATATAAATATGCATAAAATCCTACTATTACTATATCTTCAATATCATTTAAATAATTTAATATATCATTTATTGCATTTTGTATAATATTATCACTATCTGTATTATTTATATTAATTGGTTTTGTAAATTTTGGTAATGGATATTCTTTTTCAAGTAAATATAATCTTTCAAATGCTTTATCCAATCTCCAATAACTAGACAAAGGATCTGTTAATATTTTTAAATAATCAATTATCATAAAATTTGGATTTACATAATAAAAATTATCTAATTGAATACAAGGTATATTATTATATACACATTTTGGAGCATATGTTATATCACAATATAAATCATATTCTACAAATATACTATAAGTATTATGATGTCGAGCCTCTCTTGCATTTGTTTTATATCCTAATTCATAAAATATATTACATAATTCAATTATATCTGTATTGGGGTCAATAGAATAGAAATCTATATCAGCAATTTCATAAGAATTATAAAATGAATTATAATTTTTATTTATTAATAATTTATCTAATGCATATCCACCATATATTTTTTTCTTTTTATCTTTAATATAATTTAATATAATATTTTGTATCTTTTTCTTTTCATCTATATTTGGTTTATATAAAGTAGATTTTATCTCTTTAATATTTTCATTTAATTCTGATAAATTATTATAAAGTAGATTTACATCAGAATAATTATATATAGTTTCATTCATTGTAATATATAAATATAATAGTATTATGTTATATACTTTATTTATTTCAATATTTTTTTATTATGATATTTATAAAAAAATTGATTTTTTAACATATTTAACATATTTAACATATTAAAATTAATATAAAGTATATATAATGAATAAAGATAAATTAAATGATAAGTATTCTTATAATAAAGATTTATTAATTGAAAATTTTTCTTATGAAAAAGAATGTTTAAAATTATATGATTTTATTATGGAAAATTCTTTATTTTTAGAATTAAATTATATTAAAGAATGTGAAATATTAATAGACAGAAAAAAAACAATTGATACTATTGATAAACTTATAAATTGTATTAATATTGCAGATGATATCGAAAAAGGTTTATTTGAATTTTCTCTTAATTATATAAAATCACAAAATCTACCGATACATTATTTTTCATTAGTATATAATGATAAATTAAATGATTTATTATTAAATCTTGATGTAAATAATAAAAAAATAGAAAATAAAACTTTATTACCTGATTTATTGAATGGTAAATTTTCTGGTCAAATTATTGCATTTCTTAATATGTATCAATTACATCCATTGAGATGGAAAAGTATTATTGATAAAAATAATTTGAAAGATGATACAATGTCAAAAGTTAATACTATTGATGAATATAAATGTAGTAGATGTGGTGAAAGAAAACATATATATTATATTACTCAAACTAGATGTATTGATGAACCGGCTACAATATTTTATACTTGTACAGTTTGTAGAAAAACATTTACTAAAAGTATGTAAAAATTATATTATTAATAATCATCATTTGAATATTTTGTCAATAAAATTAATTTATCATCAATTTTTACATAAGTATGATATTTTATACTATTTTTATTTTTAAGTGTAAATAAAAATTTATGAGTAATATTAATTCAAATTTAATTCAAATTTAATAAACAAAATTTTATTTTATAAAATATATTCTTTTGAATATATATCTTTCCAATTTCCTGTATAAATAATACGTCTTTGATTTTTTTGTCTATCAAGTAATTGTATTGATGTATTATTCGCTCTAGTTGTACCACCATTCCACCAACGATTATGAACTATAATCTGTGATATTAAATATTCTTGTCCTAAATCAATTTCTAATTCATTATCTCCACTTAAACCATGATAATATTTTTCATCTATTGTTTTTGCATCACCATCAACAATAAATGAAGGACCATAATTTTCAAATTGAGAACCTTTTGTAATTCTAACAGGTTTGTTTAAAGCAATATTATTTCCATTAATATCAAAAACTTCAACTTCTTTTATTGTCCAATTATTTTCTTTATTTATACCAGTTAAAATAGAATTACCAATTACTATAAATCGTGCAATATTACGATTGTTGTTAATATTACATGTGATATTATTACCACTAACATCACCAACAACATCACCTACAACATCACCTACAACATTACCAATTACATTACCACTAACATCGCCATTGACATTCCCAATAACATTACCACTAAATTTTACCAGTTGCTTTTACATTATTAAATACAGCTTCACTATTCGTATTTGCATAAACAGATGCAATATTTTGTAATGCTTCTTGGGGTAAATCTGTTTATGTTGTACTCATATATTCTGATTTTTTATTTTGTAAAATAAAAATCATAATTAATATAATTATAAGACTAATTATTATATATATTCTAATCATATATAATAATTTTATAATTTTATAATTTTATAATTTTATAATTTTATAATTTCATAATATATGCTAATACATAAAATGGTGGCATATTTTCATGTGGTTTACTATTACCAGTTCTTGATGTTTCAGGTTCTAATACATCAGTTTGGCCACCTCCTTTAGCATGATCTGCTTTAAAAATTCTTGCTGAAGATTGATCATTACCTTTATAATTATGGGTATATGATTCTCTACCATCATCATTATGAGTTATAAATTGGACAAAATTATGTGTATGACGTGGTATTTCATCTATAGTTAAAGTATGTTTTTCTGTACCACCTTTATCTCCAATAATTCTTTCTGTTAAATTTGCACCTTTACCACTACCTAAGACAAATCGACCTCTTAAATCAGGTGTATTATTAGAACCATCACATAATACCCATCCTGTAGGAATATTAGTACCTGACCACATCACAATAATTCCTTTAAAAAATCCAATTTCTGCTCTACCAGTTACTCTTATATTATTAAAAACAACTTCTTCTGAAGTATTTGCATATAATGAAGCAATATTTTGTATAGCTTCATTTGAAAGATTTGTTAAATTAACTGATGCATCAAATTTTTCAGATTTTTTTTGCAATAATAATATTAATGTAATTATAATAATAACTAATATTAAAATAGATATAATAATATGTTTACTATTAATTTTATATTCTTTCATTTATATAATATTATATAATAATTTTATATAAAAATTTTATAAATTTATAATTTCATAATATATGCTAATACATAAAATGGTGGCATATTATTATGTGGTTTTTGATTAATTCTATTATTATTATTATTATTATTATAATAATTATTTTGTGAATCATTATGTAGTGATGTATATGCTCCAAAACTATACGATGCAACTGTTTTATTTGCACCTGCACCATTACGTGTATCTTTTCCCCAATCAAATAAATTTCCTTGTGCATCAAATAGTTTAGATGTAGATTTAGTTTTATTTTCTGAACTTTCATTTGGGTCTCCACCTCTATTAAGTAAATCTATTCGATGTGTTTGACCATTATTTGGACCAAACTCACCAATTGAATATCTATATAAATGGTTATGTGGAGGTAATTCATCTACAGTTAAAGTATGTGTTTCTGTACCACCAGTTTGTTTTAATTCTCTATTTGTTAAATTTACACCTTGACCACTACCTAAGACAAATCGACCTCTTAAATCAGGTGTATTATTAGAACCATTACATAATACCCATCCATCAGGTATATCAGTTTCACTGCCTGACCACATTACAATAATTCCTTTAAAATTTTTAATTGTTGCATTACCAGTTACTTCAATATTATTAAATATAGCTTTACCTTTAGTATCTGCATAAACAGAAGATATATTTTGTATTGCTTCTCCTGTAAGATTAGTATTTATAGTAGTATTATGTTCAGATTTTGTATTTAATATTACAAATATTATTAATAATATTAATATAATTCCAATTAAAATTTGTTTAGTTGGCATTTATATAATATTATATATAAAAAAATATTTTTTGGTAAATTATATTAATTCATTATTTCATAACAATAATCAACGTATGATTTACAATATTTATTAATATTACCATTTTCTGAGATGGTTTTCATTTTTGTAAAATCTATACTCATATTTTTATTAAATTTATCATAATATTGTTTAAGTAATTCACTTGTATAATATTTATGTATATTTATTGGATTATCTATTTGATAAATTTTATTTGAAATTAATTTTTCACCTAATCCATTTTGGTATAAATTATTAGATTTATTATATTCAACCCATAGATTTATTTCATATTTATTTAATAATATACCAAATCCTCTCTGAATATATTTATTAATAATTTCATTTGGATTGCGTATTCCTGCAAAATATTTATATTCAATATTTACTCCAGTCATCATTGCACTAATACAACTTGGAAGCATATACACATTAGAACCATTATAATATGCTCTAACACATGGAAAATGAAACCGCGCTACTGTATTAAAAAATTCTTTATCTTTAATTCTAAACATTTCTATATTTGTATTTTTACAACAAAGTTTAAATCTAAAATTTTCAGAAAATTTAATAACAATTTTATTTTCACTTTCTTTATATTTTTTTTGTTCATTATTAATAAAATCATTTTTTCTAAAAATAATTTCAGTATCCATATTATTAAAATTATCATAATTTTCAGAATCTATTCTATATATATTCATTGAATCATAATTATTTGGAATTAAAAATTCTTGAAAAAATTTATTATTAATATCAAGTTTATTATCTTTTAATATTACTTTTATTTGTTCATTTTTATTTAAAATATATTTATGATATATATAAACTTTAAATAATAATTGGTCTGATTTTTTTTCAAATTCTTCACTAGTTAAATTTAAATTATATGTTTTATTAAAATCATCTAAATAATAAGTGAAAAAATGTTCAGTAATTGAAATACCACAACTTTTAACAACTTCATATTTTCTTTCATTATCATTTGCATTTAAATTTTGTTTTAATAAATCATATACATTTTGAACAGATTTTAAAAATTCTGTCATCGATTGTTCATTTGACATTAAATCAATATCAGATTCACCATAATATTTTCGAATATATTTATTAAATCCTTCATCTTCATCTTTACTTTGTTTTATACATTCATCTAATAAAGGAGAACGTTTTTGTAAACAAGCAGTAATACTTGAACCAGATACTGCAAATTTATTCCAATTAATACCTTTTAATGGGTCAATTTCTGGATTTTGACTTGTAAATATATTGAATCTTTTTTTAAAAGTATTTAAATCACATACTCCATACCCATCATAATTTTCAATATATGATAATCCATATGTATTATTTGTTATAATTTCTTTATTATCAATCAATATTGTCATATAAGGGTTTTGTTTCAAGTCAGAATATGTAAATGGAAATACTGGAAGTTTTGATGCAGTATTTATATCTAACGAAAATCTTGATTTTTTAGTTGATTTTGTTCTTGATACACATTCTTCAAGATAAAATGTTAACCACGCATAACCAAAAGTATATTTAAATACATTTTTATATTTATCAAATAATTCTTTTTGTGATTCTAAAAGTTTAGAATTATTTAAAACAAGATGACAATATTCTTTTGATACCAATAAATTATTCAATAAATCATATTTTAATTTTTCATCAGTTATTTTATTAAATATATTACAAATCATTTCATTTGTATAAGTTGAATCAATATATGTTGTATAGAATTTTTTTTTCCCATTATCTGGTCTATTTTTTATAATTAATGCTGGGTCAATAAAATTATCTTTATCTTTTTTAGATTTTTTTTGTTTTTTAATATTATTATTATTATCATTAGTCATATTGTCTGTGTCATCATAATATTCTTTATCACCTTCTTTAATTATTATTTTTTCTTTTTTTTCTTTATTATTTTTATCTTGTAATACTACTAAATTATTATGATTACGTTTAGAATTAAATTCTCTTTCTATAAAAGAATCTGTAATATTAATATCAAGATAATCTTTATTACTCCAATATTTTGATTCTTTTATTGAATTAATAATATTATCAGTATTTATTATATTTTTTAATTTATCATCATTTATATAATAATTCATTATATTTATTTTATTATCTATTTCTACTAATTCATCATGTGATTTATAAAATTCAAAATATTTTCTTGTATTTTCTTCATTCATTTCAAAAATACATAAGACTAATTCTGATTCATTAAAATCTTCTGATTGAAATAATTTAGTTAAATATTTTTTTGAAATTATATTTATTCTTTCATAATGTTGTTTATTTTTTATTATATTAAGTGATGTTCTAAAATATGTTAATCCATTATTTATTATATCATCTTCATTTATAAATTCTTTAAAAATATTATTTGAATTAAAATCATTAATATTTACCGTAGATGATAATGTTATAATAATAACAGAATTATAATTTCTATAAATATCACCATACAATAATTGTTTAATATTACCACCTTTAGTTCCAACAAAAAATGGATTTAAATTTTCGTTTTGATTTTGATTTTGATTTATTTTATAATCAATATTATCAATATCATCAATATTATCAATATTATCAATATCATCTATTTCATCATTATTAGTAATAAATTTAAGAGTCATATTAGTTTTATTATATAAATAAATAGATTGTTATTAGAATATATATTATTCAATTTTTTTTTATAATATTATTATTTATATTATTATTTATTTTTTTATTACTTTTTTATATTTTGTTTTATTTGTTTTTTTTGGTATTAATTTTACTTTATTTTTTTCTTCTATTTTTTCTTTAATTTGTTCTTCTATTTTTTCTTCTATTTGTTCTTTAATTTGTTCTTCTACGTTTTCTTCTACATTTTCTTCTACATTTTCTTCTACGTTTTCTTCTACGTTTTCTTCTACGTTTTCTTCTACGTTTTCTTCTACGTTTTCTTCTACGTTTTCTTCTACGTTTTCTTCTACGTTTTCTTCTACGTTTTCTTCTACGTTTTCTT